AGAGGATTTTGTTTGAGGCGAGGTCGATTTCGTCAAGGAGCAGCACAGCACCCCGCTGCAGGGCTTCAATGACGGGTCCGTTGTGCCAAACAGTTTCGCCATTAACCAGGCGGAAACCACCAATAAGGTCATCTTCGTCAGTCTCGATTGTAATGTTTACACGAATGAGTTCACGCTTGAGTTGAGCACACGCTTGCTCTACGCTGAAGGTCTTACCATTACCAGACAGTCCAGTGATGAAAGTAGGATAGAAAGTACCAGACTTGACAATCTTCTTAACTCGATTGAAGTTACCGAACTGGACAAAGTTAGGATCAACAGCAGGAACTGCGCTCACCATTTCAGTGAAAGATTCCTCCAGTTGTTGACGTGCTTCCTGCACGGTCAGATCCCAGGTACCACGCTTGACTTTGAAGTTCTCAAGTTTACGAGTGACAGTGGGATATGAGATACCCTCTTCACGAGCATATCGCTTGACTTCAGTAGCAGTAATGTTGTTGCCGAATCGGTCGCGGAGATCGTTGACGACTTTGGAGGACATTGGGTTTGTTTCGTATGTACGTATTATAGTGGCAAAGAGGGGGGAGGGACACCCCCCGTAGACAGTTGATCAAGCGACCATCTCGATGAATGAGGAGAGAATTTTCTTCTTCACCTTTGCTCCACCGAGAGATTTCTTAAATGCATTCTTAATTTGAGTCTTAGTTGGAGAATCAGGGACAACAAAATCATCAGAAGCGTGGAGAGACTTGACGCTAAGCACGTATGCTTTGTCATATCCAAGACCATTGCCAAGGATTGCGGTCTTATCCTTACCGAACTTTTTCTTCAATGCTTCGATGTCTTTGATGTCGCAGTATTGTGCTGCATAACCCAACCATCTTGACGCTTCACGTTGAGGGACAATACGGAAGTACAGAATGTTAGTGTTGGAAAATGTCTCCTTCACATCTTCTACCCAAATCTTGATGTTTGTGAGAGAGCAATTAGTAAAAGGAGAATACGTTCTGCCTGTGGTGCGATTCCGCAGAGCAGCACGATTTTCTACAGAGCGAATACCGTAGATAGACTCATCCTTATATGATTTATGTGTAGTTGTGTAAGCACCAGCGTGAGATTCACCGTCTGTCAGGACAATGACATTCAATTTCTCCACACCAAACTTCTGTTTCATATAAGGAATGATGGCGTGGAGTCCAACAATTGCCTCGGAAAGAGGGGTACCACCAAGACGCAAACCAAGAGGATAACCAAGACCTGAGTAACCAACGAGACGATAAGAACCATCATATGCTTGGAAGAATGCACCAAGACGGAACAGATACTTCAGTTGATCTTCAAAGTTACGAGTCTCAGTAGTAATACAATTGATCAAACGAACATTGTCGTGGAAGGCATACTTGTGCGCCTGGGTACGCTCAGTCACAGTCATCTCACCACCCCACTCTGTGCTGAACAAATATGCATTGAAAGGAATCTGACACTTCTTACAGAACCAAGCAATCTGAGCAAGTTGTTTAACAATGTCCAGGCAGATAGGTGCAATAGATCCAGACCAATCAACCAAAGCAACCAAACCGTGATTCTTACCATCAGGAAGGAGAGTCACCTTCTTGAACAAATCTTCGTTATACTTGTAAGTGTGTAGTTTAGCGGTGTCAAGAACACCAGTACGAGAAGTCTGTGCACGTGCATACGCTGCTGCAGACTTCTTACACTCAAATTCTTTTACGAGGTAATTAACTTCTCGCTGGGACTGCTTACGAAATTCTGCAAAGCGATTGTCGCATTCTTCCACACTTTGTGGATAAGCATCAGCGTAATGATCACCGCAGCGAGAAATAAAATCTTCGTTAGTGACAACCAGTTTTTCATATTTGATTTCAGGTACTTCAATGTAATCTACTTCTGCGTATGATTCTGTACGTGCAAGATTTTGCAGTGCTTGCTCTAATGATTTAGTAGTTTCAATTTCTGAACCTTGTTCACCAGCACCAACAGTTTGATCATCATAATCAAGTCCTTCATCTTCGTAGGATTCTGTGCTCTCAGATGAATTTGAATCACCCTCTTCTGAACTATCGCCCTCAGACCCTTCAGAAGCGTCTGAATGAGGTAGGGCACTACTTCCACCTTGCGACCCTTCAAGAGGCATAGGAGCGGCATTCTGCTTGGTCTCCTGACCTTCCTTATAAACCCGATACAATTCTTGTGCAGCAGAGACCACATCGGAGAAGGTCTCGCAATCAGCAATCATCTTGCAAACATTGATCTCCGCAGGAGTTTCAAATGGCACATCAGCAACACCTTTGTAGTGAACATTGATACGATCAGGGAGACTGAGATCACCAAGATCGCGATCAGAAATTTCAAAGAAGTCCCGATCGTGCAGTTGTTGATATCCTCTATAGAAGCATTTATTTAAACCAGAATATTTCCGCTTCATCATCTTCTCGATGCGAACATCCTCAACGATATTGATGTAGTCCTGAGGCACACCGTGGATATGCATATCCTCATTAGGTGTGAACAGAGCGTGACCTACTTCGTGTCCGACCAGCAGATCGTAAATATCATTAGTGATGTCCTTCCAAATAGGAAGAGTCAACACACGCTTAAGCACATCAAAAGAAGCAGTAGGAACTGCCTTGTGCTGCACTACAAGGTTCTCAGTAGCGAGCAGACGAGCGAGGTTACCCTTGATCTCGTGCCTGTTGTACATCGGTGTCCGTCTCAGATGCATATATTATAAGACCCCCGACGGGTGTCGGAGGTACGTAGTAGACGGTTTACCAACTGTCTGCGCCTTGCCTTAGCTTGACGTAGTGCCTGTGGTTTCAGTTTTCTTTTTGGGTCCTTCTTTGAGTGTTGCCAGTTGGGGACTATCATTTTTCTTGTGCAATGCGGCAATTGCTGCAGTAGCTTCGGGAGTTTCTTCCCACTCCCAGGTGTCACCTTTGGTGCTAACGAAGGTGTGTTTGACTGTGGGGATCGAGGCCATTAATGATATGTATATTACCTGCAAGAGCAATCCTATCAGACTCCGACTCATTTGGCAAGACCAAATGCTGCATATGGGCAGGAAAGATAATCAGATCGCCCTTGGCAGCAGTGATAGTAGCAGAAGAATTATAGTGAGTCTGGTCACAGTTCCAAGCACCCATAAGATTTCCCTCAGCAAAAAACTGTGGATGCTGAAGAACCAATCCAGTAGCGTTAGTGAAATACCAAACAAATACAAGATCAGCACCAGGATGAAAGTGCCTTTCGTGACGTGCACCAGGAGGAAGAATGTTAACCCACCACGTAGTCATCCTCATAGGGATGGGAAGGGTCTCAATAAATTTTTCTAAAACTCTAGGTTGTTCGTTTTCGTTCTCCTTACTCCAGATATACTGCGGTTTAGATTGCCAACCGTCAAGAGCAGTTTTCTGGTGAGTAGGAACTGTTAAAGATTTCCCTTTCCAATACTCAACCACGCCATCGGGAACAGGTAAGTGCGTTTTGAATAAAGGAGTAGGGAAAAGAGGAATATAATCTAGTTGAGTATTAGTCGTCATCGATGGCGTTCAAAACCTCGTCAAGGTCTTGGATGTGTGTGAGGTTAAAAATCATTTCTCCGAGTTGATTGACAACAAAAGGAGATTCAGTACGAGCGGCAAAGGCGAGTGCTTCACGCAGATGTTGCTGTGCTTGTGCAATTTCTGCAGTGACTTGTTCAGAGATCATTCTTCGTTAAGGGGTAAACTTTCTGGTCCTCCAGTTTCCAAAACTTCCATCTTGGAAAAGTTTTGCGGTTTAGAAAACTGCAATACTCTCTGGAATTTATCGTTTAAGTTATCTCTATGTGAAATAACATACACATTAGATTTATCATTGAAAGTTCTCAAAATGAATGACAATTCATCGGAACCTACGGTATCAAGTGATCCATCAAAGATCTCATCGAGGATGAGGAGGTTAGTATCCACGCTATTCTTAAGCTTAGCAACAGCACGCCAAGTGAGCAACAGACTGATATCAATACGAGCTTTCTCTCCCTCTGAGAAATTTTCATAAGAGAACTCATCGATGTAACGTGACTTCAGAACTTCTTTGAACTCTTCATCCAGAGTGAAGTTACAGAAGAATTGCAACTTATTTAAGTTCTGGTTGATGAGTTTGTTCATCACTGGGAGATACTTCTTAATGATTCTAGTTTTGATACCAGAGTCCTTAAGAAGCAATCCCGCTGTGAGATGAAGATCGAGTTGCCTCTTAGATTCTACAAGGTCATTGATCACAACCTTCAGAGTCTCCTTCATCTCGTACAGCTTCTTAGCTTCTGCATCGACAGAGGAATCGTCTTCCAGCAGGTTTTTGATATCCCGCTGCAGACTTTTCCTCTGCCCATCCAGCGTGGTTATCACCCCCTCTTGTGTGTATACGTTTTCTGTGCAAGTACGAATGGCATCTTGATACTCCTTTAATTCATTCAGAGGTGAAACAATGTCATTAAGACGGTGATCGATGTCAGCATACGCTGCTTCGATCTCTCGGATCTTTCCATCAAGGGTTTCGATCTGCTCAAGTTTAAAGTCTCCACTAATCGTTTGCTTACACGTCGGACAATGATCCGTTTCTTGATAGAAACGTTTGTCTCCCGCGATTTTAGAAACTCTGCGTTGTAAACGTATACGTAGATCCTTTAGATCATTGCGACGCTTCTCTGGATTATCCAGAGCAAGGACCTGCTCAGTGATCTGTGCAATCATTTTGTTAGAGTCAGAAATTTGTTCTCTGCACAGTTCCTGCCGCTTAAGAATGTCACGCAGTTTAGTTTTTCGTTCTTCGATATCTTTGTTTTTCTTCTCCTCTAGTTGCTCTAGGAATCCTGTCTGTAGTTCAATCTTCTCTTTAACACTCGTAGAATTCATCTCGTGCACGTGCACGCTTTCTTTGATAGATTTTGTGCGGGTCTTAAGAACCTCGTTCATTGATGAGAAGACATTAATATCTAGCAGATCTTCAATGATCTCTCTACGCTGTGCCAAAGGAAGACGCATAAAAGGCACGAACGTAGAAGAACCAAGAACTACAATCTGAGTGAAAGACTTGTAGTTTAGTTTAAGGATATTTTTTTCTAAGTTCTTTTGTTGCTCATTAGCATTTGAGTTCTGATCAAACATCTTACCGTTCTCATAGATCTCAAAAATATTTGGTTTGATACCGCGCCGAATCAAATATTGTTTCTTTCCAATCTGAAACTCTACCTCAACCAAAGTGCCTTTCTCGTTGACACTGTTGATGAGTTGCGCTTTGTTAATTTTACGGAATGGTTTTCCAAATAGACTAAAGGTAAAGGCATCTAGAATTGTAGACTTACCAGCACCGTTAGTACCAACAATTAAGTTTGTACGAGACCCTGTGATATTAACTTCAGTAAAAGAATCACCCGTGCTCAGGAGGTTTTTCCATCGGATTTTTTGGAACAGGATCATCTTGAGGTGGAATAACTAATTCGTCAGGAGTAATAATACTGTACTTGCAGTTCGCTGTTTCGCAAGTTGCGATCAGAGTATGGTCATCAATTTCCTGAACCGACATAGGCGGGAAATCTTCTGCTTCCAGGAGTCCAGCATACCTCATTGCGTCATCTTTGTCAACAAAAAGGTACAGCACGTTTTCACCGTCAGCGTCGTGAACTGCGTATGCTCCTTCTTCTTGGTGTTCTGACAGCGTTAAGAGGAACATTAAACCACTTCACAACTTTCAATATATAGGGATTTCATCAAATGTTTCAAATCTGACTTGTCTACGGGAACCTCTACATCATCGAGATACTCATCTAGTAGTGTCAGAGTATCCTTCACATCAATATCATCTGCTTCAGGATCATCAAAGACTCCAACTTTTTCTACAATCTTGACATCCAGTGCTCCAGCATCAATAACACTGTTGAGCATATGTTCAAACTGTGTGTAGTTAGTCTTCTGTTCTACGATAACCTTAACATACTTATCAGTGTAGAACGAGGGATCAACATCTGCTGTGTTCTTAGTGTCATCCCAATATATTTTTGCAAAAATCTCATATGGATTCTTAACCATCCGATACTTTAAAGTCTCAGTATCAAAGATGTGGAATCCTCTTACATCCCCGTAGTCATTCCAGTACAACTGATACGGGTTGCCTAAGTAAGTAACGTTACCTTTACTGTTCTTGTGGTGGAAGTGACCACTCAATACAGTATCAAAGTTAGCAAATAGGTTAGAATCCATTCCGTGCTCATAACGGAATCCAGGACGACAAAGATAACCATTGAGTTCAAGGTGACCCATTGCAACCTTTGAGGTGCTGTTACGAATGGTTTTAATGGACAGGTCATAATTCTCTGGGCAAATCCAAGGTACAAGTAGAATACTCGTTCCACCAATATTTACTTCTGTCGCATCCTGGTAGCAGTGCACATTGTCATACTCTGTAAGCAAAAGATCTAGAGTGTTGACATCGTTGGTGTTCTTATAGTATGCTGTATGGTTACCAACGCAAGTGTGTACCGTGACACCCATATCACGTAGGCGATCGTAATAATTTTCTTTCGCCCACTGGAGCGTCACAAAATCGATACTCTTACGATTGTCAAAAGTATCTCCTAGATCCAAGACCGTTGTGATCTTGTGCTTCTTGAGATAGGGGAAGAAAACGTTATCGTAAAACTTCTGATAGAAGTCTAGATAAATTTGACTTCCCTTGTGACTACCAAAGTGTTGGTCGGTGATTACCGCAACCTTCATCTCGACATTCTAATTTCGATATTTTCTTTGATCGAGTTCAGACCAGAATCAGAATCGTTCATACCTGCCATACTACCATCAAATCTATCTGAGTGCAACACTTCTGAGTATCCGCAACGTTCGATAATCTTAGACTTGATTTCTAGTTGCTTCTTTTCTTTCTGGATCTTACGGAGAAAGGCGTAGTAGATAATCTGGGTGAAGTACGCGAAAGGGTTAGAAGACTTGGCAGGATCAAAGTTGTCCACGTACTGCAAGCAGTTTTCAATACCATCGCAAACCATATCCTCTCGGAACATATAGTTGACGAAGTTTGGTTTGTATGATAGATGCGTTGCAATCTTCAGAAAACACTCCGCAATATACTCTGGGAGACGAGGACGAGGGAGATCATTCTCAAGAGCAAAAGCCACCTTCTCCCGATACTCGACAATAGCAGCGAGAAACTCTTTATTGTTTACATAGTATTCGGTCTTGACTTTTGCCATATGTCTTGTTTTTAATGTACTTATTATAACACACTGCGCAAGGGCTTGACAGACCCTCTGTATATCTCTATAATAACAGTGTCGCTGTTGAGAAACAAACTAGGTTCTATAGAGCTTCTCAAATAACTTTCTTGCTTTTTTAATTGAACCTTGGTGTCCCATCTCTCTTGAGGGTTTGATGCGATTCGGGACGGAAGCGCGATACACATATTCAATATTATCATCATAGAAAGAAACGATTGACGGACTCGCTTCAGTCATCGTTACTATTTTATCACGATGCATAACAAACACCTCGTGTGGTTCCATACAGGACTTTAACCATAAGTCAAGTTTGAAACCTTTCATAACAGTATTTTTATCAGGACCCTCCCGCGAGTTTGCAGATTCAACTTGCATAGGGTTCTGGAGGAGAACTAATCCAGGATTGTCATCGTCATATGAGACGATTGAGATTATCTCCTCACCAGTTGTTAATTTTATAATTGCAGTAAATGGATCTGATAATGGATCTTGCATAGGCTAGAAACGCGATCGTACTTTAATGATTTCATAGTCAAAATTTTCGGAAGCATAAATTTTGATTCGTTCTTCAAAATGTTTATATGTAAAGTTCTTCCATTCTCCCCGCGTGATATCATCAGCGATATCATAGAGAGTTGCTACGTGCTTATCTTTAGACTTTCTCAACACCCGTCCAATGGACTGCAAGTTGCGAATACGCGACTTGGAGGGTGAGGCAAAAATGACGTTGTGTAACTTTTTGATGTTGATCCCTGTAGAGAAAGTTCCATACGAAGCAACGATTACTGCGTTGCTCTCTACCTCAGTGATCCTGCGGACTTCTTCTCTATCCTCTACATCAACACCGCCGTGAACGAAAAATACTTTCCGCTCTGTGCTATTATTTATCAACTTATAAAGTGGTTCTCCGTGACGCTCCACGTAGTTGAACAGAACTAGCGTGTTTCCTGACAAATCATTGACAAGATTTTTGATTAGGTTGTTCCGTTTTGGGTGTGTAATCAAGTAATCAATCTCATCTTGATACGAATCAAACGTACCCCATTCGTGCTTGAGCACTAGACATTTTACTTTAAGTGGAGTAAGATGACCGTCTTGCATAAGGTCTTTTGTTTTGACCAGTTGTTCACACGGTCCAAAGAGTCCTTCCAAGATCCACTTGTGAGTGAGGGTGCCGTCAAGCGTACCTGTAAAACCAATCCTATGTTTACACCCGTGCAACTTAGTCATAATCTTAGTTAGGGATTTGGATTTAAACAGGTGCGCTTCGTCCCCAATTACACAGTCAAATTTTTCAAACCACTTGCGCGGTTCTTTGTAGATGGATTGCCAAGTAGTAATTACTACGTTAGAATCAACGTACTTATCCGCTCCTGCATAAATCTTGTGACAATGCTTTTCGGCATTCCAACCGTACTCTTCAAAGTCTTTGTACATCTGTTCTACCAAACTTGTGGTTGGAACAATGAGCAGAACTTTGCGACCTTGAGCAACGTGGAATCTTGCGATGCCGTAAACCATCAGAGACTTGCCACTAGCAGTGGGAGACAGCAGCAGTTTGCGATTATATTTCAACGCTTTGTAGACACCTTCAATCTGGTAGATTCTGGGTTCCAGATGGGTGATCTTCTGCATAAATGTACGAATACCAGCTTGAGTGATATGCTTGTTTTCTTCGTACGGCAATCCAAAGTATTCGTTATCCTCAAACTCCAGAGAGTATTTCATCGTACGGCACCACTCGTAGATGTGTTCCGTCAACCCTCCGTAGATCTCACCATTGCCTGGTGAGTATAGACGAATCTTTCCATCCCATACCCTATTACGATACAAGGGCATAAATTTTGCTTCGGGAACCTCAAAGGTAAAATACTCTGAGAGTTCCCTATGAATATGAGGTTCTGCTTTAACTACGTTGTAGACCTCATTTTTCTTTTGGAGTTTAATGTCCGCCACTTCTAAATTTCTCCCACTCAATAGCGTTTTTAATTTGATATTGACGGGCAGAGATTTGTTTTAGAACAGATTCTAAAAAATACAGAATCATTTCAAAGTACTTTATCTTCGCAGTAACCTTTGCAAGGTCTTCATCTGCGTCAAGAAACATCTCCACTTCATCTTTGGTCGTCAGCTTTAGATCAAAAGGAATATCCTTGTATGCTGAAGCAGGCGCTTTCTTTTTGTAATACATCCATTTTTCTTTGACCAAGAACTTGTACGCAAATTCTTGATCGATCATCTTTGATTTGTAATCGCAATACAACTCCAGGTACTTAGAGTGTAAGTATGGAGTTTCGTTGCACGCTTTTAAAAAATCAGGATAACCATCATTACCATCTAGGATAGTGGAATCAGACTTCCACATCTCCTTCAAATTATCAAGGGACATACTTTTGTGATGATGTATTTAAGAATTCATAGAACGAGTATTTGAATGTCACCGTTCCTACTAAGTATTCTACATCGTTTGCTCCCGCGTTGAAAGGGAGTGTAGATAGACTTACGGGAAATAAGTCGGAGAAATTGACAACAAAATTGGTATTAAATTGGTTGGTGAGAACGAACAGTTGAGCGTTACTCATTACTGCATCGTCCTTGTCATCTGGTTCGTACGCCAATGTCGTATCGTTAATCCAGTTCCAGATAGACAAATAATTTTTTAGATCTTCATCAACTAGAAACTGCACGCTCAAGTCACCAAAGGTGGTACCGCCTGCAGCAGGGATAGGAAGACGACGACGTGCCGTACTTACTTCATTGACAACACCAGTGATCTCTGGGATGTTTGCTGCCTGACAGAAAAAACTGCAATGCGGAAACTTTTCAATCTTCAGTTTAAATCCAACTGGAGATAGAAAGTTTCTGTTATCAGGTTGTTCTGCCATCCATTGTGCAGACATAATCTCAGACGACCACTACATTCTTATTTATCAGGCATTTAAAACCCAATTTTCAGCATAGTCCTCAGCGTCACAACGATGGACAAACTTGCGGAGAATTAAAGTTTCAGTTGGTTCTGTTTCTTGATCTATACCAACTACAGCATACCTACTAGATCGACTGGAAGTTCGCACTACAGTTGCTTCCTTCATTCCATTGTCACTGAAATACGTTACGATTTTTTCTTCTACTTGCATACAATTTCTAGACATAAAAAAGAGGGGCATACGCCCCTCCAGTATAACGCAGTACTTGCGATGGATCACATAAGGTTGCGAACCAGGACGCGACGATAGTACTGGTTGCGACCCAGACCGTTGGCACCCAGCAGATCTTCGCCCACAGCAGAACCATCTGCTTTGAACACGAAGGGGTTGGCGACCATACCGTAGCGGGTCTTGAAGCCGATCTTCGGCTGGAAGGAACCCTGATCCACGGCGCGGACCATTTGCAGGGGCACGTAGGGGCAATAGAAGAGACCAGCGTCATAGGCGCTAGTGCCCTTATAACCAGCAACGTAGTAGTGGTCGTCAGACAGGTTAGCGGAATAAGGATCCACATAGACCTTGACGCCACCGTTGAGAGTACCAACGAAGGTGTTGCCAGTGTCATCGGGCAGACCGTTGGTGCTCAGGGCGGGGGTGTAATCAAGCACACCAGCCATATTCAGAGCGGAAGCAACATCAGCAGAGCAGAGGATGAAGTTGCCCTTCCCTCTACGAGTTTGCTGTGCAATAGCGTTGGCGTCACGCTCGATCTGATAGATCAGACCTTTGAACTTCTCAACACTCCAGCGACCGTTAGAGTCGGTGTCAAGGTTGAAGATGCCAGCGTTAGCAACGTTGTTCTGAGCACCGACCTTTGCTTGGAGATACACAGTACGGATCACTTCGCGGTTGATTTCAGCGAGGATCTCCGAAGACAGGATGTTGGAGAGTTCAGTCTCAGCATCCAGACCGTGGATCGCCTTGAGGTCTTGTGCCAGTTCCAAGGTGTACTCAGCTTTCAGAGCACGGGACTTGGCAGTGACCGACACCTTGTCGATCGAGAATGCCATCTCGCGGAAGTCAGGAGATCCAGCAGATCCCAGTGCTTCCAGGTAGTCACGAGCAGAACCTTGGGTGTTCTCGTAACGGAAGTTACCAGAGGCATACGTGGTGCTATCGTTGAGGATAGCGGGGTTGTTACCTTCAGCAGTGTTGGTAGCAGCTGCAGCAGAGCCACTTCCATCGCCACCACCACCTTCGCCAACGTGACCAGCGAGGGGGTTGTAGGCAGCACCACCAGAAGCATCGCCCACGGCAGAGAAACCAGGGTTAGGCTCGTTGAACAGTGCTTCTGCGCCGTCGCGATCGTTGTAGTGCGACTTCATTGCGAAGATCAGTCCAGTAGGACCGCTCATCGGTTGCACACCACACACGTCATAAGCGACGAGGTTAGGCATAGAACGACGGATCAGGCTGATCAGGATCGGGTCGAAACCAGCGAGACCAGAAGAACCGTGGGAAGATTTAAGACCGTCTGCACCAACGCTGTTGATGGGGGCGGCTTCGTTAAGCATTGAATGCTCTTCTTTCAGAGCACGCTCTTGGTTTTCAAGGAGTTGAGCGGTAACCTGCTTACGGTGTGAATCCTTAATCTCGGAGAGATCACCGTGATTCAGAACAGGTGCCCACTTCTCCTGCAGTTGACGGGTGTCCATTTGCGGAATAGTTAGGGTTTGAATTTAATATAGAAATCAGTTCTTATGAGAAGAAATTGCATTCAGATATGCTTGCATAACTGGTGCATACTCTTCAGAAACACCTTCAACAGGAGTCTCGACTTGCTCGGTTACAGTAGCTTTGCTTTCCGAGAAGTAAGAACCCTTAATGGTGTTCAGCTTTTCTCTGTAAGTCTCTTCATCCTTGAAGGATACCGCTTCAGCGAGAGAAGCAAACTTCTCTTTCTGAGTGTCGGTGAGACCTTCGCTCATTTCGGCAACAATGCCGCCACGAGTGAATTCAGAGATGCGGGATGACAACTTCACATTCGCTTCAATCTGTTCGTTGAGGCGATCTTCCATTTCACGAAGGGAGACGTTCATAGATTCCAGAACATCTTCTTTGCCCTCAGGCACATCAATGTAGTGCTCATCAAACAGGGACTTAAGTCCAGTGATGAACGACTCAGTGATCTCAACTTTGAGACCAGTGTCGATGGCGACTTGGTTCTCTTCGAGCCAACGCTCAGAAGTGTACTTCATCATTCCATCAACTTCTTCTGCCAAGGATGCACGAACTTTCTCGACTTCCTCAGCAAGCTTGGTGTTGTACTGTGACTCAAGTTCCTCAACAATCGCACCAATCTTGGTCTTGACTGCTGCCTCAAAAATGGTGGCTGCCTTTTCAAGGAACTTCTCTGACAGTTCTTCGCCTTCTGCGAGTGCTGCAACGTCAGCACTGAGGTCCACTTCAATGTCCTCGCGACGGGTACCGTAACCGATTTTAGAATCGAGTTTGGGTTCAGAACCAGCAGGCTCATCTTTGCCATCGCCACGTGTCTGACCGTCAGATACGGCACCCTTGGTGGCGTTATCTTTCAGTTTGTTGGAATCATCTTGAGGATGATTGTGCGTGGGAGTAGGACCACCGAGATCAGTAATAGACTGACCAGGGACCAGGGATGGATCGAGTTTGCCAGGAGTTTGATCGCCAGGTGCTGCTTTCGCATTCACTGCAGTTTTGGACTGAGTGGAAGGTGCAGCGGGCTCCGAGCCAGGCACCGTGCTGCTGGGGAGTTCCATTTCTGAAACCATCTCCTCAAACTTTTCGTTAATCAATTGGGACATCGGAGTTAAACCTCTAAGCTTTACTTTTATTATGTCTAGAGTTATTTATAAATTAAAGAGAGTTCAAGAAATTCTGGAACACTCTGAGTTTCCGCGTTTCAATTTCGCGGCGCTCACTTTCAGAAATGAACTTTTTATATTTAGCAACTTTAGATTCCTTAACGATACCGTTATCCCAGACCCACTCTTTACCTTCAAAGATGCCATTGACAAAGGCATCAGGTGCGGAAGGATCGGCAACAATATCGGCGGCGGTTGCTAGCATAAAGTCATCTCTGACATAGTTAGCATCTTCGCGACGCTCCACAGAACCAAGTCCACGTGAAGAGACGCCGAGTTTTACACCTTCATCTAGTAAGTTCTTAGCGATCCTACCCATTGGGGTGTCAAGGATTTTTGCCCTGCCAATAAAATTACTTCCCTCTTTTTTGAGAGAGGTAATACGATGAGACACGCGATCGAGATTGATGGTAGGACCATCAGGATGACCAAGCTCTCCAACAGCACGAGAATTATTCACGTGTTCTTGGATGTACTTGTTCACTTCGCGCTCAAGAACAGACATCGGATAAACCCGACCATTGCGGTTCTTCAGTTCTGCCTGAAGGAAAACACCTTCAATATAATGAGACTTCTTGCCGTTTTTTTCTTCGACTAGAAGATTAACCTCTTCAATCGTTTCCGTTATCAGTTTCATCGGTTTCGGGTTCTGCGGTTGCTTCTGGTTCTGCAAAATAAGTCTTCGCTAAGACATCAGCATAGTTGTCTAAAGTCTCTGCGGACTTGCCATACAGCATTTTGTTGATGGCATCTACTGCTGCAGCACGATTGCCATCAGCAATAGCATCAACCGCCGCACGTGCGGAAGCTTCGGGTGTATTTGAATCCATAATAATGACCAGAATATTTCTATTTAGCTATCCAGATCGCTAGACCCCGTAGTGGCACCTAGGTCTGGTTGATTTTCAGGTAGAGCTGCATCAATTGGAACGATCGAAGGGATGATTCCAGCAGACCTTTCTGCTTTAATTTGAGCTTCAATTTCTTTCTGCTCAGACTCAGTTTGATGCAAGATATTTGCCTTGATATACTCCGCAGAGAAATAACGACCGAGGTATGGTTCCATCTTGACTGCCAGATCCATACGATTGCCGATGAGCTCTGCTTCTTTTAGTTCGTTAAAATGATTGTCGAAGAGGAAATCATATTGGATATGCTCACGCATATCTTCCCACTCTTCAATGCTGATGACTCGTTTCAGAACGAGTTGAGTCTTCAGAATATCATCAAACAGAACAGAAAACTTTTTACGGAGGCGACCGACGAACTTGGAAAATTTAAGTTCGTCACGAAGAATCTCATTACTTCTTCCGAGACTAAATCCTTTTTCTCCATCTAACCGACTCGGGGGTAAGTTGAGCGATTTAAAGAGCTTCGTTCTGAAGTACTCTACATCTTTTAATTCACCAAGGTTTTGCCCGCCAGGCAGGGTAGAAATTTCGGTACCGCGCCCTCCCTCGCGGCGAGGAAGCCAGAAGTCTTCCAGCATAGACATATGCTTTTTGTCATCGCGAATCTCACCCGTGTTAGCATCATAAACCAGTTTGTTGCGATACCGATTCATCACATCGCGCAGGTATTGTTCCGCCTTATTCTTCGGCAGATTACCTACATCGATGTAGAAAATCCTACGCTCAGGTGCTCTACTCAAACGGTAGATAACCAAAGCATCTTCGATCATTCTCAACTGGTTGAGAGACTTGATCGCTTTATGTAAGAACGACAGTGTGGTTTTTTGGTTGAGATCCATCAACCCCGAATTGGTGTGAGCAATAGCATCCATCGCAATGCGGATACCTTTTTGCTCGGGTCCATTCATATTGAGGAACCCTTTCGGATTGTAGATATAGTACTCTTCGTGATTACCAAAATCGTAATCAAGAGCAGACTGTTCTCTACCGAGACGACGTGCCTCGTTAGGATCTTTATCGTTCTTCTTCATCTCCCGAACTTTCTTGATCTTTAGAGGATCAATGTAACGGAGTTCGGTGATACCCTGCTTAGGGTTATTTAAATCAATGACTTTATGATAATATAATCTGCCATCGATATACCAGCGTCTAAAAATTTCGTGAGATTTGCGGTCAAAATCAATAAGACGTTTGACGTTTTCAAATTCTTCGCGAATTTTAGTCTTGATGTTGTCTCCAACCTCAAGGTTAGACAACTCAATCTGTACAGGTGTGTCGTTCAGATCTGAAATAATGGCTTCATTAACCACCTCGTCGATGGCAGTATCGACTTCTGGGTGTAGCGCCATATCACGATAGCGGCGAATCAACTCGTACTCGTTACGAGCTTTCGCGCCGCCATCTAGATCGACATATTGTCCAAAATAACCACCAGCAATTGTGGTGATAGAATCATCTTGTGACGGAGGGATCGGGGACTGACCCTTCGGTCCCTCCTTTCTCTTAATTGAGAATCCAAACAACTGAGCCATTATATTTTGGAGAATACCTAATACTTAGGTATTTATAGACTCAGGAAATACCGTTATCGTACTTCTCGGAATTGCTACCAGCGGTCCAGTACTGGACTTGGAATTCAACAGTGAATTCTTCAATCTGATCATTGCTGTCATAAGCAAGATCAATCTGGGAAACCTGAGTAGGGAAGCAACCCCACAGTTTGTAAGACTTGACATAGTTGTCTGCCTTCTCTTCACCAGAGCGACCGAGTTGGTGAACAACCAGATCCTTGGTGTATCCATCAGCAGCACTGTCAGGATTGACGAGTTCTGCAATGTTTTCTTCGTGAGCGTTGATCTTCTGTAACCAACCCTCAAACAGGTTGCGCAGACGGAAGTTGGTGTCGTTAATGATGGTGACACTCCAAGTGTCGAAGGTTCTGTCGCCAGCAACCTTTACGACACGCCCTCTGAAGGGCACGTCGATAACACCAAGGTTAGATGCGGGGAGAGCAGCTGCCTTGCAAAGGAAGGAACCGAGTTCTCTGTCAGACTGGGTAACACCCAGTCCAGACGGCCAATCTAACTTGACACGGAATAGATTTGGTTTGACTCCACTCTTTACTTTTGAGAGGAAGTCCTTAACGTTACTTGAGACTGCCATTGGTTTTTATACCTCTATGAGTTTATTTAGAAAGAGAGTGGATCATCTGCCGATGATTTCATCGAACGAAACACCAGTGCGGGTAGCAACGAAGGTGATCGTGATGAAGTTAATCGAGCGAGAAGGCTTCAGATAGATCTCAGCAACGAATTCGTTACGGTCGATCACATCGCCAGTGTTGTTGGTCTCATCGCAGACCACCAGATAATCGGTGACGCCGCGACGTGCTTGGACTTCGCGGAGATAACCACCAACAGCACCAGAGAAACTGGAGCGAGTGATTTCGTCGTTCAGATCGAACAGCACGTTCTTAGCGAATGCTTCGATTTGCTTCTCCACCACCAGGAACAGGCGACGAACGTTGATACGGTCGAAGGAAGAAGGAGTGCTGAGTGCGGTCTTGTCACCAAACAGGACGGTGCCGCGACCAGGGAACGTGGAGATAGGATTCACACGTGCCTGATACAACTTATCGCGATCAGACTTAGCAGGAGTGTAAGCAAGTTTGATCACGTTACGAATGACGCCACGGTTGAATCCAGCAGGAGAGAACCAGGGGTCAATGTTGCGAGCAGTTTCAACACACAGACCAGCAACGTCGCCATTGCAAGGCACGTAGCGATAAGTGTCATTGAAGCGATCGTAGATGTACTTCCAACCGCTATCAAACACAGCGTAAGAAGTAGAAGAACCAACGCCATCGAAGAAGTCGATTACGTTGTCACGTTGGGCAGCAACGTTAGTAGCGAGAGTACCGAGAACTGCGCCTCTGTAAGGAGAGACGAACGCCATACAATCCTTACGTGCAGAAGCGATATTCACGCACTTCTGAGCAACGGTGATCGAATCAACGCGAGCAGCGAGGAGAGGACCAGCAAGGATGAAGTCAAGACCGATGGACTCAGTATCAGCGAAGTAATCGTAACCAGCAGTCAGATCACCAGCATCAACAGCATAACCATCAACGCCACCAGCCATTGTGTAGGACTGATAACCGAGCATCGTGTAGTTGCGTCCAGACTCGATACCAGATCCCCAGATTCCAGTGGTGTAACCACCATAGGAAGCAGTGGTGTTGGTGGAGTCGTGCTTACCCCAGTAGAGATAAGCAGAACCAAAGCGGAGAACGTTAGCGTAGTAGTTGTCAGCGCCTTCGGTAGTTTGTGCCAGAGCGGACTTAGACAGATTCTGGAACTTCTCCAGCATACTGTTCTTAGAACCAGTCAGTCTGCCAGTGGCATCCAGAACCACAATGCTCAGTTCGTCATACTTAGAACCGAAGTTGGCAGCGTAGGTAGAGGTGCCAGGGCGGGACACCAGGGTGTTCCAGTTGATGTCAGTGCCAGACAGTTTGACGTTATCCCACCACTTCGTAGCAGCGGAAGTATCGAAAGCAGTCAGTTCAGTGACAGCAGCGCCGTCAGCGTGAGCAGCAGCTGCAGTGCCCATTGCACCACGGGTGACTGCCAGTTGAGGTGCAGAACTAACATCGGTGACAAGAACGATCTCGCTGCCAATCAGCAGATAGTCGTTATCAGCAATGCCAGTGCCAGAAGCAACAGTGATGGTTGCATCGCCAGCAGCAACAGCACCGTTCAGAGTAGTAGCGGTGCCACCAGTCTGTGGAACGAGCAGGTTGCCAGTACCAACAGCAAAGTTGCCGTTGGTTTCAAAAACTTTGAGTGCAGCAGATCCTGCAGCAGCGGCAAACAACTTACCAGAAACACCGTTAGCGGTGTAGACGGTAGTGCCAGCAGCGGCAGTAACAGAAGCACCAGCGGTCAGATCGAAGTCGTAACCGTGGTCAACAACGTGAACGCTAATGTTGTTACCATAAGTACCAGCGCTCTTGGCAGCATAGTGCCAGTTTTGAGCACCATCGAAGTGGTTGGTAACGTACTCGCCATCGTTCTCGATGAGTTGAGCGGTAGCACTATCGGTAACTGCGTTAACCAGAGTGCTTGCGCCAACACGAACAACTTGCAGTTGTCCGCCATAAGAGAGGAAGTTTGTAGCGGTGAACCAGAACTCCGCATTATCTGCATTGGGAGCTCCAAAAGTCTCAAGGAGACCTTTCTCGTTCAGAATGTTTGTAATTTCGTTTACTGGACCTCTTTCAAAAGGTCCAACAATTGCACCAACGTTGTCGATAGTACTATCGATACGTGCGTTGGTTAGGTCGCGTTCTTTAATAACAACGCCAGGTGATACTTGCCCTGCCATCTTGTATGTCTCCTGAAAAGATTCCAGTGTAGTCTTAAGTTATTTATTATTTTAGACCTTTCAAACGGGGAAACAGGACGTAATCACCAATCTGGGTATTCCCAACCTCTCTCAAAGGCACGACTAGATCGTCTATACCCTTTGTTTCTTTGGATGGTGCACTCTTTGCATTCGTATGAATATGACGATGGGACTGGTCCTTTATCTTTTCTTGTACGATAAAAACCATCTACTAGATCTTTTGTCTTTCCACAGGTTCTACACTTCCTTTCAACGAATAGTAAGTGCTCTAATGAAAAGTCGTTATCTAGATCCATCGTATTAAACAAACGGTAGCATATAATCCACAGAATACTGTTTCGATCCATACTCATCTACCTGCCATACATTTCCATCTTCATCGACGATAGTTTCCTCTTGCAAACCATTATCCATAAAACCGAATGGTGCCATATCCTGTTCGATTTCATTCTTGCGTTCGTCGTAGATTCTCTTCCTAATATCTTGATCTGACATTTCACGGAAGTAATCTTGCATAACAATCCACGCAAAGATCACGTTGCACATAACAAGGTCATCGTGATATCCTTCGTCTGCTTCAAAAGAATCTTTCTTCTGAACAAATGTGGTTAGTTCGGCAATGGTTTCATAATCATTGATCATCAGTTTATCTTCTTCGATCAATGCTTTGAGGTTGGAACAACCAATCTTCTTCACAGTCTTAGACATCTTGACACCTAGTTGTGTCTTGCCACCAGAGAATCCCATACCTAAGATCTGTCCAGCACGTCCGCGCATTGCGCACATCAGAACATTGTCGTATTCCAGATCGTAGTTGATAATAGTTGCAACCTGATCACCAATATCGTTGACTTCAACACATATAAAAGCGCTGTTGTAATTTCTGGCAACGTCTACTATAATGTTCGGGAAGAGGAGGGGTTTGATTTCGTTATTACGATACTTGCCCACCATCCTATATGGAAACTCTGTTGTATCAAAGATACAGAATGCAGAGTAGTCTAAGGATGAACCCCGTGAAACATCTACTGTTATTACATAGTTGTGCCCCTCCTTGCGTGGCTCATATATGTCGAGTCCCGCGTTCCTTGTGATAGGGGTGTCAAAAGACAGAGACTTAAGTTTACTAGGTGCGATTAAAGTGTCCTGCGACCCTAGGAATTCGCACTCAAACTCTTGAGTAAACTGTCGTTTGGAAGTGTTACGAATGGTCTGTTCCTTCCATTTGGCATCTCTACCAGGAACTTCTGACCAGTGTACTTCCGTTGTTACATATTCGTTTCTATCCTTCAGGGCATCGTTCCACATCTTGTAGAACATATTCATCCCGTTGGGAGTAGAAATGATAATTACTTTTGATTTCTGACCTGAACTAATCGTCGGATAAACGGAACTAAAAAACTGATCGCAAATATGGTTGGGGATAAACGCAAATTCATCAAGAAAGATAACGTTAAAAGACATACCACGGACAGCAGAGGCACTAGTAGAAGCTGCCATAATTTTTGATCCATTTTCTAACTCCAGTGATCCTCTGTTCCACGCTACAATCCCCTGCTGCATCCAACGCGGCAAGTTTTCATAACTTAACTGCAAACGAGATAACATCTCACGTGCAGTAGCTGCTTTGTTTGCAAGAATAGCGATATTAACGTTATCATTAAATAACGCATAATGCAACAGGTAAGTCGTCACAATAGTGGACTTACCTGACTGCCGTGGAAGTTTGGCAATGTTAAATCTATGCCTGTGAAACTTCCACATCATTTCTTTCTGAAAGTCATACATCTTGAAAGGCACGAGACCTGTGTCGATGTTGACGATCTTCAAATATTTGCCAGCAAAATATACAGGGTTATCCCTGCACTTAATATACTCAGCAACTTGTTCTTTGGTAAAGTTCTGAGTAGTATTAGCTTTCTTTAGATTGGGATTACCAAGATATATGTCACTCTGTGCAGGCATTTATTCTTCTAGAAATTCGGGTTCATAAAGAGGGCAGGGTTCTTCTGCCAAGGTTTCATTCTTTTTCTTTTGGAGTTTGCGCTGTAGTTCGCGCATCTCCTCTTCCTCTAAAACCTCTTGAGCCATTCCCCAAGAGTTAGTCTGATTGTTGTTCATCGGGTTTCGTAGCAGTAGCGTGTTCGATGTTGTATTCTTGCATCATAGCAAACAACCTCACCTTCATAAGGTGCAACCAATCCTGCTCTTCAGCGGGGCGAGCAGGAGATCCAGGCCATTTTTCAATAGAGTAGCAGACGTGTGAGTACATCGCACGAACTTCGTCGATGCCCATAAACATCTGCATACACCATTCATCACTATGATCGTAGTCGTCCATTAGGAAACGTGTACAGTACCGATCATTCCCGCACCTTTATGGGGATCACACCAGAAGGTGAAATCGCCAGACTCTGGGAATGTCACTTCAAAACTTTCTCCACCTGCAAAGGCGAGACCATCGTGAGACCACTCAGGGTGATCTTCAATAATAACATTATGAGGAGGAAGCATACCGTTGACAAAAGTAACGGTGTCACCTGCAGAGATATTAATTTCTGAAGGTTCAAATACTAGGTTGCCATTAGCACCCATAGTAACTTCTACTGCCCACGCAGGAGCAGCGAGGAAAAGAACAGCAAAAAGAGAGATAATAAATTTCATTTGTCGATGTATTCTTTGATAACTTCTAATTGATCGTGATAGTGGGAGATCTGATCTAGTTCTGCTTCGATAGCAGACATAACGTCAGGGTGTTCACCAATACCAACTGGGTTGGCAAGGTAAACCTCAACGTTCATTCTGTGCTTTTTGATTGCTCCCATAGCGTGTGCTTTGAGAGCATCTAACATTTCGCGTCTCATAATAGGGTACCTCTTGTTCTACGAATTTCGCGCAGTTCTTCAAAGTCTTTTTGTTTGGTTCCACCGTCATACGACCAAGCGTAACCTTCATCAATCATCTGTTCATTTAGTGATAATTCTGCATCTCCAATATATAACCAACCAAGAAGGCGACCATACTTACCCACGCCACCAACCAGTTCAGTTCTAACAGTAAGTTCATCGTCTCCACTGATAGCACCATCTAACTTATCCTTAAGCCAGTTTGTTGCGTCAATACCGAGCGCTTTTTCTTCAAGGTCTCGTGTTCGTTTTTCTGGGGTATCAACCCCAGCAACTCTAACTCTCTCCTTTTTATAAAGGTCAAAACCGAGATCGATAGTAACATCGATGGTGTCTCCGTCGAGTACTTTATCTATTGAGACAACTCTAAAGTTGTAACAACTCTTACGACTCGGGGGTGTCATCGCTCCCATCTTCTAGTTCCTCAAAGGCATACTTCATAATGGTATATATGTAATAAGCAACTCCTGCCAAGAGTATCACTAGCATCCAGATGATACTCCAGGTAATATCGTTGGGATTTGCCAGGGGGCGAAGAAATAAATTCACGCGGGGAAATCCCAATTAGTAATAAAGTCTATCTTATTGCAAGGTCCCCAAGTTCCACTATCGTAAAGGTAAGGAGCAGTACGAACAGGGCAAGACTCACCAGTGCAAAGAAGATCATCTACGATTCTCCAAGACTCTAAAACTTCATCAGCGTGGACAAAGTGTGATTGATCTTGGTGAAGAGCAGCATATAATAAACGAACATATCCATCCATAGCACCTTCAGGATATGGGTGAGTGAGTGTTGCAGTCTCTACATTATTAGTCAAACCAGGAGCCTTCATATCGATACGAATGTCTAGGTGAGGATCTGGTTGGAACCTCATCACAATACGATCGTTATATTCGTGTCCCTCAAAGATTTGAATAGGTGGTGCTTTGAGTTTAATAACTACCTCAACACACTGATAAGGCATTCTCTTACCAGTCATAAAGTAGAATGGGACATCTTGCCATCTCCAGTTGTCGATGTAGATATCACCTGCCACAAACGTTTGAGTCATCGAATGTGGATCAACACCTTCTTCGGTGCGATAGGATTTATATTGTCCCGTAAGTAATTTGGTTCCTAGACGAGCAGCAGAAAGTACTTTTGTTTTTTCTCTGCGAATCTCCCTAGCAGTATTTTTGCTTGGTGCTTCCATTGCAATCAATGACAAAACCTGTAGCATATGGTTTTGTAGCATATCTCTTACAGCACCAGCACCATCATAATATTGTGCTCTACCTTCACACCCAATAGTTTCAGTTGCAAAGATCTGTACTTCTTCTATGTACTGACGGTTCCAAAGTGGTTCCAGAAGAATATTGCTAAACCTTGTAGCAAGAATATTGTTGACAGTATCTTTACCAAGATAATGGTCAATGCGATAGATCTGTTTTTCGCGTAGATGTCGCTCAACCACAGACTGTAAATGATTAGCAGATTCAAGGTCGTGCCCAAAGGGTTTCTCCACAACCACACGCGATCTTTCTGGGTTGTCGAGGAATCCTGCTTCTTTGAGATTGATGATAGCATCCGCATAAGTTTCTGGCGGTACGGATAAAAAATAAGTAGTATCTTCGCTAGGATCGTGTAAATGATTTAGACTTTCTTTGCAGGATAAATCACATTGGATAAAATCCATCCAGTCTGTAAATTCTACTGGATAGTCTCCCAATCTTTTCAACCAATCTTCTTTGGTGAGTTCTCTGCGAGATGCACCAACAATCAATAGATTGGGTGGTAATAGATCTTTGGACCATAGATCATATAATGCTGGAATTAGTTTTCGCTTTGCAAGATCTCCAGTTGCACCAAAGATAACAATACGTCTACTAATGGGCGGTTCCGTTTCCGTCATACTTTTCTGTGTCATAGTAATCATTTTCACCTTTTCGTATCCCGAAGTATATCGTGGATAGTACAAAGGGTATTGCTCCCCAAAGAAGGACATCAGAGAAATTCATTTTTATCGCTTAGTCCAAGGGACCGTAAGTATTCAATCCACCAATCGGGATTTTTCCTAGTTTTCCAATTCGGAACAGGTTTACCCTGCTCCGAATAATGTTTATATAGTACATCATCTATAGTCTGTGCGATCTCCATATTCCTCTTCCTCTTCATCAACATCCTCATACGGGTTTGCCACGTAGGGTCCTCGTTTTCGTAGAGGTTCTTTTCTGACATAATCCGTTTCAGCATTTACGGCAGACAACCAAACAGCAACTTTCATAACAATGAAGATGATAGCAAGGGGGGATAGGCACGCTACCAAGATGACTGGTTTCATCTTACGTTATGCCCTCCGAACATCTTCCTCATACCATTTAGTACCTTGTCCCCAAAAGTGCCCAGGTTGCGAGACGTAAAACGCTCAAACAACGCCGCACTAATGACAGGAGTGGGTACACCCAAATCGACAGCGGCATTAACAGTCCAGCGACCCTCACCGCTATCGGAAACTCCTCCATCGAACTTACTAAGCTCTGGATCGCCCCGAAATACATCCGCAGTAAGATCAAGTAACCAACTGCCAACCACGCTACCGCGACGCCATAACTCAGCCACTTCAGCACAATCAATATCGTACTGATAATTTTCTGGATCTGACATTGGAGCGACTTCTGCATCTCCTTCCATAACATAACGAGATCCTAAATCTGCATTGTGTAAGATATTAAATCCTTCAGCATACGCTTGCATAATTCCATACTCAACACCGTTATGGACCATCTTCACAAAGTGACCTGCTCCGCTAGGTCCGCAGTGTAACCAACCGTACTCTGCAGATGTTGCACCCGAATAAGGGTCTGTTCTGGGAGTACTCCCGATGCCTGGTGCGAGTGCCCTGAAGATAGGAGCACAGACGGATACTGCTTGATCTGCACCACCAACCATAAGACAGTATCCACGCTCCAGACCGTAAACACCACCACTAGTACCACAGTCAAGATACTGGATGCCCAGGTTCTCAAGACGTTGTGCTCTCCTCCTGGTATCCTTAAAATTGGAATTGCCATTATCAATAACAATATCGCCAGGCTTAAGAAATGGTAGTAACTCATAGATAGTTGCTTCTACAGTTTCTGCTGGGACTACCAGCATAAAAATGCCAGGGGTGGATGAAGAGTCGCCAAAAGTTCCGCGACCAGTGTGTACTACTTGAGCAAGGCTTTCCAGAGAAGTGGTATATCCACTGATATAACCCTCTTCATATTGCTGCGCAGCTTTTTGAACATTGTTACGATAACCGTGTACTTCAATTCCAGCTTTGATCATACGGCGAGACATACCCTCGCCCATACGACCTAGACCAATCATTCCTACTTTCATCCTTTAACCTCATTTTGAAAATATTCTGGGAGTGGACATCCCTTAAAATCATTTACAGTATCAACTGCTAAGACAAACATACAGGCAAATCCTAAACAGAAGGCAAATAACATTTGAGGAAAATTGTAATTGCCCATATGTGCGGTTGGATCTGGAGGATCATTGTGAGGATGAATCATCCTCTCTATTTCCTTCCGTCTCTTCTTCTTTTCCTCTTCGTTTGGCATTGTGATCTCCTTTAGTGAAGGGTTCCCAATGTTGCCATCCGTAATGATGAACTGCCCACATACCTATAACAGGTACAAAGACGAGTGCTAAGCACATAGTGCCTAGCGAATATGGGTTGTTTAAAACCCACCTAGCAAAGTGTGGCATTAAAGCAAGATAGCACCAATAACGAAACCTTTTCCGAATGCAATCCAAGCAATCTGATAATCAGATAGTTTAAACTTTCGTTGCATTCTCCTCATCATCATTTCATCCCAAATCAGAATGTTTTTGATGACCTTCATTATTTTAGCTCCTTTATTTAATTACTGCACGCCAATTTTGTTGATAAACACATAAACGGTGTATTTGTGACCGCTTGTGCTTGCAGCAACAGTGATTGGAAGATTGGAAGCTTGATCTTCTACTACTTGACCTTCAAAGTCAAACTCACCAGATCCACCTAGGACCATAACGGTGTCAGCAGCACGTTTCACATCGATGTGATTAGAAGAACCTGCATTGCTGTAGATGACCTTAGCAATCTCCATTTTTGCAGGAACTTGAGTTCTGGTTGCAACACCTTTGGATCCACTACCTCCAAAAGAATTGTCACCAGACTCTACAGTTACATCAAAAGAGAGATCAGCGTGTGTGATGTCAACAGTATTCTCTGTGACAATCTTGACAACAGCGTGACGCTGTGTGTTTTTCAAGACAGTTTTGGACATTTTTCGTAACTACTTTGTACTATTTAGATTTGGACCACTTGCTGTGAGACCAGCAACCATCGCGAACTCCGTACTCTCTCTTAAGATTTGGGTTAAATCTTTCAGACAATTTTCGCATTCCCGCCTTCTCCAAATCCGCAAGGATTTCTTTAAAAGGACGCATATTTATACTCTAATGTCTTCTTTCATTATTTATACCCTAAATATATTGAGGGTACATCTCTATAAAAATGAACAGACCACTATTATTGTTGGGAGTACTTACGTTAATCGCTGCTCCTGCACGCGCCGATATAACTCATAGACTCTCCTCAAGTGTGCAGTTAAGAGTAGATGCTGCGGCAACCGTAGCAGATCGAATTGGTTCAACCTTCAGTATTTCTGGTACAAATATTGATACTACGGACGGTAGTACTGCAAACACAGTTTCTGCTGGTACTATTACCTCTGGTGTATATTCTCCAGGAACTATTGCAGCAACCCAAGACACTCCAGGGGCTGCATTTTCTTTCCAACAGTCTTATACTCAGGCTGATGCAGTACCGACTTCTGCTGTAAGTATTGGTGGTGTTCCGAATTTCGGTTCAATTACGAGTACTGCAGCTGGCACCGCTGGCGACCTAGCTGGAACAATTACCAGCGCTGGTTTAACTACCGTGACCGCAGGTGGAGCTGGTACTACTGCTACGGGACAATTTGTTTCGGAGATTACTGTAGGCAATTGATGCAAAAAGGTGATCGTGATGAAAAAGATATCTTCGATCTCTTTGTTTGCACTGTGTGTGGTGGGTGTATTTGTCACACCTGCAAGTGTGCAGGCGGTCCCCGTGGTCCCAAACTTCACACAGGGCTCAATGACGAGCCACACGGAGACAACCTCCAAAGTGACTGAAACGATTAACTCTATAGATTATTCAACAGGATGGGAATACAGTGTAAGCGGAGTGAACATCACAAACGATGGTCAAAGATTAAATCCTCCAAGTACAACTTCAAGCGTGATTGTCAATCCGATGGGCGGTGTAGAAGGACAAGTGACTTCATCCGCCGCTGCATTGGACTTCAGCAACACAAACAACTTCAAAATAGCAACTCCAGGGGAAGCGTTCCAGTTCACACAACACTACCGTGGACCAGGAGTAACGAACCAAACTGTTATTCAAAGGATAACGGAAGTTACAAGCGTAACCGACACCACAAGTATCTTTACCCAATAGCACTATGTCTAACTCAACTTGCGATTGCCCCTGCCACTCTGGCGGCAGATGTGGGGGGTGTAAGTGCAACAGCTAATCCAATCGCGAATAGCTCTGGCTCAGTGACCAACCAAGCCATTCAGGTTTTGCAAGGTCCGTATATCACTAACACATATGGGGGTGGAATTAGTTGTCAAGGACCAACTATGAATTTCACCCCATACATTACTCACTCGCAGAGTAATAAAGATCCGTTTGAACAAAGATATTTTGAACCTCAATACGACAACAGAGATTTTGAAGGTCGAACTGTTGAGGTGCAGAAAGTTGTAAAGAACTGGCCTTGGGAAGAGTGGTACGACAATAGAACTTATACTGACGCAGAGGGTAATGAAGTTCGTGCATATGAAGATGGTGCAGATATGCCCATTACTATTATGGAAGTTCAACCCGATGGAGTTCCCGACAATCCTGGCTCAGTGTTATGGGATAAACCAGTAAGAACTGGTGAGAAAATTAACTATAGTACCAACATAGGTTTATCTGCTACGTTATCACTACCTCTCGATGGAGGATTGCAAGAACGTTGTAAGGCAGCAGCAGATACACACAATCAACTACAAACTCAACTTGTCGCTAATAAGCGATTAGATTTTGAGATTGCGAGACTAAAAAATTGTGGCGAGTTAAAGAAAGCTGGAATATATTTTAGACCAGGAACAAAATATGCTGTTATTTGTTCTGATGTAATTGTCACAAATCCAGGCGGTGTAATCCCACCACATCGTCATTCTATCCCTTCGGTTTCAGTGCCGAACGCAACTTCTTTATCGCCTGATTCCGATCACGCTGCTCAGCAACCCGCTCCCGCAAGGACAATACCTGGGGCTTCTTACCCCGTAAGGCAGCAACCTTCTTCATCACCTTCTTCACAGTCGGTTTCACCACTTTTAACAGAAGATCAGCAAGAGGTTTTGCGAGCAGTGCCGAGGTCGTTGCCACAACCGCAATGGCCGCGGTAGTCGTTACCGCTTCTGGAGCAGGTAGATATTTTTCAGTCCAAGGAATTTCTTCTGCGGGCGGTTCACCTACCTCCTCAACTATCTTTTCACAGACCTTCTTAGACTCGTTATATTTCTCATCGAGTCCACAAGAGGGTCTTTTTGGTATCTGGGGAGATGGTGCAGCAGGTGCTGATGTATCTTCTGGTGGTGGGGGAGAGATCTTTGGTAGAGGAGGTTCCGTAGATTCAATGACTAATCGATTGGCATCGTAATCAATAGGATTGAAACTAGGAGTACCTGCATCACAAAAAGTACGAACACCATCTTTGTCTTCGTCCTTTAGTGTTTGGTTTTCATTACTATCAATATGTGCCTCAACGCAACCAGGGATATTGACAATAGGCACACCAACTCCCGACACGACTGGTGGTGCAACTGGTAGCATTGTGCTAGGAGGTGCAACTATCCATTCGGGCAAGACATTAACTTGAATATCTCTAATGTCGATATTCTTAATGCCAATGTCTATTTTTGGGATACTCACAGACCAGGAATGGCAGGCATTGAGGTGCTAACACCACCCGTAGCGCTAGGCATCTTAGGCATAGCACCACTGATCATTCCAGGAAGAGCATCAGTAATAGCTTCAGTAACTGCCGCAGTTGCTTTTTCTCTTGCTGATTCAATCAGAGAATCCTTGTTAAGGTATAGGTAAGCACTACCACCAACAACGGCAGCAGATACACCAAAAGACGCAATAGCAAGTATGTTGATAATTTTTTGCATTGTAAGTACTTCACTGTACTTTATTTAGTAGAAGGATTGCATTTTCCAGTTCTTCTTTATGATTCCACTCATCTTGTGCAACAGCAGCAATCTCTTTATCTTCTGGATGTGTCGCAAGATATTTAATATATGTCTCGAAAGCGTGCTCTTCTACTTTGACACTAACATCGTAAGCATTGCGAGGAGATACCCAATAATAAACCACGTTAACCCAATAGTAGATAAGGACGAGATGCTTGGCAACAAAACGATCGATAAAATAAGCGTTGCCACCCCTACTTTCCATAAGTTCCAAATGTTCTGTTTCATTTAATGTCTGAGCAAAATGTTCTTTCATCAAATAGATATGTTCTGGTCCTCGCAATCCCAGAGATTCTCTGAGATGTAGTACACTCAAAAAAGCAAAATAGGGTGCCCGAGCAATTTCCTCAAGCACCCAAAAACGTTGTATTTCCCTGCCACGGTACAGAAAATCTAGTACCGCGACAGTCACGTTGAGAACGACCGTGTTAAGAGTCTTCATCTACTTGGATAGGTTCTTCTATACAATCTTTATACATCTTAGCAAGTTGTCCACCTACTTGCTCTCCTTGTTCCGAACTAAACATAGTTACGAATCCAGCGAGTGCCCACCCAACAAAAGGTATTCCAGAAACAAAAGAAGCAGCTGCAGAACCCATACTAGCTCCTACAATCTTTCCTGTTTGTTTTCCACCACCTTCCGCCTGCAAACACGCTACGGTTTCGGCACTTAACTTTTTTCCATCAATAACTACTCCTCCCTCACCTGTATGTTTTGCACCGTCCATAGTATATTCTTCATAGGTTTGGATTTGTTGTCGCTGTAGTCCCAAGAAACCAGATGGTCGATCGGAAGTTCTATTCTCGATCATCACTTTAGGATCGTTTGCACGATACTGTATTCTATATCCATCTTTACTTGCCTCAACAGTGTAGGCATTGTAATCTTGGGTTGGCAGATTAACTACAGGCAACCCATTTCGTTGAACTAATAATCCTATCATTCCGACGTGTGACACTCCAATGAGTGCTCCCAATCCTATAGTGAACCACTTCATAGCATTATCCTTTCTTGTCCGTTGTCGGGGGTTGCAACACTAACGGTGCCTGTTCAATACGAATAGTTTGAGCAGGAGCTGTTGCCGCCGCCTTTTCAATCAGTCTCTCCATATCTGCTTTGGAGATAGAACCAGGAGGCATTTTCATAGTGCCATCACCACTTTTTTTAGCCGTTTGAACCCCGAACGTAGCTAAAACCCCAGTAAACACGCTGGCTATGAAAGTTGGATCGATTTTCTGTTGTGGTAATCCAGGAATAGTAACATAGTTAAGAGTAAGAATTCCGCCACTCCAAACTAAAATACCTAATCTTACCAAGGTACTGAGAACCATTAACTGTTCATCAGCATCTTGTGCTTTTTCTTTTAATTTACCAAAGGGACCTTTAGGTTTGGTCTCTGGTTTCTTCTGTTCTTCCGTCATTTTCTATCTCCGCATTTTTGAGCATTTTTGCAAGTTCTGCGGTACTTCCAACAAACATTGTGTTGTTCACAGTAGAGGGACCACGGGCATCTTTGCCCTCTTTCACTTCCTTGGTATCTTTCTGTAACTTCATCAACTTGTCAGTTGTGTCCGCTACGTTCTTAATCATTAAGGCAGCAACTTCATATGCTCTCGGATGATCCGAGGATGCCGCGACATCAAGAATACCGTTAAGTGCTTCCTGACCCTTTTCAATGAGAGAGTACAAATTGCCACGAGTATATTCGTAGTCCTTTGTTACATCCTCAGCCCTTTCGGGTTTTTTAGGTTCAACAGTCGCTTCAACAACATCAGCTTCCTCTTCGGGAAGATTTAACAGATCTTTCATATTATCTTCTAGTTTACTCATAACGCTTCAAATCCTTCATTGAAACCGAAGTTATCGTCAGGGTGCACATATGAATCATCAGCTGTGGTAATCTGACCATCGCCATCATAATCCTTTTTCGCTTTGGGAGTATATGTGAGGCGAGTATTCTTGCGACGGGTACCGTCTCCAAGATCTCCAATTTCTGCAATCGATTTTTTGATGACGCCAATATTGGTCATAGGACCATAGAGGTATGTCTTTACAGAAAACTGCAGACGATACTCCAGGTAGCGGCGCTGTCTAAAATCCCCATCATATTGATCAGTGTAATCAACACTGTTGAGAACTACAGGACAATCCTTTACTTCATCCATATCAGGAATCATCTTGATAGGAAGATTGAATGATGGTTGAAAGTAAGGAAGGATCTGTTCTAAAATAGCAAGACCGTCATCTTGTGATTTTGCCAGAATGCCTAATTCAAAACCAATATTATATGGCACAGGCATATATTGTTTACGTACTCCACCAGTAGCATCGTCAGTCTTTCTGTAAGTCTGAACAGGACTAGTTTTACGAGTAGCATCGTATGTGTAACTCGTCATCTCAAAGTACATTCTAGGAAGAGTCATCTGAGACTGTTTATCCAGATTCGGAAGATCTTCTAGACGTGCCAAAAATTTGTCCCTAGGACCATATGCCAGGGGGACTTTTTCTCGGACGATTTCATTACCATTTTCGTCCAGGTCACGGAGTTCGACATTATTGAAAATTGTGCCGAATGCGATAACCGTACGACGAATGGTACCGTTATAAAAGTACTGTAACATTAGAAACTACCTGTCTTATTACCGATTTCGCCAAAGGGATTTCTCTCAGAGAAGTCAATGACATCATCTGCTTTGAATTCAATTGTGGCGTTATCGTCATACTGAACACTCTCTATAGTGATAGTAGTAAACGATTGAATGGTACCGCTGCCATTTGGACCAGTGATGACTTCGTTCTCTTGGAACGATCCCTTAGGATAGACAACGGTAAGTTTACCAGTGCCAGCATCAAAGTCTACAACAGTACCAGAAGCACCACCAGCGGACGTAAAGTCTTCACCCTCAGAGAAGGTGCCAGTCACATTGGTAAGTGTGATTGGGAAGGTATATGCTTCTCTTTCTAACTGATCAACAGCAGCATCGCCAGTATCAAAGAGAGTGTTGCCACGCTCCATAATCTCAGCGGTGATTGTGTAGAAATACACTTTCCCCAATTGGAAGAAAGGCATTTCTTTCTCAACGAATTTGATCTCATAGTTATCCCCTGTTAAGGGATAGTGAATGATGTCACCTTCGTTAGGACGATCAGGTAGTTGTGGATTAGCAGCATCAACTTCACTCCACCTGTTGACAGAAACAACAAACGTTGCTTCGTCGGTGATGCGAAGACCGAACTTGGATACAAGTTCTGCTCCCATTCCACCAAATCCTTCTACATTTTGCAGAAGCATTTCTACAACATATATATCCTCAAACTTCGATAGAATGACATCATTCAAGACATCATCCTTGATCATCACCCGAGGAATGTATTTGACATCACTGCCAAATAGTTTGATTTGCTCATCTACAAGATCTTGTACAAGACCCTGCTCACCTGCAGTGCCACCGTGTAACGTTGGGAAGTAAGGACTAGTAGGCATTATCCGATCAGATCAAGGGGAGGAAGAGCGTAAGTAGAAAGGATCTGTTCTTCTATCTTTTCTAATTCAGCAACTGCTTCCGTGTAGATTTTATCTCCGTTAAGAGTAATTCCACCAGGAAGTTGAACGTTGTTGTACTTAGTCAAGTTAGTACCCCACTGCCGTTTTATAAGAGCAGTGAGATACTTTTTGAGGAATGGATCGTTGTAGACTTGAGTGTATGTGTTGGGATCTAAAGCACGATAACACTCAATGATAAGGAATTCTCCTTCTTTAATATCTTCAGATGCTGTATCAAGATAGAGACGATCTTGTCTCTGGTTAAATCTATACTGGATAAACGTGCCGTTGTTCAGCACAAAATCAAGAGTCTCCAGATAACTCTTGGTCATATAATAGTTGAGGATATCAATAGACCCAAAGTGATAGAGGTCGTTAAGAAAAATTTGATACTCAATCCCAAAAAGATTACCTCTAATACCACTAGACTTAATACCAAAAATGCGATTAATCCCATAAACGTGTTCAGGGACAGGGATATAGTTATCCCTTTCAACCCAGTCGGTAGAACCCACCGTGGTAGTTTGGTTTGACGTTTTGAATCTAGTGACATCATCAGCAGTTATTTCGTGTTTCAACAGCATCTTCTCTGTGCCGTTGTAAGTCCACTCAGCAAACTTCTGTAAGGCATCATCAGTCAGGTCATCAATCTGCTCAGTTGCCACATTCACCTGCAGCACAGGTTGACCTAATTGCCTTAGACAATATGCTTGTAATTCAGCTCTCGTACTTGGTGACGCCATCACACAAAAATACCCTTCATATCTATTTAGACGTGAAGGGTATTGAGGTTATGATGTGATGGTCAGGAAGGAGTAGTCTCTGTGAGGAGTTCTCGTTCGACTTCTTCAGATTCTGCAACGGGTGCTTGCTGATCTTGCAGAATGTTCAAACCCTCAACAGCGCCTTGAAGCTTGAGATAACGCTCCTTTGCAGTATTGAGTTTGGTCTCCATCTCTGCAATTTCCTTCATCAGATCTTTCATCTGCGAAGAAAAATTAACAATTAGTTCTTCGGTATTCATCGTGGACATTAGAGAAAAAAAGAAGGGGGCGTAAGTGCCCCCCTAGTATAGAGTATTTAGTTGTCTTCGTCAATCGGTTTCCCGAATTATGCCTGAGACTCACTCCAGGAAATACGACCCGTGACGGTAAAGGGTGAGGAGTTGTTCACACCCGTAAGGTCCACAGGTTCGGCAACCACAGTCAGGAGGTCAGGTCCGTTCGGGAAGATACCGTCGCCACCAAGGATGGAGTTACCCATCTCAATGATAGAACTAATATCGTACGAGGTAGAACCAGTACCACGCTTACCAGTGTTGTCGATCGAACCACCAGCAGCACGGAAGGAGAAGATCTCAAGACCGCCTGCGTAGGTGTCATCCACCGTGTGCTTGATCAACTGGGACAGTGACGGAGGTGCCACATCCAAGTAAGTATCAGACGAGAGCGATGGGTTCAGGATCAGTTTGACCTCACACTCGTGCGTGTTCACAACGTCAAGAGAGTTGAGTTGCAACTGCATTCGGTTGATGATCTCACGTTCACCCAGTGAACCAGACAGGGAGGAGTCCACAGAAGGAGACAGGCGAATAGACACCAGCGGAATCTGCGAAGGCACCGTGTTGTCCGTACCCGCGACTGCACCAACAGCGAAGGTGGTGGAGGAAGGAACAGACGGGTTACCAACATCACCGTAGATGATGTTATATCCTCTGTTGTACTGGAAGGTAGTGTTGCCGTTAGCATCGATGTACTGGAAGTCAACCTCCAGGCGACCAGAAGAAACTCTGGAACGATAGATCGAGCGACCATCCACCCACCAACCGTTACCAACAGTTGCCTGATACACGGTAGTACCCTGTGTCAGTTTGCTAGCTTCACTAGTTGGGAAGTACGTTCTGATGTAGAAGCGCATATTACGTGACCAACCTTCACCGATCTGCCACTGAGACAGAACCGTGGAGTTCTGGTTGGTTTGTGCACTTTGCGCAACTTCGTTGGTGAACTTAAGCAGGTTACCAGATGCAGTGAACAGGTACGCTTTATCACTGTCGAATCTACCATCAGTGATAACGGAAGTACCCCAGTGGAACAGGGACGGAATGAACGTCGGAATTCCAGTGTTCTCAATCTCATAACGTGCGGGCAAGTTACCAGATCTGAAGTATGCTTCCGTCAAGCGGTTGTTGTGCTTGAATTCGTGCACGTACTTCACGTGACCGTTCTGATCCTTGAATCCGAAGCGGATCTTACCTGCACCATACCAGGAGTAGTCCATATACGCCATCTGGATCTTAGTAATATCCAGAATGAAACCAGAAGGACCAGACCCGTCACAGTTGTCGTGGTTCCAAGAACCCTGAGGTGCCTTGGTGTTGATCGTCTTCGTGAGGATGATGTTGGAAGCAGTGATACCCTTGTACTGCGGTTGGATAACCAGTTGGTTATCGTTGACCACGCGGATAACCTTGTGGGACTGACCACGGATAACAATGAAGTCACCGTCAGACAGCTGCGAGAGGAATGCGGTGTCATCACCCGTAACCACGTTGTTGTTTCTAGTCACAGACACGCGACCAGTCAACTGAGTGGTGGAGGAACGACGGACACAGTTCAGAACGGAACCATCGTACTCGAAGTACATACCATTCTGGAAGTCGTACATACCGCAGCGGACATTGGAGTTAACCCAGTTGAGTACGTGATACCCGAGGAAACCACCTGCAGCAGATGCAGTAGGTGCATTATCGAGAAGGAACGTGAAGGTAAACTCGTTAACGACAGTGGCGACACTACAACCACCGTTGTAGGAATCGTCTGTAGCATCCACGAAGCGCAGGTTGGTGCCAACCTCAAGGTTGTGCGGCAGCTTCGTCTCGACGATAACGCGGTGATAGGTCGTACCATCCACGTAAGGCGAGTAGTATGCGCGTACAGCGGGTTGTTTCGGACAGAAGTTGATAGCGAGTGAACACTGGATACCTTTACCTGACTGGTAACGGAAGTATCTACGTGTCTGTCTAACAATCTGACCGTCAGGAGACTTACTAGTACCGATCTCCATACCACCGTCAAACGGTCTGTGGAGGAAGAATCCATCTGGTCGCACGTAAATGGCGGTGTCGATGAAGTACTCGGTATTACCAGCAGAGTTGACAGCACCTGTCGTGAAGGTTGCTGGGTCCGCGAGAAGAAGTTCCGTATCGTCTTTAATTGCAGAGATGGTAGTCTCAACAACAGTAAACGTTGTAGCAGAGTTGTTATCGATATAACGGAAAGTATCGTTAACTTTGAAGAATCTGGTGAAGGTGGTATCGGTACCAGTCACGATTCTAGAACCAGACTGAGTAGCGATAGTACCGCCGCCCACGACCTGTCCATCCATATTGGTATGGATCAGTTTCTGCAGAGGAGTCTGCGAACCACCAGTAGTGAAGTTAACGAAAGTACCTGCAACTGCAAGTGCTGCAGTCTCAGCAAGTTGGATGTGATCTTGGTCAACCACGATCACGAAGTAGTCGCGGTTATCAGTCAGACCACCGATGGTAGTACCACCAGCATCCTGATAGATGAGACGTTGACCAGTCTTCATAAAGTGATCTTGGATATTCAACGTGTGGTTGGTAGTATCAACGTTACCGCCGCTACCAGTGTCACGTGCGTCGAAGGTCTTAGTCGTAGGAACGATCTGGAAAGGAACTTCAACAACCAGTTGAGTATCAGACTTAACTTCGTTGACGTTGTATGCACCGTCAGTAGCACCGAACGCAGCAGTCTGGTTCTCAAACACTTGATTACCAGAACCAGCAGAAGTAACGTCAATAGCACTTCCAGGATAGCTGAAGGAAGCAGAGTTACCCAGAGCGAAACGATCGTTAGAAACGACCTTCACGTAGTACTGAGAGTTCGGAGTCAGGTTGCCAATTGCAGTACCTGCAGTGGTGTAGAACAGACGCTCACCATCAGACAGGTTATGGTTCTCATAGTAGAAGGAGTTACGTAAGGGGTTAGCAAACGTACCAGTCATACCATAGACACCACGTGCATCAATAAGGCGATATGGTGAAGAACCAGTGCTAGACTTAATTCTGAAGCGGTTATCATCCACACGCTCCACATACACAGTTGCAGGGAGAGTCAACGTGGCGATATTGCTCTCGTTAGAATAGTAACGAGGATCAGCACCAGAGACCTTAGTAATGGTAACGGAGTCGTTAGTAACGGCACCGTGAGATTCTGCGTAGAAAGTATCGTCATCATTAGAACGATCCTGAACCAGCATTAAGAATGCGTTACCATAGTAGTCTTGGTTGTAGTTCCAAACCCAGGAACCGTGACCACGATAGTATGCCCACCACCAGTCGTAACCATATCTGAAGTGGAAACCAGCGTCATTACTCATAGAGTAGTTGTAACGCCATCTGTTAGACCAGTAAGTACTTCTGTCGTACAGAGGATTCCAGCGACCATTGGTAAGAGCCGTCTCAGACTCAGGCAGATAGTCACCATAGTTCCAACCAGGAGACCAACCCCAAACGGAGTTACCACCGTTATACCAGTTGTTGTTGAAACGACCGTCGTAATTGGAGTTATTCAGTTCGCCAGAACCATTGTACTGACGACGGTTCATCGTCAGGTAGTAACAGCGGTTCCACTGAGAGTTGGAAATACCACGGTTGCTGCTGACATCCCAGAAGTCGCGACCAGAGTTGTTGGCACCATAGTTCCACGCCATCCAACGATAACGCCAATACCAGTCCCACCAGGGTTTTTCATCGGTAAGGTATCTGTGAACCAGAGCGAAGTTATGCTTACCGTAAGTATACGTTGCAGCATTTCCTTGCAAGGAACTACCATCATTCTCCAGATTGATGATACCGTTCTGACCAGGGTTACCACCGTTGGTAGCAGCGAAGTAAGCGTTAGACAGTTTAATAACTGCAGTACCACCATCAGCGGATGAAGTAGATTCAACTCTGGTGTAGTACACACCGTTACGCTGGAGGTTTTCAATACAATAATCTCCAGGGTTCGGATAGTACAGCATACAGTATCTGTTACGAATACTGTTTGCGTTCGTACCCGTCAGGGTGATAGTGCTGTTGGTATAGTCAATGTTGGAATCATCGACAGTCCACAGTGCAGTCGGTTTGTGATCATATGGTTGGAACTCAGCCATATTCGGGTTGATAGTACCCGAGAAGGTGTTCTCATAGTCGATCACAGGACGACCATCAGGTGCCTGAGCAGTACCATTGTTAATGCTCAGAATCTTCGGAGAAATCGTATTCACGAAGTACAGAGAAGTACCGTTCTTGAATCCGTTCTCGTAAGAGGTAGACAGAACCACTTTAGTAGTGGTTGCAGGAGTGAAGTTGATCTCAAAACCAACTCCAGTGTTGCTAGGTGTAGCATCATATGCATACAACGTAGCAGGGGTGTTATCGGTAACGTAAATACGAACATAAGAGCCCGCAGTACCTTCAGTACCGTTAACATACACACCATCAGTGTAAGCAACACCACCACCGTGGATACCATCGGCAGTAGTAGAAACACGGAATGGGTGACCGATGAGAGTAGAGCTACTCACATCGAAAATATACATACCGTTCTTGTTCAGAACGAATGGGTCTCCACCAGGAATGTTGCCGTCAATAGAGAAGTAATCTTGTCCACCTGCATTCTCAACAGTGACGGTATATTCAAACGTATCAGCAACGATGCCCTTATCTGTTTCCAGGGTAATGGCAGAACCCTCATAAAACAGACCAGGAATGATAGAGGTGTAAGAACCAGCAACGTTAGCAGTAATAGACTGCGTTGCACGAGACTTATACGTAAAAGTGGTCGGAGTAGGTACCGACTGAATAAGATAGGTACCCTCAGCGGTGGTTGATGCCAGACCAGTAACCACAATAGGAATACCAGCAGTCAGAGAGTGCTCGTATAAGGTGGTAACTGTAACCTGCGAGGAGGTAGCAGTAGTAGCGACACTTTCGATATAAGGAATCGTGGTGTCAGAAGTAGACGAATAAGTAGAAGGAATGTTGTTAACTAACTGCAGCGTCTCCCACTTAGTTGCCTGCGGACCATATTCAAAGTCCGTGTCAATCATAGTTTCGGGGTTTGACACCCTCAACTTAGACACTGGATCGACGAATGTTTCCGACGGTTCAAATTCTGCAGCGTGACTTTCGATGAAGATCTGAAGTTGATCAGTCGATGCCATCGTGCTAGTATCAGTAGCAAATTTGATGACCGTCTGTTCAAACTCCGAATTGAAGTCACAACCAGTTGTATCTGCAGTTGCTTGGAATCCCTTAGTAGGGTCCGAGAAGTTATACAGAATCTGGTTTTTTGTTACGTTGGTGATGAGCAGAACTCTCTCACCAGTAACGTTGTCGTTGATAGTTACCGTGCCTCCCGTCAACGATACGGGATCATATGGCACAAATGTATAATCTGTGACTAGTTTCTTTGCCATTTTTGGACCCTAGGTTCTTGTATTTAGAGGTAATTCAACCACCAAGTGCGATGGACAACGCAGCGATCTGTGATGTGATACCCACACCACCGATTTTAAAAGTCTTGTTCGTGCCCGTTAGGTTCACGTCGCCACCGATGTCCAGGTCCCCAGTGATGTTCCCCGTCGCAATGTTGCGCAGGTTTCTTGACCCGTCAACGATTTCTGTGCCAGCGACCGCTAAACCGTTCTTGGCATTAAAATTGATGTTTGACGTTGCCATCGTGGTTCCCTTTCCCCCCGATAGTATCGGATATAGGTTTTCAAATTCTATTTATACAATCACACATTCATTGAGAATCGTGTAAATTGAATGAAAGTACCTACAGTAGACGTTGCTTTCACCAGAACATTACTGCCACTCATCTCTACATCGAAAGTAGCAACTGCATTACCAGGATTGGTGTGAACGTCAGCAAACATAGTGACGAAAGCATCAGTACCATTATGAGTCACAATGATCTCACTGGTGGAAACATTGCCGCCATATGAAGCGTGCACCAGATATTTTGCTCCTCTTACGCTAGCACCTGCCAAGGTATCAAACGTCTCCGTGGCGCTAGTCGTAGTAACAGTTCCTGCAGAAATACCAGTGTAATCGGTGATGTTAATATGATCACTGTTATTATTAGTCTCGATTAAAACTCGATCACTAGTTTTAATTTGACCTGTAACGGTAACAGCATTGGTAGCAATTACATCTTGCATCAAATGAATTGAAGAAGCTCTAAGTTCTAAAGATGCAGATGCTTGACCACCTCTATGCAAAGAAAGATTAGTGTTAGAAGTGCTGATCTCTGTATATGCAGCGTCTTCTTTAATGGTCAGCGCATTGTTGAGAAGACATTCGTCATTTGCTAACTGAATAGAACCCAGGAGATCTAAAGCAGTAGATCTCAGAACTAAGTTATCGTTAGAACCAGTAATTAAAGATCTATTACTGGATGTGCCAAACACGACACTATTGGTGGGACTGATCTCAAGATCACCACCAGAAAGACTTAAAAGATTAAATGGAGATGCAGTACCAATACCAACACGGTGATTGATTTCATCTACCACAAGAGTAGAACTATCAATAGCGATAGCACCATTAACCAGAAGACCACCCATTGTAAAGGTGCCACCCTGATTAAGTTTTACCGAATTGATGGTACCGTCAGAAGGTTCACCAACATCGATAGTGTCACCGATCACCAGTCCAAAGAAGTCAATACCTGGGTTCGGTGGATCAGAGAATGTAATCTGATCATTATTGATTTGATAAGCAACGTTCGCTTCCTGCAGAACACCACCGAGGGAGATAAGAAGTTGCAGTGGCGAACCAGGATAGATTACCTGCCCACCAACACGCAAATTGAAGATGTTCTGCACACCGTTAAACTGTGCAGCAACGTCATCCAACTTGCGGATATTACCAATTTTGGGAGTAACGCCTAGATACGCCATTTCTTTTTAATTATTTATTAGGTGATAATAAACTTACCGTCAGTGCCCACGGTATTTTGAGCACCACCAACACCAGCAGGACCCCTACTAGCATCGGCATTATTACCAGGAGTTTCATTATTTCCTGCTAATGTAGACCCAGCGATAATTCTGGTCTGGTCGATGAAGCTTGCGCCACCACCACCACCGTGACCATTTGTATCACCTGAACCACCGCCACCACCTCCGTAGTAGCCACCACCGCCGCCACCACCAGGATAGATTAGCAGTGAACCTGCTCTACCACCTGTCAATGAACCGCCGTCTAATGCATCAGTAAAACCAGCGAAACCTCCCTCAGTTTGGGAACCTCCGCCACCACCTCTTTGATCGAAGAGTTGACCAATTTGTCCATTAAGACCGCCACCAGCACCGCCACGTTGGTCAGCACCAGCACCCCCGCCACCAGCTGCAATCAAAAGAGCATTTGATTGAACAGCAGAATTTCTGAAGATACCAGTGTATCCTCCACCACAACCTCCCCAACGTAGTCCACTATAACCACCTAAAGCACCACCACAGTGACCGCCTTGGGTGACCGAACCTGATGAACGGGGAGCACCACCGCCACCAACACAAATGTAATATTGTTGCGATGACTCTAGAGTTAGACCACCTGCAGTATATCCAGCACCACCACCAATAGAACCAACTTCCGCTCCTCCTGCACCACCTGCACCCCACATAGTAAACTGAACAACAAAAACAGCATCCGCAGAAACAACAGTTTCTAAAAGATACTCACCTTGCTGTAGGGTTAAAGAACCCTGAGTGTCTAAATTGTGGTTGATTACAGGATCACCATTTTGAGGGGTGACTCTGATTGTACGTGCTGGTTCAAAGGGGGTTTTACGAATTTTGGAGGTGTCGTAAAATGGACGCAGATGTCCTTCATCGGTCATATTGTCTAACCGACTTTCGTAATTTTCAGTCTTAAGACTACCGACCCGAAAAGGCATTATGACTCCTTGTCGCCAATTAGAATGATTGTGACTTTATTGGCAGTATCTGCCAACCCATAGATAGCATCGTTCTCGTCTTCCAGAACGATAGGGTAATTTAGTTCTACGTAGAACGTTTCACCAGAACTCAGTTCCTGACGAACAAACTGCTGAGGTTTAGTCGCAGCATCGATAGTATCGAGTGCTCCAACATTATCTTCAGCAAGATATAAGTTGACAGTCTCTGTAGTAGTGTTTCCGTTGAAAACTACAAAACCTTTAAAATAGGTTTTAGTTTGCGCAGGGTTCACATATAATGTACCAGCAGTACCAGCAGGAACGAACATAATGTTCTTTCCACCCTGACCTGCAAGTTTTCCTCTTGAAAGTGCCATTGAATTAGACCTCCGTGGTATTTAGCTAAACAACCAGATGTCCCGCATTTCATTGCGGTCACTGAATTCCATATTTACGGTTCCATCGATATTGCTGCTAGCAACCACAAGGTTGTAACCAATATCAGCAACTTGGGTAGCAGGGAAAATAACGTTACCAAGACGAATCCTATGAGGTACAGTACCGTTAGGATTGACTTGAATATTAACCCCGTTAATAGATGCATTATTTAGAGTGGGGGTTTCTAATGTTCCACTAGAAGCATCTGCTTTTAAGGAGATGCTGTTATTGATGGTAGTTGCAAAGTTAGGGTCATCCCCCAACGCTGTACTTAATTCTTGTAATGTATCAAGTGCAGCTGGTGCCGACCCAATGAGATCAGCAACCTCTTGACGAACAAAAGCTGTAGTAGCAATTGTAGTGTTGTTGGTGTTTAGGGACTGAGTAACACCAGTGGAATTACTTGCAATATTAACAGTAGTTCTATTAGATAGACTACCAATAGAATTTTCAGTGGTAATATATCCCTGAGTTGCCACCAGGATATCAGTAGTAGTCCCACCTGGGTCGTCAGCAAAAATGTGGAAGTCATTGCCATTCTGAATTAACCTTGTTTTGCCACCAGTGTCTGATGACTCAAGGGTAATAGTTGGCAGAGTTTGTGCTTTTACTCTAAGACAATTGCTAGTGCTAGAAGCACCGTCGATGTCAATCTTAAAACTAGGAGAGAAATTACCGACGCCAATAGCACCGTAACAATCAATGTCTCTGACATTTATATCGTCTGTTTGTAGTAATTCGACAGCACCAGATCTTCCATAGAAAGAACTAACAGCGCTGGTGGGTCCAACTAATGACGAAGAGAATCCGATATGAGTAACTTCGATATTAGATCCGATGTTAGGAGCTTCATCAAATCTAATAATTAAATTCTGACTAATGAGAGTGTATGATGCTTTATGCTGCACCAGACCATCAATAGTAACAAGAATTGCGTGAATATTTGGTGGTGCCTTGGACATCGTAAAGTCCGTTGTCACACCATCTGCAGTAAAAGTCTCAGAGAAAATCTCTGAGCGATCCATATTATTTACAACAGAATTGTTTACTTGACCGAAGAAAACATCACCTGTAGAAGGTGCTTCGGAGAAGTAAATACGGTCACCTTGAATCCAGAAAGATCCTGGTCCAGAAACCGAGCTAGCAGTATTGGGTTGCTGATAAACGCCATTCAAACTGACGTTTAACTGCATCGAACTATTGACAGTTACAACGTCATTGTTCGTTGTGCGCAGTGCAAAGTTTGTAGCAACTCCATTAAACTGACTAGAGATATCTTGGAGCTCTTGGACTTTGAATACGTACGCCTCTGGATTTAGTCCAAGGTATGCCATTAGATTGAAACCTCCATAATGCTCAAGATACAATCCAGAGCAGATGTTGTGTCACACTTAACTAGGATTTCATCTCCTAAACCAACATCAACTTTTGTAAGTGAGTCTCCACTAGTGTGAGTCGTGGATGTAGAGTTTGCTTGCCCTCTGTCTACGTTCAGGGTAGTATTGTTTGCACCTGTAACAGAAGTGATTTTCAGAATTTCATTATTGATTCTGATAAAATCATTTTGCACAAACTTAGGACCAGTATTATCAGTAATAGTGATACTAACAATACTAGCAGAAGTAATATTTGCTGCTAATGTATCCGTTACCGATGGAGTAGATGGACGGTATGCATCTTCATTATATTCTAAGATAATCTTTTGTCCCTGCATAACTTCAAATGCAGATCCAGCTGGAATCGGGACATTCTTGACGATCATCACATCGTCTTTAGGATACTGAGGATCAACCGAAAAAGCAGGATACCTATTGACTGACACTTCAGCAATGACAGCAGTTTGTGTCGTATTTGCTAAGTTGCAACCAATAATAACAGTTTGCTTTTCGGTCTCGGTACCGCGAAGTTCTACCGTATAGATAGCTTCTGCGGAAGTTCCTACACCGTTTTTAGAAGTTGAGATAAATTTGTTTGCCATTTTTTATTAACCCAGTGCGATAGCGAGTGCGGTAGCATCAAGACCTGCTTCCACAGACACACCAACCTGTGCAGCAAGGGTGTTCACCTCAGCTTGCAATTCGTTAATAGCATTAACAAGGTTTGCTTTGTTCTGTGTAGTGAGGTTCAAAAGGTTACCGATGGTAACATCACGAATCTCATTAATAGCAGCAACGATACTAGACTTGGAAGTTGTAGTAAGTTGAGAAAGAACACCAATAATGATGTCTTTAGTCTCATTCAAAGCGGCAACTAAACTTGTGTGATCTGCAATATTTGCAGACAAGTTGCCAAGGTTGCCAACATCGCTATCTAATTCATTGATAGCATTAACGATACTGGTACTATCGGCAGTAGTTAATTGATCCAGATCTTTAATAATGGTATCGACAATATAGTTGATTGCCTCAACTACGTTATCTTTATCATTAGCGGGAATTTCGCTAGTGATACTAGCAATAGGACCCAATTCAGTATCTAATTCCAGCAGGCAATCAGTAATCGTTTGGGCAACTAAATTATTTGCAATGTTTTGTGCAACAATTTTCCCACTAAAGTCACCAGCATCCGCACCGATCTCATTGATCTCGACACGTTGCTGCTCAAATGTAAATTGCTTAGTTACGTTCCTGGTTGCCATTCCATTTACGGCGTTGTTTGCTAGAACTTATTTATATCAGGAGGTGATGAGGGATCTGTAGTACTTGACAGTATTTACAGCGTATGTAGGAGTAAAGACAACCTCAATGTTGGCACCATTATACTGAGCAGTAATAGTACCCAGAGCACCCTGAGCAATACCACCAGAAGTCATAGTGGCATACTCTTCAATGAAGATGTCAGTGCCATCGTGCATAATCAGAACTTCTTTAGTCTGAACATACACACCAGACACAACCTGAACAACATATTTTCCGCTATAGTATGAAGCGGAATCGAAACTATCAATGACCGCTGCTTGAATTTGTGCAGTGGTCACAGTTCCTGCATCTTGACCGTGGATATTTTTAATAGTAATCAATGAATCGGATTGATCGTTGTAACGAATTTTCTCGTCACCACCTAAACAAAGACCCATCTGATCAGATGCAGGAAGATAGAAACCATTGTCCTGATCTGCGAAGAATGAAATACCAGGGATGGATTCTGTACCGTTACCTGCACCAGTAAAACCAGACAGGTTAGTCAGTCCGTTACCATCACCAATAAATGCAGTTGCTCCAACTGTGCCATTAACTTGCAAAATCTGAGCAAGAGCGTTGTTTGGATCTTGCCCAATACCGATTTTATTGTTAGTAGCATCCAGTTTGAACAGAGCAACATTAGAACCAACTGGTTCCATTGTCACTACAGCACCGTCAAAAGTTACTGAAGAATTAGCCCCAGAAACGCTGATGGTGTTTGCCTCAAGGTCTGCCAGCAGAACACCAGTATCATAAGTAAGGTCGCCACTAGTAGAACCAGTGAAAGTACCTGTTCCCAGTGCAAACTTGTCTTCGGATTCGTCATAACCAATAAACGCATTATCGCTAGTACCACGTTCGATAACAATACCAGCATCACCTGCGGGAGTACCAACAACACCGTTACCAAGTTCAATCAGTTTATCACCGACAACAGTGTTGGTGGTAGAAACGGTAGTGGTAGAACCAAGAACAGATAATGCACCGTTGATGATAACGTTATTGGCAACCTCAAGATCTTCGGTAGGTGCACCAACACCAATACCAACTTTACCTTGACCAGTGATAACAATAGCATCTACTAGACTATTAGCAGACGATCCAGATGTACCGCTAGCAGGAGCAGTTTTTAATTTAATCTGACCACCAGTTGCAGCACCAGTACCAGCACCACCAGCAATGATCAAATCAGAACCAGAAACATCAGTTCCTGATGCATCAGCACGGGAGACTTTACCAGTAACGTTGAGAGAAGTAGCAACACTAACAGCATAGAAATTGAATGTTGCTGAAGTGTCAATTTTTGTAGGAGTAATAGCTCCTGTGCGAATAACTGCCGCACTAATTGCTTCTAGTCCGCCAGTCGTAGATAGTTTTTCGGTTGTGATGGAGTTGTCTGCTAACTTTAGGGTGGTAACAGCGCCATTCCTGATAGTTGCTGTAGTTACCGCCTGGGTGCCTACACCGCTATCGAGTTTGGCGTCACTGACCAGCCCATCATTTAAACCAGTTCTCCTGACTCGTGTAAGCGCCATTGTTTAAACAGTTTCCTATGTGAGTATTTATAGTTTAGAAACTAAGTCTTTAAGTAATGACTTAATCTCCGAAATTTCATCTTGTAATCTTTTAATATCCTCAGTATTGTTAATACTGCGAACAGCTGCTTCCTTCTGACGAAGGTAAGCATCATATGCTTCTTTATTTGTATTCACGATGGCACCTGTAGTGCCATCCTTCTTAAGATTTTGGTGACCTGTGACTCTATAGTCACTATTTTTAGCCCACATTTCAAGTATATTAAATGGTTGCAATAGCGCGAATGTCTCTGATTCTAGGAGGCATCGCAGGATTGCGTGATCTCATAACGATCTTGATTGCAAAGGAACTAAACTCATTCAGATTGTCAACTGTGAATGAATACTCCTTAAAGTCTGAGGAATCTTCGGTTGTGGGAGAGAAGTTAGTTCCTGTAGTAGGAGTAACAACCACATCGGATTCGCCATACTCATTGAAGTAATTCCAGTTGATTTCACTGAAGAAGATCTGCTGCGATGCTCTCTTGATTTTGTACATAACAGCAATGTCGTCAATTTCCTGCAGGGCAGCAGCAATCTTGACCGAAATACCGTTACCAGGATTATCGAGAGAAATTTCTTTAGTAACATACGTAGCGATGTTACTAGCATTCTTCAATCTATCGGGAGTATAAAGAACTCCATATGAATCATAGACTGCCTTGATCTGCATCGGAACTTTATAAGATTCGTTAGTCAGATCGAAACCAGATTGATAAGCACCACCTGCAACAGCACCAGCGCCAATCACATCTCCAACATTAAAAGATGATGCATTAGATGTGAGTAGCATTCTGTAGTTTTCTTGATTCCAGCGAGTAACTTGACCCGTCTTAGTATCAAGGTTGTTAGCGAGATTATCGCCACTAGTAATATCAAATTGTGCGAGAGAAAGAGTTCCAGAAACCTTGAGCGGTAAAGTTAAACCAGCTGCATTTCCAGTACCAGCACCAGATCCATTAAAGTCATCATTGTATGTAGAAGAACCACTGAATACGGGTTCTTCACCAATAAGGAAACCGTCACCTTCAATAATTCTCACATACAATTTACCAGTGCTAGCACCAGCATCCCAGAAAGAAATAACACCTTTCGTCTTAGATGTTTTACCAGTAACTACTTGCCCAATACCACCAGTTGCTTCCAGAGCAATAGTATTACCAATAGCAACAGGAGAAGCGTTACTATCGGTGAAGTTCAGGACTACAGTCTTATAAAGTTCAACTTCCTGTGTCAACTTACCATATCTCGGTTCGTCACCCTTAGCAGACTCAACTCTGTTAGTAGTAAGAATTGCCTTAGGATTCTTAATGTTGATGATTGGAGAAAGGTTTGCATTCGTAGTAGACAATGTAGCAGCAATATTCATACTGCTGTTATTGTTCATACGTGTTGCAAACATCTTTTCATTCAACTTAGAAGCAACTACCCTTTGTGTCGGGAAGAAGTATTCTTTGTTGAAGATAATATCAACAGGAACTTCAGGAGTGTAGTCAACAACATTATCTCTAGCATCCACTGCCTTAATGGCAGTTGTGGTGATCTGGGTCTCCAGACTAGTGTCGGCAAAATCTAGAGAATCAACTTTGATGTTTGCTTTCTCGTATTTGATTTGACCTAATGCTTTTCCGTTATATCCACCGCCAATGGTAGTACCACCAGCATTAGTAGACATCGCAACGGTATAGAAGTCAATACCAACATCAATAACTGGGAGAATTTGACGGTTGAGTGCGCCAATTGCATAACCACCAACGGAAGCAACATCCTTCAGAGCAACAAAAGAACCAGGATTCAAACCGTGATTCTTATGACTAATCTTGACAATCTTCTGGTTTGCACCATACAGATTGCTAGTAGTTGAATTAGAACCTTCTGAATTAGTTTGAATTGGATTGCTCTGAAGTTTGCCATAACCCATATCGGTGTTGATAAGGTTGATGACACCAGTCTTATTAGCAGTAAACTGTGCCTGATAAAGATCAAACTTAAGATCTTCATACTGGTTTGCAGTCCAAAGATCAGAGTTTTGAGACTTAAACAGAGAACCAATCAGAGGTTGAGTTGTTACCGTAGAGTTGGAATTGATTTCAGTCTCACCAAGTTTTGAAACGAAAGTCTTATACTTGGTGCTGTTGGTTTCAATAACCAAAGCATACTCTCTATCATTTTCCAGATATACGGGATATTGGAAATTAAACTTGGTAGGAATAAGTGCCTTAGCGTTAGTAGCAGCACCCATTCTTACTGCAGGTTTTGTGTACTTGACGACTGCAGTAGCATTTGCCAACTGCGTTGCACCTGTACCTGTGATAAGAACAGCAGGAGCAGTAGTGTACTCGCTACCACCCAAAGAAGGTAGAATTTCGTAAACTTTGGTATCTGTAATTTGAGGTGCTGCAGTTGCGGTAACACCACCAGGAAGTTGAGGAGACTCGATAGTAACAGTAGTAGAACCAGGATAACCATCGCCTAAGTCATTCATTACAATATGGGACACATAACCAGAGTCAAGAACAATATTCATCTTGACAATACTGTCACCAGAACGTGCATTGTTAGCAACAGTCAGTGAAGTAATAACAAGAGGTTCACCAGCAATAAAGGTTTCTTTATTGTGATCACCCAACATTAAAGTATAGACTTGGTTAGTAGCAAGTGTAAACTCGTTATTAACAGCAGCAACAGGAGTGTTCTGCGAATCCAAAACTCCAATAAGGGGTCCTTGTGCGTTTGAAGTGTCTCCTTCAATGATCTCATCTTTTTTGAGATTATGTTCACCACTAGTAATAACGCGAAGATAGGTGATAGGATCAACAACAACGGTAGAACCAGGAATAATATTCTTAGTAGGTCTTCCAGCAATAGTGTCAGTGACCTTAACCGTAATTGGAAGTTTCGCATCCTTTTCTGAGAAGTAAAGATCTAAGGAAGAAAGGAAGATACCACCATCAAAACTTTCGACTCTGAACGTTTGTGCCAAAGGATCGGCAACTGCTACATCAGGGTTAAGGATGTTTTCAGTATGCTGAATACCATCAGTTTTGTCTTCCGAATCAACATCTTCGGTAGCAATAATATCATTTGGTGCTTCTTTCTTGATAGCACTTACTTTGAATGTTTTAGTTGCAACTGACTCAGCATCTTTGCCATTATTTTTATCACTGGTGAAAGTAATTTTCTTATCACCAACAGTAAAACGGAGACCTTTCTCTGTGTCAAATGTCAGATCATCGATTACTTCTTCGTAACCAGTTCCTTTGGTTGGTCTTCTGCCACCAGGGAACAGAAGAATGCCAGTAGCATTACCACTATCGTCGGTAATTAAATCATCGCCAAAGTTACGAAGTGAAGAACCAACTTCACCTGAGTAAGAACGATCAGGGACAAAGTAATTTTGTGCTGCTTGTCCATCGATGAAAACATACAATTTTGTATCTGGCTTCATCCTACGAATATGGATATTCAGATACTGCTCTTTAGCATACAGAGTCATCGAAGTGGAAACTGTCTTTCCATTCTTAGTAGTGCTAGTTTCTCCGACAGCAACCTCGGAATTTTGAGATGCAATGTTAGAAGAACTAGTAGTAGAAGCACCAGTGACTTCAGACTCAGAATTATTAGGAGCGTCAGAACTCAGTGAACTAGTATTAGAGAACTCAGTCTCATTACCAGTGGCAGCTGTCTTACTAATATCGTGGATTTGAGACATTGCTTTGTCTCCATCCTCAGAGTTGACTTCCAGAGTATCTAAAGTCTGGTTATCATTATTGTTGACAGCAGGTGTTTGATCTTCGTCATACCAGCAATCATAATTAGGAGAAATAGTTGCTTCGCCTTTATACTTAAAGACAAGGAATGGATTAACTGCAACTGTTTCTGTTGCAAAAGTATTTTGAGCAAATACTTTCTCGGTATATGGTAAGGTAACCATACCGTGATTTACAACATAATTAGAAAGTGCACGTGCAGTAGGAGAAGGATCCTTCTCTACCAACTCAATCGTAGTTTCTTTTGACTCAGGACGTAAGGTACCACGAGTCAAGTCAAGTGCTGCTTTAAAGTCAACTGATTGTAAGTTGGAAAGAGCAAAATTTTCAAAATTGTCAACAACAAAACCAGACTTAAATTTCTCAATACCAGTCAGACTATCTTTGATCTGGGTGTTAAGAGCAGACTGTTCCAGAACAGAAAGCATTGTGTATCTTTCAAGTCTCTCAATTCTGGTTTGTAATTTACCAATATCGCGCATAGTAAAGCGCTTATTCTCAACTGGATAGACCTTAACCTTCTTGAGGTTATCGGTATATGCAGGAATATACAGTTTGTATACCTTCAGTGCCTCATCAGAACTTTGTGCAGACTGAGGATCATTGGAACCAGCACCTTTCTTGACAAAGAAAGTGCCATCTTTCTTCAGGTAAACAATATCGATACGATCGACATAGTAACTATAAGTACACTCAAATGTGTAAGGGAGTGATGATGCAGCTGCTTCTGCAGGTAATGCTGCGGAAACACCACCAGCAGTGAAGACTTCAGACACATTAGAGTTAGTGTCCATCACACTGGCATTCAAATAACCAGGAATGCTGGCAGAAGTACCAACTAAAGGACGGAAATCAACTACATCACCAAGACTCTTTTTGCCATAAACAAGTGAAGTAAATTGAGGAATTTCGTCAAACGTAACACCTGCTTCGTGCAGATAGGAATCAACAGTAAAGAAGTCACCCTCAGAATGGGAGAAGTGATCAAAACCAATAACTAAAGTTCCTTGGGGAGTTGCAAATCCTGGTTTTCTGACAATCGATGCAGTGTCGTAGAGATTGTCTCTTTGTCCATCGTCAAACAGGAAATGATCAGTGATATTAGTTCCAGTGTCTCCCAGGATGTTTCCATTTTCGTCCACTGTTGGTGCGATTCCAGGAGCACCTTCGTAAATATAGCGTAATTTATAAACGTCTGAGAAAGACTTAACTTGACCTGTAGGATTATCGTAGTCATCACCTCTTAACGGAATAATTTCGTTATCAATATCACCAGTAAGAGAAATGCGCTTGTTTTTGACTGCAGTCTTAAGTTTTGGTTTTGCCTTACTAGTTTTGATAGTAACGCTCAACTTAAGTTTCAGATCTGACAAGTTCAAACTTCCAGACTGAACGAAATAATCTTCGGGAAGAACAATACTAATAGCACCAGCATTGTTAGTGGATGCAGAATTCTGAATCTGCACCATAGATTCATCAATGTATAGGAGATCGCCATCTTTCACAATCTCGCCAGTAGCACTACCATATCTCGTGGTAGTTGCACCAGAACTATAAACTTCTAAGATATAGTCTTGTCTATTGAATGGAGCAAACTCCTGCTGACCAAAATCTAAGTTTGCACTGAAGGTAACTGTGTTATCAGTACCACTAACTGTCACATTCTCAATAAACTGTCTTCTAGCGTAATATTTAATTCCGCTATCATCGTCTTCCTTGACTACTGATTTGATTTTGGAGTTGGGCAGAGGAAGAATGAGACTGGACTTACCAGCATTCTCAATGAGAGCATTAATCTTAGACAGCGTATTGGAAAGGAATCCAACAATCAAACGTTGCTTCAGATAAATTCTACCAGTTCTAGAGGTAGTAGGATTGCACGCTTTATAAACCTCATACTTATAAGTCTTACCATCAGCAGTAATCTGAATGAGATCGTCTTCTTTCAGTTCATCTGCTGGACGTGCGGAATAGTTAGTTGCCTCAACATAATCAGCATCAGTCTTACCAGAATATGCAAGACCATTACTCAAAGTCTTGTAACTGGCATATTGAGTATCTGCATACTGAACATCAGCGGTAAATGTCTTATTCAGATTACCGTGCTGCATACCAATGGAACGCAGATCCTCTGTACCAAAATTCTGAATAGTATTGGTGAAAAGAACTGCTCTAACATAAGCATCAGGATCATTAGAACTGTGCACACCACCATCATCAACCACCTCACAATCTGGAGGAGATTCATAGAGTTCAATGAGTTCTCTTCTGCCAAGTTCTGTTAATTGAACTTTGTGGATATAAGCATTCTGCTCATTAATACCAATATTGGAAGTGCCTTCTTTTGACACAACCACATAGTTAGACTGATACGTACGATCGCCAATTTTCAATAAGCAACCATCGCTGTACTCAGCACCACCATAAGGAACAGTGAAGTGACTGATTCTTCCAGAAATGGCAATAACAGCAGCTTTTTCGCTGTTATCCATATCAAAAATTTCTTCTCCTTCTACAAACTGTCCAATAACTCCAGACAGAGTTAAGGTATTGGAGTGAGACAATGTGCAATTTTCGGGGTCATTTTGTCCAACAGACAGACCACCTTCTACAACACCAGTAGCACCAGAGATAGAACCTTGGATATTGGAACCAGTTTCAAACAAATGATTACCAGTAAGTTTTAACTTGGTAAACAAGATTGGACTAGTGTATGCAATATCAAACGTTGCATCCTGCATAGTAGAGGAAGCAATAACGTTTTTGGTTTTATCAAAACCTTGAGGGAGACTTCTGAATCTAAAGTCTCTAGAAATAGCACGACCAATGATCGGAGTCACTGGCATAGTGTAATCAATAATCTCTCCGTATTCGCCAGAACCATTAGATACTGCAAAGAGAGTCAAACCATCGGTTGCAGATTCTCCAACTTTTTGGGGACCGTGAGATTGATATGAAGCGTGAATCTTCTGTAAATTATCAATCGGTCCTCGAAGGATGAATTCGTGAACAACGTGAGTGGGGTTGCCACCACTGTTCTCGTTCATTCCACCAGAACCAGTCTCAGCTAACCAAGCAAGATTGGGGTTTGTACCGTCCGTTTGATAACTAAGGTTAAATCTCGCAGCGACAACATCAACCTCGACATAAGAAGAACCATTGTAGACATACAAAGTTTTCTTATTGCCATCTTTCAATTGAGAAAGGACAATATCAGTAGGACTGGTAGCGGTGACATCAATAGAATCACCTCTAGTAGTATCCTTACCAGGATATACATAAACGGTCATCAGACCGATATTGTTATCGTATGGTACTCCTCTTAACTCGGAGCAAGCAAAGAAACTCTTAGCAGTAACTGGACCACTAAGTACCCCATTGGTACCTAGATATCCATCAATAAACTTACGATAAAGATTGATCTTTTTGAATGGAGTTGATTCGCCATCTAGAGTTGCACTGATAGGTACACTACTCTGTACAGAACGAATACCAAGACGAGTTAAACTAGTAGCATATAAACGAGTATCAAATCTCGTTTGAGTTGATAATGCTTTGTCTAACTCAATATATTTTGACTCTTGATTTTCAACTTCGTAACCACGAATATATGCTTTGCCAGGTCCAATACCCAGCACCATTTTATTACGTGCTTCTAAAATCGAAAGACCGTTAACTAGATTATCTGCATCTGCAGTATAGAAACCACTGCCATCTGCATTGTAGTAATCTTTAAGATCTGGAGTAAACTCGTTAACGACATAATCACCAGACTCATCATAAGTTCTGCGTGCCAGAATCTCTTCAATCTGACTGGCAGGAGTCTGTTTGATTTGTCTTTGAATTTTGCCCTGTTGGAGATATACCAACTGGACGAAATTTTTATTGGAGGGAGTATCAGTAGCAAACTTCTCCAGTGCCAGACTAATTTTCAGTCTGTGAGCACCAGGAGCAGAGAAGTTAGAATATCCCTGTGCATTATCTTTCAGTGAAATATCATCTTCAGGAGTGATGATAGTTTCAGTAATAGTCCAACCAACTTTGTAAGAAGGATTTTGACCATACTTGTCAAGAATCAGTGTTTGTTCATCATTTTGAACAAAGTGACCATTAATAAAGTAAATACCTTTCTGCACATTGACAGCAGAACCCATTCCCAGTGCAGGGGTGTTAGAAGGTTTAATGCCATCGGTACCACACACCAGAGTAGGATCGTTACTGGTGGTAGGAGTCTCTAATTTGAGTGCTTCACCTTGACGGAACTTGGTGTCAATATTATCAGCACCAGAACTGACATATTTGACGTAGATTGTGTCAGCGTCAGTGCTAGTTTCGTAAGCGTAATTATCTACAATCGCCTTAACGCCTGAGGTCTGACCCACAAGGACCAGACCCATCAGTTGCGCAATGTCATACTTAACGAAATTAATTTCGTTATTGACATTCTGAGCAACCTGAGAAATGCTACTTAACTTTACGTATTCATACTTATCGGTAAACGAAACTTCACCAGGGATCACCATCTGACCCTGTTTGAACATACTGTTACCGACCTGTTCGACTTGATCCTGCAGCATAGACTGCAGTTGAGTCAGTTCTCTCGCTTGGATAGAATATCCAGGTCTGAACAGAACCCTATAGAAGTTTTTCCCCGCATCAAAGTCGTCGTAATACGGGGACCTATTCAGATTAGTATTTTGTGGCATTTCTTAGGCTCTTGTTAATTAGAACTCAACGACGAGTTTGATGTCCTCAATCTGGTCAGAGGCACGAGAGATAGCACGACGGTTCTCAATGTAAATGATATCGCCAGAGTTCTTCTCGATTTCAGGGTTAGCAGCGCCAGAAGCGAAGATAACACCGCCATCAGTCTGACCACCAGGGGTATTATATGAACTATTTACCGTAGCAGAAGAAAGGGAAGTTGCGCCACTAATTGCATCCGAACCATTGCTGAACGGATAAACAACACCGTTATGGGTGTGACGGTCAGGAGACTGGAAGTACTTCAGAATGTTAAACTGAACACCATCCACAGTACCTTTCCAGGAAACCACGGTACCCTTAGCAGTCACAGATTGACCGTTGAGGGTGTAAGTCTGAGAGATTTCTTCGTCAACGAAGAAGTCACCAGTGGGGTTCTGAACTTTAAGTGCAGGAGTAGCACTCAGGTTGTCAGCAGTTGCAAAGTTGGTGGAGTTGTAGTTGTAAGGATCGCGGAGAAGACCGATGCGACGGAAGTCGTTATCAGTCGGGAAGTCACCCTCACCTTCGTCATAGGTCAAGCGAGTGTTAATCATCACACGCTTACCACCAAGTTCCTCGACAGGATCAGCACCGTGACCACCTTGAGGAGGAATGATCACTTCCAGAGCGCCGCCAGTAGCGTCGCTGTTTGCGTCAATGTTGGAAGGAGTAGTCAGAGCGGCATCGCTGAAGACAGAACCAAGATTGATGGATGCATAGGTATAACCTGTACCAGCAGCTTGGAGACTTGCCTCAACAATTGCGCCAGAATCGACAACTAACTTAGCGATACCGCTAGCACCATCACCTTGGATAGGAGCATAGTAAGTACCAGGGTCATAGTTGGTACCACCATCGGTAATAAGAATAGTGTCGATAGCACCGTTGACCGCAGCAGAAGTAACTGCAGTTTCTTCGATGATAGGAAGGAAGTCAGTAGACAGGAACTTCAGCACACTATCAGTAGGGATGGTGTACATATACTTCCAAACGTACGGACGCTTACCGTCAGTACGGAAACCAGGGTTGCCAGGATCTTCGGGTTCGATAAAGATACCAGAGATCGACTGAACCTTGGTGGGTTCGGTAACGGACACAACACCGCTAGGGTCGGAAGGGGTCTGACCGTTATACAAACACTTAAACACCTCATAGTTGCTGTTCATCACATAGAATGTGGAAGCAAACAGAGAGGTAGCACCCGTTGCACTAGTTTTAGAACTAGAATAATCGGGTTTGTACATATCGTACACGGTGTTCGTACCGAAGTTATAACGCTTGACCACGAAGGTCACGTCATCCTTCTTAACACGCTTAAGCGAGATCATATCATCGTAGATCTCGAATTTCTCTTCTTGAGAATCGAAAGGAGTGGTAGGAACGTTTTCCGAACCAGTTCTCCACACACCTGCTTTGGCGGTAGCACCACTGGTATTACCAGTAGTAGTTACGCCATAAACAAAGTTGGAGTTCTGACCCGAAGCACCGTTAATATTTGAGAGAAGAACGGAATTTGGGAAGACTTTTTGAACCGTGCCATACACGGTAGCACCGCCAGGGTAGGATGTACCCTGATAAACAATCTCTCCCTCTTGGAAAGTGTTATTAACAGCGTACAGTTCTAAGTACGCACGCCACTCTTGGGGGCGTCCAATAAAGAAGTATAATCGAGTTCTTTGGGTACCAGACTCAGCTGCTGATTCCTCACCAGGAGTCGAAGTGGTAGGTTCCGAAAGTGCCTCAACGAACTGCTGTGCATTATGAATTCTAAAGAGATCAGTGATAATTGCAGACATTGGATTTTAGTAAACTGAGACTGGATCCGAGGTTATTTATATTTAGTGGGTTAGAAAGTATTTGCGCTCATTACGATACTACCTTCAGGATATGCTTCTGTCAGATCTTCCAACCAGAAAGATCTAATAGCGAAGTAATCGGAAGTAGCACCAGCGACGTTAACCTGATCGTAGTAGATACGTACAGCTTCGCCATTGGCAATGTCAGTTTGTATAGCAGCAGGAATTGTTAATGTAGTAGTAGACCAATCCGCGCCATCAGAAGATGCGCTAGTCCAGAGTGCTCCTGCTTGTACATAACCACTAGTGGGAGTGTGGAGGAATACTCTCAAATCTTGATTTGGAAGTTCTCCACCGTTCACGTCATTACCTCTTATATATTCGGTGGTAATAGTCGTTCTTCCAGCAAATGCAGCAGTTGTTTCTGCTTGTGTAAATTGCCAGTAGATATGTCTATTAGCACCTGCAGTACCGCCTTGGAAAATATAATATTGCGTAGGACTTGCGAATAGAGTATTATTTCCAGTGCCAGCGCCTCCAGCGGTAAGAGAAACGTTCAATGTTTGAGCGGGAGTAAGATCTGAGAATCTAGCTCCTTGCTCGACATTATTAAGAGGATTAACTCTGGTAATTCCTACAAATCTATCCGTCATCGCTGAGGTGTAAGTCATTAACTCACACTTGTCAGTAGTGGTATTTCCGATAATAAACTGACCACCATTAGCAGGGAAACCCTTAGTGCTATTTACCAAGACAACATCGCCGCCAAATTGATTATCTAATAATAATGCTCTAGTTTGAGTAGAGAAGTGAATCTCAGAACCCTGCTGGAAATTAAATCTTGTTCTATCTCCATTATCTACAACTTGAGAGTTGGCAACATCAGGATTTTCAAAATCACCAATGGTTAGAAGCGGGAACAGATCACTAAAGAATCCGATATCCATATCACCCATTGTGTAATTGATAGTTCTACCAGAAGCATCTTGGTAAGAACCTGCCAGTCCAGCAGCACTCTGATCTTGTGGTTGAATCTCAAACTTAAAGTCTTCGAGTTGCTTTAAGCGAGAACCAAGAGAATTAGTGGTATAGGTATCGTATCCGACCATATCAGGATTATTGTCAGCACGCTTTTCAACAGAACCTGCGTTCATTGACAACTTAGTTTCAGTCTTCTTATGGGTAGTAATGGCACAAGTCAGACCCTGTACACCACCACTCATTTGAGACTGGGTAACTCTAGTTCCCTGATGAGCAATCTTAAGATCCTCTGGCGCAAGTTCAATAAGAATTTGCGGTTGAGGTTTCATTTCGATGTCATCAACATCCAAGAGGTATTGATGCATCAGAGTAACTTGCTGAGACTTATTGACTAAGAATGCAGCGTGTCCAGCATTACCAAATACAATGATGTTTCCAACAGGCAGTTGAGAAGCAAAGCGGGACAGATCCCCACCTTTCTTAAAGACTTCGATGAAGGACAGAAGTCCTGCTCTGGAATCGATAGTGACAGGTTCAATACCGAAAGTCGTCAGATTTGTAATATCGAGAGGATCCTTGCGGATAATAAAGTATCCTCTAGTGAAGAGAATCTGGGGAGGAAGTTTATATCCAGAACCACCAGAAACAATTTCTACATCGACAACTTCGCCACGTACCACCACAGCATTAGCACGAGCACCACCACCTGTAGGCGATCCAGTAGGATTGCCATTAGAGTCAACAATTGGTGCCGTACGGAAGAGAATCTTGGGTGGTTCTCTATAGTCCTTAGAAATTTGTGGTTCTAAGAGATCATCATAGTCTGATGTAGCAAAATCGTACTCCTGACTAATATCGTTAGCGCTAGCATTAGCAGGGACAAATGCACCCCCAAGAAGATTTTCACCGTTACTCCAAACGTTGTCTTGTTTCCAGGTCTTGAATCTATCATAGTAGGCGCTATTATCTCGTTTAGAAACAACAACGGAATTAACACTACCCGCAGGCAAAACCTGTAATCCCGTTGATTCTGTACCCGCTACATTCTGAATATAGACTTTTTCACCTGATCTAAATGTAGTTAAATCGGGATTTGTGTAGGGGCTGCCATCGAGATGGTTACTGAAGAGTTCAATTGTCTTCCTGGCAGGGATATAATTCTTGACAGTAGCAGACCAAACAACGCCACTGTTCACATCGTTCTGATCGTTGTATTGGATCAGCACATCATTAGGTAGGTACTCAGAACCTGCGGCGCGTGCTGATGTTAAAGAATGGTAACGAAGTTCTGCTTCAATACGTGCAACTGCTTGCGCGTCTTGTCCTTCTCTTTGACCAGAATATGAACCAACGTTCAGTACAACCTCATATTCATAAGATCTGAAGTACGATGACACCGTATTATCAGAATCATAACCAGAAGTCACCAACGCCTCTTTAGCAGCACGAATAATGCTACGAGTATCTGCCTCACCATCAATCTGAATTAGATCTCCAGGTTTCAGGTTAGACTTAATTCTATCCTGTCTATTGAATAGTTTTTCGCGAAGATCATCATCAACAGTTTCTTCCACGGATAGAATATTGACATCTAATATGGATGCAGAAGAACCTCTATCCCTAGTGAAACTAAGAACACCACCTTCCCAGTTAATTTTCTGTCCAGTAACATTCTCAACGAAAATTAAATTCTGCTGTCCAGGAGTCCAGGACTGCTTGTAGCATCTACCTCTAGAGAATGACTGAACATAAGGATATGCAACGCCATTAGCATCTGTAGAAACCCAAACATTTGCTCCTTCTACTGGCAGCACCACTTGCTGGTCAACAGTCAGTTTGAAGAACTTACTAAACGTACCAGGAGGTTCAATATTATATCCAAGCAGAATACGCTGAGGATCTAAACCGAAGAAGTACAGAACGAAGCAGTTAGATCCTGCAGCAGGTGCTTCATTGAAAACGATAATATTATCTTCGACACGATAAGCATTTTTGTTTTGCTGAATAACACCATTCAAGATAATGATGATATTTTGACTTCTTTCAGCGTAGAATGGAACGCCATTACGCTCCAATTCAAAAATAGTTTGTGCATCATTAAACTGATCTTCAATACTATCCAGTTTATAGAACTTACCTTGCTTAAATCCAAAGAACTTCTGTTGAGTACCAGGGGCAATCACACTGGTGCTTTGAATAGTTGTAGTAGCAAGAGATGCTTCGCTCTGAATATCTTCACCGCTAACAAATTCTTTCTTAGTCATCTCAACCTGAATGCGGTTGGGATTGGGGAAATCTTCAGTAACTGATAGCAAATGATTCTCACCCTCAAATGCTGCCTTTCTAATAGTGTTTAGAACAATCTCAAACAGCACATTGACAGCAGATTCTACCTGTGCACAATATGGATTTGCACCATAATCGACAGTAATTGTAAGATCTCTGTTGGCGGGAAGAGGACTATGAACAATAGGCCAGTATTCGGGAATAGTTCTGGTGTAAGTGGTCTCGAAAGTATCGGGGTTCTGAATAGCACCACCAACAATATCCACCAGAGTATTAATTGTGGATTCTACAACTGCGCACTCATTCGTTTCAACAGTAATGCTGTTATCAACGATCTGAGTGATTCCGTGGGTACCAACAGGTGTGATAATGTTGTTGCGAATGATATCAGCAGCGAGAGTTTTGACATTGTTGAATACAGTGAGGGTTTCAGTTACTTTTTGGGTAATATGATTCAGGAAACCATCTCTATCGACATAGAGATCTGCCGCATCATAGACTTTGTTATTACCACCGTATTTTATGTTAAAGATGATAGCGTTCACCATATCCTTAACATCATCGACACAATCGTCAGCACTTCCAGGAGAAGATGCACGAGGATATGATTTAATGCTGCCACTACCTTGAGCTACTCCAACGTTGATTGTGATAGTTGTAGCAGTTACAGCTGTGATTGCTTCAGCAACACCTGATGATGGGTCTGTTGCACGTGGATAACTGTGGTTCGTTGCGTGATTATCAGCATCACAAGTAAATGTAACACCGTTATCAGCAATAGTAACTGTATTTGAAGTTGTTAAACTATGGGATCCAATCTCAAGAACCATATCTCCAGTTAAAGGATCATATGTTGTTCCAGCTGCAGCTGTAAATGTTCCTGATGCTCCACCGCCAGCAGTAATTGCATTTCCAACACCACTTACGAAAATATGAGTTCCAGTTCCATAATTGCAGTTGAATGAGATACCATTTGCCAACAGTTTGACGCTAGTTCCCTCTGCAAGAGTGTGAGTGCCGATATCCAGCATCATCATTCCAGTCAGAGGATCATATGTACCATTGGTAGGTGTGAAGGTTACTTCAGGAGAAGCACCAACGTTAACTGTGAAGGTATCGCCAGCAACAGCGGTGATTGCCAATGCCTGCCCAGAAGCAGGATCAGTAGAACGAGGATAAGAATGCGGTGTAGCATTCTGATCCATCGTGCATCTAAAGGTAAATGCATTATCTGCGATAGTAATTGTATCGCTAGTTGTCAAAGTGTGACCAACAACCGTAATTACGAAGTCACCTGTTGTAGGATCGTAAGAAGCATTAGTTGGAGACAGAATAGGACCAGAAGTTACCTGAATAGAATTTGTATCTGCCTCTTGGAATGTATGAGTATAATTGCCACCAGTAATAACAGCATTATTGAGTGCACTATCAAAAGTGTGAGTGGCAGGAGAATCAGATTTGCCAACATCCAAAGTAATGGTTGTGGCAGTAGCGCTGATAATAGGAAGAGCAGTATTGAATGCAGGGTCAGCAATCGTGCCACCTGCGTCAAGCATTCTTGCAACTGCTTCTTCTGCTATTAGCGCCACGTTAGAAGACAGAAGAGAAGCAGCGTCAATATAGGTATTCCCAACACTGTTCGTGGTGTGGAAAGGATCATTATACTTACCAACACTATTAGCAGCAGCACTAACGAACGTGTGGTCGTACTGTTGTCCTGCAGGGCTTGCGCCAACGTTGACAGTAATGGTGTCACTAGTAACCGAAAGAATGTCGATGATCCTATTATAGTAAGGATCTGTCGTTCTGGGATAAGAATGCGGTGTAGCGTGGTTGTCTTGTGAGCAAGTGAAGACTAAACTGTTAGCAGCAAATGCAATGTAGTCATTTGCAGTCAAACCGTGATCAGCAATGGTCAACGTCATATTGCCACTGGTGGATTCATAACTGATGTCAGTAGGTTGCATTGCAAACGTAACATCATTATATCTCTCAGTGTAAGTTAAATGATCGATGCCGAACTTATTGCGCAGCGAAAGGAATGTCATATCCCTAAGGTAACGCATTGACCAGAGAGTTGCCTCAACCTCACCTTCAATATGTTTGATGGTGCCAGTAGACGCAGAAGGATCAATTAGATACTCAGATGCTGCGGCATAGGTGTTTGCGTTTCCACCAAGTCGTAAATCCTGTGCAATAGACTTAAGAACAGATTTGAGATCAGTAATACATTGGTTTCTGCCAAGTCCAGGATATGTAAATCCGTTTTCGACACTAAATGCAGTGGTTGCATCCAGAATACCGACTGCTTCTTCTGCCAAAACAGCAGAGTTGTTATCAACAATGTCTCCAGCATCTAAGAATCGGTGATCTTGGAAATAACGCTTAGCAACAATCTCGCCACGTGCACCAGTTGTCTGTCCAACCACATAATCATTAACTAACCAATTGGTAGCATCCTGAATATCAAGTTCGACAATTTTACCAACCTGTCTAGGTGGTTCTGTAAATTTAACTTTACCAGCACCACCAGCAACTAACTCATATGCAACTCCAGGTTCTTGAATAACACCATCAAGGGAGATGTGAAGGTGATCTCCATCTAAAACAGGAATACCAAGATCGAATTCCGTAGTAGTACCATCAAAAAGACTGGTGAGGTTATTTGCTTCCAGCAAATATTGAGAATTCAAAGAGTCATCTTGGAACTTAATCGATTTGCCGTAGAATGTTACGCCAGGAACAAAGATTCCAGTCTTAGGATCAATATGAGGTCCAATAGGTGGAGTTGCAAATGTAATCGTGCTACCACTTACTGTATATGCAGTATTTGGATCTTGCAGCACACCATCCAAGGTTACAATCAATTGATTGGCATTAAATGGAATGAGAACTTCGTTAATACCTTCTTTAAACAAAGTAAACTGGGTTGTGCCAGTTACCGTACCGTCTGTTTGGAACGAACCATCAAATCCAGGAGATAGAGCAAGGTCAAATACCTCAATCTCAACATTATTCTGTTCGCTATAGTTAATACTACCCAGACCACGTTGTTTCTGGAATGAATCAACTCTAACGTGAGATTGTGTAATCTTTCTGGACTTATGTTGTGCAGTGCAACCAAGAACTCCAGGTTCGATGACACTCATAACAGCACCGAAACCATTATCCTTCGTACCAGACTGAGGTGTGTCAATAGTTTCAGGTTTTCTGGCATTGCCAAAAGATTCAATCAGAACTTCGCCAAACAGGTTGAATCCTGCAGGGTGAGTGAATTTTTTAACAAAATCTCTCCAATCGTTAATAGAAACGGTGGATTTGACCACATAAGAATAATCTTGATAATAAACTCCATCCTGAAGTTTCTGCGACACAGCGCTCAGTTTACTGCGGTCACTGCCGTAACTACCAACAGAAGTAGATGTGGAGTCAATTTTAGGAGTAATATTGGCAACGTAAATCTTTTGAATGTTTGCCGTACTTAAAAGCGACTTACCAGTGATAGGTCTATCGCCAACAAACTTACCAGTGACACTTTTCAGTCTTAAGATGTTTTGACCGTCAACCCAATAATCAACACGACCCGTAGCAATCAATTGTTGATCACCGTCGCGTTGCTCAATTAATTCGCCATTTAAGAATGCCTTATCAGGCATATCTCTCAATGTCATCACAATAGGAGGATTGACCTGAGGAAGCAGCGTAGGATCATTATTGAAGTCTTTACCCGAAGAAATAATCTCCAGAGTTGCTAATCTACCAATATCTTCGCCGTGAGCAAATAATTTGTTATCTGACTCGTAAAGACGCAATACAGTGTCTTCGCTGTAATTGGTTCCTTCATTAGTAGGAACAATACGAGAAACAGACCCATCTGCTCTCAATTCAACGTTGAATTGCGCATTGACACCAGATCCAGTGTTTTCCAACAAAACAATGGGTTTAGAGTAATTTAATCCAGTATCCTCAACAGTAACCGAAGTAATTCTTCCCTCTTGAATTAATGGTTTGAAAGAACCTCTAAAACGCTTGTTTAAGAAGACACCAGGCAGAATAGGAGGAATAGTATAGTTTTTACCGCCACTAATGACTTTTACGCTTCTAATCGAACCAATAGCGTATAAAGAATCGGTATAATACTGAACATTAGTAAATCCTTCTTGCTGAGGAGTATATGGCAGTCTGTAAGCAAATTCGTACTCATATCCATAGAATACAGGATGTTTGCCTGCAAATGGGTCTTCAATCAGAGTAAAGAACTGATCTTCGGCATTAATTAGTCCAACTGACTCGCCATAGTAAATTTTTGGCGGAATATCGAGCACAGGTGCAGATTTCCAAGTATTTCCGTCAATTGGAATTCCATAACCCAATTGGAAGGTAGTAAATGAATTATTAGTGCCTGGTTTCGCTAAAGACTGATATGCTTGATTTAAAGTCTGCGTACGATAAACATTATTGTAGAATGTAAGGTTTCTGCCAAGCAGAGACTGATCGCTAGTGTCAAAAATGTACTGATAGGTTCTTTGAACATCTAAAGCGATATTTTTCTTCCATTCAGAATCTCCATCTTTACGGAAACGGAATCTGAGATCAGAAGCGCTAACACTGGTAATTATTACCTGTTTTCCAGGAGTACTCTCATCAGTGAAGGTTGATGTGGAAGTAATTTCCGTATCATTCTCATTAATGTAATATACGGTTAAAATGTTGGTGGTTGGGTTGTAAGAGTCAACATATGCAACATTTCCAGAGAAATTAATCGCACTATCTTTATTAAACCTATAATCTCTAGTAATTAGAGTTACAGGGATATCATCGATGTGATCTACAACTTCAGTATCGTTATATCCGCGCTGAACCTGTAACGTATTACCAGCAACCGCAGTAACAAGTAATTCTTCATCAGTAATACGAATTACATCTTGTTCGGATATCTTAAGGCTACTATCAACGATAACTTGAGTATCGTCTCTGCCCATACCAGCTGCATCGACAAAGAATTTTGCTTCATTGGATCCAACATTACCGCCTAGGTTTCCAATAGCAGTAGTAAGAATATCGCCATACTTATAACCAGATCCCTTACTACCAACAACAATAGAGACAACTCTACCATCTGCATTGGTTGTGACATTACCAGTAGCAGAAGTACCGCTACCAGTACTAGATGTTAAAGGAACGTTGTTAAATGTAGTGCTAGGAGTAAATCCAGAACCTGCATTAACAACATCTAAACGTGCAACGCCACTATCGTTAATAGCAGTAGAAGCATCAATCTCAGTTACAGCAATATCTTGGTACTTCTTAGTTTGTACAAAATATTTTTGAGTGGAGATGGAAGAATTGGGTTCTACCGTAACAATGACATCATCACCAACAGCAAGACCGTGAACTTTGTCTTGAGTACGCAGAACTGCGATATTATCCTCAACGTCCAAAAGTTTAAATCCTTTAGACAGAGAATTAACATCAACAATAGTTGCAGATGCTAAACCAAGAGCAACACCGTCACCTACACTAAAATATCCATATTGACTGTACTGATCTCTCGGAAGAGTAATAGTATTGCCATCAGTATCAGTGCTAGTTTGTTCTGTTGGGTTGGCAAATTTAAGTTCGACAATAACAGTGTTTTTATCGAATACGTTTCTAATAACTTTACCGATTGCTTTTTCGTGAGCAACACCACCAGATTGTGCTGAGAAAACAACCTCATCTCCAATATCAGCAACAACCGTGCCATCAAACGTCAAATTATAGATCTCAGTGTCAGAATCTACGGCATCAGTAAGATTAAACGTTCCGCTAACATTTTTGACAACAAATTTATCACCTTCCTCAATGACACCAATCACAGAAGCAGTTGCACCACTGTTTTGCTGTGTAATGGTTGCTTCGTGATTAATAAAGACAGGTTTATCTGTAATGAGGTAATTATTCTTAGGAGAATTGCAGGAAAGTGAAGCAACAGTGTGACCTTGAATTTCATTTACTGCAGCAAACAATCCATCACCAGTTTCAGTCGTTTTTGTATCGACATAGATGACATCTTCATTAGTATAGTTGCCTGAAGAACTGTGCACCTCAATATTAGTCACAGGACCATATTGAACACCACTAATACGAGAAGTAAGCAGTTCACCAGTGTCTACATTAGCAGCAACTCTGCGTCTGCGAACATCATCAGGCAAATAATTCTGCCTAGACTTAGGTTTCCAGTTTTCTTCAATTGGGAGGTTATAATATGCATCGCCAATCGTATATGGATATGCAGGCGCGTCAAGACTGTCAGTAGTGCAGAAATATGCATAAGTTCCATTCGGGAACTCTGGTGTGGTGCAGAAACGTCCGTTATTGGCGTCCAGATCGCCTAGACGGGCGACATACTCATAGTCATTACAAAATGTACCTAATGAGTATTGCGTCTCGCTAGGAGCGTCTGTACCTCGTGTTGACTTAAGACGCCAGCTCGAAGACATCCGTGCAATAGAAGCATTTGAAGCGTAGACATCTTGATATGGATCTTGATAGCCAAAAGAACCATAGATCGGGTTACCATCGTATGCCCATCCTAGAATTGGTGAGTGTGACTTATTAGTAAGGGGGTTACCCTGACTATCCACATTATCACTCCTAGAAATCTTAAGTGAAGTAGGAGGGATAATATGACCATATGCCAGACCATATCTGGCATCACTAGAATTAAAGACAACACCAGCAGAGTTGGAGTTATCAATGCTATTATAGAGATATGAATTATACTTCCAACGCACTAATTCGCTAGTTCCCTCAGCAGTGCGCATCGTAGGCGCTAAGACAACCGTTGTAGTTTCTAATTGGTAATCAAATCCACCAGAGAGTTTGGTGAATCCCGTAATCTGACCAGTAGCGGTGTCAATCTGGCAAGTAAACAGTGCACCTCTACCTTTTCCGCTAGCATCGGAAATAACCACCATAGGTGGTTCTGTATAGTTCTGACCAGGATCGATAACGGTTGCAGTTTGATCAATATCAAGGTAAATGTTCTCAATTTGTCCTTGAGAAATCGTGTGAGTAATCTGACCACCAGAACCAGAAGTAAAAGTGACATTTGGAGCGGTAGAGTATCCAGAACCAGGATCTGTGATGGTTACAGTGTCAACTTGACCAGAACCGTTAATTGTGCAAGTTGCAGTTGCATTACCCTCAATAATAACCTTAGGAGGTGCTGTATATCGCGCACCAGTGTTAGTAATATTGATTTTAGTAAGTGCACCAAAATCAATGCCATCTACAGACTTGTGGTTAATGATAGGAACACCATTAACGTACAATCCAATATCTTCACTGTCGGTATATTGAATAGTAGATGCTTCCAGAGGTTTTCTCGGGAAAATCTTCAAATGTTGCTGATCTTGAGGAATTGCAATGTTGTCAAAAGGTCCAATGGCGTATTCTGGGAAACCAGAAGACGCAATGAAGTAATTTTCTCTATCTCTGTAGATCGCTTGGACATTTGACAACACAGTATTCTTAATACTGTTAGAACCCAAGTTAGTTGGGTCAAATCCAGTTAGTTTAGTGGCACTTTCGTTAATAATCCACTCATTAGTTAAAGGAGTGGAATCATAAAACCCAGAAGTCGAAAATTCGACCATATTGTCGAAAGTGACATAAGGAATGCCACCTGCATCCACATCAAAGTAATTTTGTGCGGTAGGATCGTATTCCAGACCAGCAGACAACTCACCTTCGATGCCAGTAGATGCTAATGACGCAATCAAACCGTAAATTCGTAAATTTACAGTCTGTTCAATATTATTTTCGTCTAAGTAAACGCCAGCAAGATTATTTTTCGTAAAACAGCGAACTCCCTTCTTATGAGCAAACTGTCTTTTGTTTTCAACGCCTGCATCACGCTCGTGAATGACAAATTGGGTTGCAGTCTTGCTGCTATACGTAATTTGCTCTTCTCCAATCAAGACTCGTCCGTCTTGCTCTGGGAATCCAACTGTAGAGAACACATCGATTCGATCTCCACGACCAGCATTGGGAGAAAGGTCGGTCATTAAGAATGAACGACGTGCAATAGCAAATTGACCCTCTTTACTGCCAGGAGAGATGGTCAGTGTGTACTGTAGACTGCCTTGATATGGTTCACCGACAATATTGTCGATAATTGCGCTGGCAGGAGTAAGTTCTGGGTTATATGGGTCGGGAGTTTGTCTAATTTCGTTACCAACGATCTTTCTGATGTCACCATCGATAACTTCGACCACCAAAAGTTCTTTACTGTTCCATCCAGACTCCGAACTTTTGAAAACACTCTCTTTAGGGTAGAAAATGTCAGGTTTGACACTAAACAGCATCTGGAAAATAAATTCCAGTGACTGGGGAGTACCTTTTACGTTATAGAAGTCACGAATCTTCTTAACGAGTAAGTTTTTGTTGGTTTCGTCTCTAAGGTACTGATATGGGAAACCAGAAGTATATTGCTCTTCGTAATTCTTGATTAAACCAGCAAGCAACAGGTTGCTCAGATTATTAATCTCCGCAAATTGCTTATGGACTTGTGGGTTAGTCTCTTCGTAAGTTAAATCGTTATATAAATCGCCAAGTTTTGTCTTTGCGCTATATCCACGGATAGCATTTTTAAAAACATTACCTTCTACACGTTCATACAAGAAAATTTCCTGGTCAATCATAATAAGACCATTCCTTCTAGGGAATCCATCGGTCTTATTCGCCAGGATGTCAATTTTTGTTGTTCCGAGTGGAATTTCCTGTTGCAGGATGCAAGTCTTAACTAAGACTTCGGGTGCAAATGTGTCAACATCGAGAAATCTCTCGAAATTATTGATAATATCCTGCGGACCCTCACTGATAGTGAGTGCTTCGTAATATTTGGACAGGAAATTCGTTACTAGAGGATATTCCTCTACGATAAAGTCAGGTAACTGACTTTCGATCAGCGTGGAGAGATTCGGTCCTGCCATTTATCAGATGAGTGCTTCTTGTTGAACGAGGAAAACGCTACTAGAGAGATCAAGACTTAAATATGCCTCACGCAAAGCATAAATGTCTTTGTTCACGGGTAGAACACGTAGTTCTATCCTGTTGTCGTCGTAGGTACCTTTGATTATATTTAACCGATTCAGCATTACCTCTCCTTTGAGGTAATCTATGGTACCTTGCTGTTCGTTGAGGACAAATCTGTCCTGGGTGGTAGGATCGATCTTATAAAGGTAGACATTACCTTTTTGATCGTCTGCCAGATAGACAATATCCGTAGGAAAGTCAGAAACAACAAACCCAGTAGATTGAACAGAAGGATTAGAACAACCTGATTTAACTGTGTTCTGATAGCAGATTTCATATTGTGTAACAGTATTCAGAATGGGGTAAAAATCCTTCCTTAATTTAATATCAGTTTCGTTAGATGTAATAGATGTCTCTGTAGAATCAATAATTCCGACGATACGAGAATATTTGAATCTACCATTGAACTTTTCAAGATCTGATGTACTCCTATAAGAAGTCAGGGACTGATTAACCTTAGATTTGATCTCTGCTTCGGTTAAGTCAGTCTTTGATTTGTTATAATAGATCTTTGAATTTAGTTCAACGTAAGTAATGGACGGATCAATAATTTCTGGGGTAACAGAAACAACCGAATATTTTTTAAGTTGCGTTACAATAAGATTCTTCGTATATTGAGAAAGTTTTGTAGAGAACTTAGGTTTAATTACGATTTTGACTTTACCGTACTCTGGTGGATCAGCGTCTTCTCCACCGAAAGATACAATGTCAGCAATCGAAGGGTAAATATTACGGATAATGGATTCGTAGTCGTCTGCCGTAACTGCACGACTTTGGGTATTGAAAAATTTCGGAGCATTTCGTTTAATCGAATCAATCGATTCAAGTTCTTCACCTCCTGTGGCTGCACTTACTGTGGTAAGATTAATCGTAGGTCCATAATTAGAGTTGCCAAGGCTATCTTCTAATAAAGCACCGAACGTAAACACTCTAGCGTTATTAGCTACATTACCGTTGGTGGTAATATAGGTGATCTCGATATAATTGTTGGTTTTTAGTTTCTTACCTAAGATACCATCACCAAAAATAATCTGATAACGCTCATCTTCTCCCTCTTGGAGGAAGAAAACATTTGAAGTTCCATCAAAACCGATAATATTATCTGCCAGACGGAACTCAGTAAAAGTAGTATCGCTTATCGTGTCTCTAACAATAATTTTAATCGTGCTTGTGTCAATATTGGAGTTCTTCAGTCTAAAACGCTGAGGAATTGCAGCGTTGTAAGTATATGTCTCTGACACATAATTTCCTTCCTTGATTTCAACGTTATTAAACGTAGCGAGAGAGTTGGAATCAAGATTGGAGGTATAATCTTTATCAGTAATGAAGGAGTATGTTACTCCATTAATACGAGTGAGAAACTGTGACCCTCTTGGGAGTCTCACCGTAGTGGGAACGTTATTCTCTGCAGCGTAACTTGCCTCGAAGTTGATAACTGCAGTTGGTGCGGTAGAAGACTTGGGTAAGTAACCGATTTGCTTCGCCAGAGACACCACATTGTCCCTGAGAGTCGCTGATTCAAGGAATGCCTCATTGACTACCATATTGGCGTTAAACGCCGTGTAGTACGTATTATAGGCAAGTACATCCAACAGGACCGAAAGAGTCGATCCTTCAAAGTCATAATCAGTAAAATCGCTATTTGAGCGAAGGTACTCTTTTAAAGATTGCTTGACTTGATCAAAGTCTAAGTTTGCAACTTGGATGTAGGACATTATCGGGTTCTTTCTAGGAAGAATTCTAAATCACGAACTTGTGCGTCAGATTCGATGCCTACAATCTCAAACGAAATTGCTACATCAAAACCATTGTTGTCATAATTTGCATCGACAGTCAAATCAATAAGGTTTACTCTAGGTTCATACTTGACAATAAGATATTCCAGCTCATCTTGTAATAACGAAGCAGTAACTGAATCTAAAGGTTCAAATAACAGGGCAGCAACATTGCTACCCAGATCGGGTTTGAAAAACCTTTCACCCTTACGGGTCATTATTAAATTGTACAATGCTCTTTTTACCGCAGATTCATCTGTGGTAACTAAAACGTCATTTGTAATAGGATTAATGCCTAATGAAATAGACACATCCTTAAATTTGACCGATTTAGGCATTGTCAGTCGGTTTCTTTTCTATGTATGCGACTTTCTTGGTAGCTTGGCGCAGATATCTATCAGAGGCAGGATCTGTGATTAACAGCATCCCACTTTTCATAAAATCTTTACCATAATCGACTGGTGTTTTGCGAGGGATTGCCATAGCATCTCCACGATCTGACGATTTATTTAGTTTGTCGTTCATCTGCGTTTTTCCAGTAATAATCATCGGTGTCACCTAGTCTACCCCATCCAGTTCCGTTCTCAACTTGATAATATCTCGTCGATACCTTGAAATCTGGTGTTAGAGGTTCATCTGGTGTTAGTGAAAGGTCATAAACTCGCATCCTATTGTTAGGATATAGTGCATATTGACCATTTTCAAGCAAAATGCAATTGTGAGACTTGTGTTCTTCGGGTTGCTCGCTCACATTGGTGTCTGTAATGTCGATATCAGCGTGAAAATTGTCTAAAGTGAACAAATATTCACCTTTCATCAGTCCGTGAGTGCGTGTTAACACCTCAAAATCCATTGAAGCGATAAATTGCTTGGTGATACACCGCACACCATAGTCCATACAGTTCCAAAATTGCAAATTTTGCAAATTTAAGCACGGATCGGGTAGTTCTGGCGCGGATACAAACGCCGAAATAGGCAATTTGTCGTATAATGCGCCATATTCGGGCAAAAATGTCTCAAAATAAAAAGCGCGTCCAGGTATCGACTTAACAGATACCCAAACGCCCTCAACAAATTCGCCAAATCCGTCTTGAAAGTCTCTTAAATACTCTCTTCGCACCCAAACTTTAGTATTTGGGAGATTGACGACTAACTGACTCATCGCTTGCCTTGTCCACGGTAACGTTTTTTCTTGCCATTACGGGAAGAAGCGGCAAGTTTAGTATTTACACTACATCCTTGACGAGTTTTTTTCGGAGCAGCAGGTTGAAAAGTGATGCCAGTTTTGTAAAGTGCCATTAATCGCAATCAGTAATAGAGTTGTCACCTGGGGCTTGTGAAGATCTGCTTCCTTGTCCGCCTATGGTTGGGAAACCAATGGCAAAAATACCAGCAGCAAGAGCTCCAGCAATGCCTGCAGCAGCGGCGGCAGCAGCAAGACCTGCCACTGCGCTACCACCACTGCATTGTAACACGTTAGGTGCCCCCACTGCAACCGCAGAACCGCAGGTAATAGAGTCTCCTATCCTTGCAAGGGGTACACGTGCCGCACAGACCTTAGGACCGATAGCAGTGAGGATAGCATCTGTCTCAACATCACCCGTTTTCATAGTTTTCATAGGCACTGCAGGTGCTCCACTACCTCCCATTACTGTTGAACAAGTTGCTTTAACAGTTCCAGGGTGACAAGCAGGGTTTTTTCCGCAGGGTTTGCAGTGTATAACTCTTACAGTGCCTGTATGAATAGGAACAATCTTCGTAACCTGAACGTTGGTGATCAGATTTGTACTATAATTCGCTGGTGGCCAACAACCGTGACCTGTACATACACCTGTAAATAGTCCTACTGCTGCCATTTTACACGTAAATATGGGAGAAAGTGTGATCGTTCCGCAAATGTTGCTCTGCTGTGGTCTGTTTGCGCTCCCTAAGAACGTTCAAAAGTTTAATAGACCCGTCACTGCGGACCCTTTTTCCGTCGTAGTGCGCAATCTCACGGGATCCCTCATATTTATACACGTTTGCATCGGATGCTCCCAGCGATAAACGGGTGGTTGCGGTAGCATTTGTCAATTGAGGCGCAGTAAGTTCGATAGTTGCACCTGATAAAGTGACAGTTGCGGGAGAAATTAACTGTATTGCGGGTGCTGTACTCAAAGAATATGTACCTGCAGCGACTGGTGCGGTCACAGTAACCTCATCTAGGTTCAAACTTACGCTTTGAACAGTCAATGTTTGGTCATCAGTACCGATAACTAACATACCAACCTGAATATCGTCTAGGTCAAACCCTTCTTCGCCCACTTGCACGCTACTAATACTCAAAACTTGAGTGCCATCTGCAACTGCATCGAAGGAAACACCAGGAATTGAACGTAAAACCTGCGCATCATTCATACTAGTAGTGGCAACATTGACACCAAGACCCAAAAATATCTTCTCGGGTTCGGATGTAACGACGTTTAGAATGTATCTGTTGCCAATTTCTACATCACCAGTTATAGAAATCGACGGATCTGGCGCATCAATAGTGACAAGAGGGGGTTGAACGTACCCAGTACCACTATCTGTGATGTTATATCCAATAACTCTACCGAAAGATATCTTTGCTTCTGCAGTTGCTTGCCTTCCATTCTCCAAATCAGGTTCCCCAATCGTCACATTTGGGGTATTCATATACCCTAGACCAGGATTGAGTTGCTGAACGATCTCAATTCCTTGTCCTTTGAGTGAATAGTTGTTCAATTCAACGTATCCAAAGTCAGGGAAGTCCTTAGCATCATAGTCAAAGATGATTAAATCATCCTCACTGGTGTTCATAAACTCTTTAATTTGCGCAACTTTAATATCTCCATCAGGATTTCCCTGATATTCGATAGTTTCTTTCAGTTTATCGCGGTATGTTGACCAGTTAGAATCGATTGTAAGCATAGCATCGTAGGTATGAACCTCAGATGCACCGTATCCAGGGTTTGCACTGGTTGTGCTGCCACCAGGACTAGACTCATCGATGTCTGGAGTGCTTGGATCATCTGGAGTTGGTTCGATTATTGTCGTAATTGTTGCCTGGTTACAATACCAACTAACTTCAATAGCATAATCTAGAACTTTTGTGCCAATCTTATGAGGTTCATACTCAAAGACACTCCACTTAATCTTCTCACCAGCAGGAGGAACAGTTCTGAAACTATGTGTACACCACTTTTGTACTAGTTCATAATACCAATTGTCTGGTACAACTGTACTAAAGTTATTCATAATATCGTCAGTGTACTCATTCGCAGCAATTGCTGTATCAATAGTTGGCAAAACATTACAGAAATATGTTCTTGTTTCACGGAACATCTCTGCTGTATTGTTATACAACTTACCTTCTAACGCTTTATTTGTAATAACTTCTTCTTCTTCTGTTTCTCCGACAATATCCTTATAGTTGTCAGTAATGCTAGCGGGAGAAGTTAATGAATCTACACTGTTTGCAAAACTTTCTTGATCCTCAAAACTTGGGATCAATGTACCAGTACACTTTAACTTACCCCAGAACTTATCAGCAGCATCTACTAACTTCTTCTCTAAGCGTCTATTTCTCTTATTCTTAAACGGAATAGGTTCGTCTTTCTCGTCAAACCCTAAAATAGGTACCTTGGCATAAACACCAGTATCTACAGAGATAGGCCAAGTAGATTCACGAGATGCAGCATAGTCAACACCCTTTGACTTTTGCTCTGCATCCATAATCTCCTGACCTAAGTCATATAACCCACAAACAGACTTATCTAGATTGTAGGCAATTTTTGCATTCTTTTTCTTCCTTCTTTTCTTTTTCCCATCGGTAGGATCCTCATAATCCTCAAAGAAGTCAGGGTTATATTCACCAAATAATTCCTCATACGATTTTGTTGCATCAGGAACTTCGGCAACGGGTCCTACAACGTCCACTAACGTGTCGCATTTGGGTTGGAGGTACTTCGTATAGCAAACCTTCTTTGGATGGGAATAGAACCCGCTTATGGACGCTCTCAGAGGTTCTACATTAATAGTAAACAATCCAATGGTTGATACAGTAGGAGTATCATAGTAACCAGCGACGACATCGGCGGTCGCGCCGCTTTCAGCACCAGTTATAACTTGATCTGGAAAATTACCAGATGGATTATCTAACTCAATAATATTCAGAGCATTACTCTCACGATATCTGTGCCACTCGGCAACGGTCCCTGTAGCGCCATTCGGACAACTTACAGTCTCGCCTACCTTGAAATTACCAGACGGATTCCTGACACTAACTCTCGGTGTCACCGAATCGCATATCCACAAATAAAAATACTGCTGCTCTCCTGTTATGCGAATTTGGTATGGAATTAATTGATTGCAAGCAGTACTCTCATCCCCTGAAATATTAGAAGCACTAAAAAGATACTCAAAATAATCCTCATCATCCATAGGACCCATCTGTACGTCCTGAGACCCCAAAGGTCCCCGCCCACCTTGCGAATCGCTTTGGTAAAACGGGAATGTACTAGTGACTATTAGAGCATCTTCAAAGTTATACGTCAAGTTCTTGCCTCATCTCGATTGTGGTTAACCTAGTCTCTACACTATTCAGATAATCGACAATACTCTCGTGCTGGGTACTTCCAGGACGACGGTACATAATTGTCATATTGCTGATTGAGTCCTGCACCGCTTTGATACTTTCGCGGATCTCTTTGATCTCTTCCTTCATCTGAAGCTTGTAATCTCTCAAGTCGTAATCCATAGCAAGTTCGTTAATTAAACTATCATACCACAAAGTGTTCTCATCGGGCGTTCGGGTTGATTTTGAGAACTCTGGCATCTGACCTCATTTCTAGAATGTCTGGAAGTCCCTTAACGGCAGTTTCTTCCTTCCTAAATTTATGCGCCGAGTCACTGTCAGTACTCCACATACTGTCCCGAATCCAATAAACCATACCCGTGTGCAATGATCCTGCAAAAGGGGCAGCAATTGTCCAATACTCTTTGCGTTGTGCCATTGTAAAAAATTCTAAGGGCGAAAATTAATTCCGAAAATTTTTCAGAACCAAAAAAATATTTATCTCGCTCTCTGGGTTCGTTGTAGGTTAGACTTGGCGAATTCTCTATAAAAACGCCCCCCATCGAATAACAGTCAAATAGGGGGCGTTCGGTTTGTGTTACTTAGTGCCGCTACGGTTAGCGATACTTAGTGCAGGCGTCGTCGTAGGATGACCCCACGGGCACCGCCTCGCAGAAGCGGGTCATCTTAGCGTCTTGCATCTCAGAGACTGAGGTGATGGCGTTGGTGCCGATCAGGGTGCCGAAGAAGACGACGACGGCGAGGAGAGCGATTCGCATTGGTTGGTTGCTGTTGGTGAAATTATAGCAGATCAGTGGCGATCTGAGATGTTCCAGGTTCCCCAGTCTGCGGACTCCAGACCCTGGCGGATCCGATCGCGACGCTGAGTCTCAGCACGCATCCGACGGATCTCGTCTTCCATCACCTGCTGAATCAGAGGAGAGGGGTTGGCGTTGGTCAGGAACAGACCGCCGTGCTGAGGAGTGAGGTTGGTCATCGGTTGCTTTGCTTTGTTGTTCATAGTATGGCAGTGATGGGGGAGAAAGTCAACAGGCAGTGGACAGGCATCCCTTTGGCACACACCCTGTCAGGCGACGCCAGGTGAGGGCGAACTGAATGCTCTTCTCTGTCATCCCACCCTGGCGGCGATGACCTTTGACCTGCCACCCGTCTGGGGTATAGTAGAAGGTGATGGCGCACCTGCTCACGGTGTGACCGATGAAGTGCTCATCAGTATGGGCGAGGTGCCAGTCCTTCACGTCCGTCACGCAGTGGCGGCAGAACTTACCCGACCGAAGCAAGCGGACTAGGTTGGCAATCTCCTGGCGGGTCAAAATGAACCACTCGGTTCCACCCTTGCCGTTGTATAGGTGGCGGTACTCCTCAGGCAGATTCTCAGACCAGGGACCTGGCACGGTGCTGCACTTCTTACTGTTGCGCAGTCGCTCGTGGACGATCGCCTCGGTTGCCTTAACGCGATTGCTCAGCACTAGGGCAATGAATTCTGTATCACCGTCGTTGCTGGTCTGGTGTCCCTCTAGCATTGCCATCGTCGCTTTCTCACCACCAGAGGCAAGACCGATTTTCACCGCGACGTAATCTGACTCGTCAGCGGTGACGACGTTGGAATGGGACACCATAAAGTAGAGGACGCCAGCACCACCCGCACCTGATCCAGAGGTGCGCTTATGGGCGGTTGCCTTGTCTACCGTGATGGTGGCAGAGTCGAAGACGGGACGATCAGCGTAGAGAGTCGTCATTTCGTAGAGTTCGTTTCGATGCCATTAATATACCCCCACCCTGGGGAGGATGGGGGCGATTGTGGACAGTTCAGAGTTCGTCCACCATTTCGTCTAGTTCTGCCTCGTCTAGGTTAGGATCGTCGTAGGCAACGCCATCGCCTGTGTGAGTGATGCCGAGGTCGCTAAGAGTGCGAACCACGTGCTGCCAATCGTAACAGCGACGGGCGAGGTGGTAAAGACCCTCATCGTTGCCGATCCAGAGGGCAGCGTTCCAGGTCTCATAGTTTGCCCATCCGTTGAAGGTCGAATCCTGTGCCATTGGTGTTGCGGTCATCGGGTCGTACGATTGCAGAGGTTTCATTGAGTAGGTTAGCAGCGCCAACCCGTGCACCGTTGCGAACGTCATCATTCGCAACAAGGACGCCAGCGCCGAAGGCAGCAGCGTAGGAGAGGATCCGAATCAAAGGTTGTCAGCGATGAGGTTCAGGATAGCAGAGGCGTCGTCCATTTCGGCATTCACCTCTTCACGGTCGAAGAGCGCGTCTTGAATGAGAGCGTCAAGAGCGTCATCCTCGAAAGGGCAGAGATCAGTGTTGAGCATCTGTGTTGGTTGTGAACGTTTTGATTATAGGATGCCGAGGCGACTCAGCAACCAGTTGTAGACCAGTTCGGTGAGTGTCACAGGGCAGCGACCCCGTACAGTTCGTTCTCACGCTTTGCCCAATTGCAGAACCTGCCAAAGGACACGCTAGGGCGAGCGGTGATCTCACACCATAGCAGACGGAGTTGGTCGCGGCGTCGTACCTGATAGGCGGCGACACTGCCAGAGATCCAAGCGACTTGAACCCGACGCGAGGTGAGTGGGAGGATGATCCCATCAACAGCGCTCGAACGGTCTTCAGTGTTCAGGAACATAGGTGCCTTGCTTTGACTCTTCTAATATACAGGAGAGGGAGGGGAATGGGGTGATTGGTGGACACCCCGTCGATTGTCACAGGAACTGAGACGGATCGCCGTAATCTCCAATATGGTTGCCGAAGGGGTCACGCACCTCAGCGTAACCGAATTCATCAGCGAGACTGAGGCAGATGTCCCACGCCTGATCCTCGCTGAGGCAGGACTCAGACTCCTGGGGTTGGTGTGGGACTAAGACGCTGTAACGGTTTGCCATTGAACTTTGATTGAACTGAGGTCAGTATAGGGCACCAGCGTGGCAATGGTGAAAATGATGGACAGTCCCATAACTGTCACGCTCCAACGTATTTCACTTTAATTTCGGTGTAGGATTCCAACAGTTCAGGATAATAGTCCTCAACCTCAGTTATCAACTCATCAACAGAATAGTCCTCTAAAGTATGATTGAGGGAGTCGTAGACAAATTGATACATTGTCTTGTGATCCATCCCGTCAATGATACTTTCAATGTACGCCTCCTGAAGTTGATCACGATCAATGATGTTGTCGGTTGATTGTGTCACTGATGGTCTCCGTTGTTTGGATGTGTTTATTATACAGGATCAGGATTGATACTGATTGGGTTAGTGGACACTTCAGAAAGTGTCACTGGTTCACTTGCAAAGGTGTTGTATTGAATTATAATACTATCGATGTCTTTCTGTTCTAATTCTGTATACAATCTCTCCAGTTCTTTCATATAATTGTATTCATCGATTGTATCCATTAACTCTTGCATTCTATGGGATACAATCTGTTTTATTAAATCTCTTTTAGTAACTGTCATTCTATCTCTTCTATATCAACAACGGTTAACTCTTCATCGTCCCCTATCTCCAACATATCTTTAAAATCCCAACTATGTGGATTCCAAGGGGTTTCAATCTCTAGCGTTATTTGATATTTTGTAATTTCCAAGTTTTGATTTAATGCAGGAATGTGAGAAAGCAAAGGCATTGGAAAAAATCAAAAAACGCTAGAGTTAATTATAACACTAAACGGTGATTTGTGCAGACCACCAGTCACCAGTATACTCAACTTCACCTTCGGGAGTGTTAATGAACCAATCGAACTTACGTTGGAACACGTTGTAACCACAGAACTCGAAAAGCAACACATTAAGAATTTGCTTAGTTGTTGCTGTCCAATAACCGCAGTTATTGATGCTGATGCTGTTGTTCGAGATTGCACCAATCAAGTGACCGTGAAAGGTGATAGATGCCGAACCATTATCGTGCCACGTCACGCAACGGTTACCCTTAGAGAAGGGACGAAAGTTGCGGATGGCGGTGATCATTTCCTGGTCAACTTTGCGCATAATGAAGAGAGAGTGAGTGTGTACGTAAGGTGGACAGGTGAGAGATCAGATCTTGAGTTCACCCATCATAGAACCTTCAAGGGTGCCACACAGGGCGCTGAGGTCGTTGTAGAGTTCGTCATCGGGACCGATACGATTGAGGATGCTGTCGAGAGCATCGATCGCACGCTGAGTCTCGGTGGCGGTCATCGAAGTTTGAATGATGGTGGGCATTGGTTGCTTGCGAATGACTGTATTATAGCGGAGTGGGAGACAGATGGGAGATGCCTAGGACACTTCGTCAACTGTCTACCACTCCTGTGATAGTTGTGTCGGGTCTCCCCTCCACTCACCTAATATACACGATCACGGAGGTCACACAACCTAGGGTGTGCCACTTTCCTCACCGACCACGATGGCATCAGGGGGGAGTGTGCTACCTTGGAAAGCGTCCCATCCATCATCCAATTTATCAGGAGTCTGTGTAATCATATGGTCCAGGGTAAGGTTACCCATTTGGATACGTTCATTAATAAACTTACCAATGCTGAAATCCTCTCTGTCGATGGTGTCTTCCACATCCTCGACTAGATTGTCATTGTCATCTCTATCTTGCTCACCTTCAAGTAGACCACAAAGTTGCATAAAAGCAGACTGAAATTCGTCTAAGTCTTTGCATTTATATGCATATTGTTTGTTTTTATTACTCTTATAGATGATTTTTACATTACTTAGATCATAGTCTAACTCCAAGTAGTCAATAGCACCACTAGGGAGTTCTTCGTAAACCTTGTTAGTCATCTTAATGTCTTTCTATAGTATACAGTATAGCACGTGGGTGGGAAAATGAAAACCCTTAAAGGTTAAGAAAGTAAGTTTTTGACTTTTTTAACTTTTTCATTATTTCGGTTTTCTGACTTTCTTGACTTTTTCAGTTTCTTGTGTTAGACTGCAGGCTAAGACCCCCAGTTATCTCAGTATTGTAAGAGATATAGAACACATAAACTATATTTTTCCACATATTTAATAAGTTTTCCACAGATATGTGGATAACCTGTGGAAAAGCATTGGTATCACTGGGAGCGGAGGGTCCGCACATAGGTATTAAAACTGTCTGACATAGTGTAGTAACCAGATGCTACTATTAGTTGACCACTAAAGACAATTGCTGTACATATACCCCAGAATATGTAATACATTTGGGACTTAACTTGGTGGTTCATACTTAGGTACTGGGTAGGAGATGATGATTCTTTGGGTGTTGTTACCTTGGGAGTCAAGCATAGACTGGCGATGGAGTGTTGCATCAGGGATAGCATTAAGGATATTGGATAGGGAGTTATTCAATACCATTTGTTGTTTAGGTGTCATTGTAAGTGTGATAACCAAAGGGACCAAGTTATGTTTGTCTTCTTAATACCAAGCAATATGATTGATGAAGCAAAAAGAAGAGATAGTAAGAATGGATACAATCCTTGTGGAAAACGTTCGTTTTTTGGTGGATCCAACATAAAATAGTATGTGTTAACGGACAAGACTATGAACTGAAACCCATCACACTTTCGTTATACGTTTTGAATTGAGGTTACAAACAATGCACAACTTAATGTCACACAATCAGTTGGAGGGATGGAGAGAATCTATCAAAGATGCAGTTGATAAGCAAGATGATTACTTTGACTGTTTAATCGAGTGTACGACAGAGGGGCGTCATACACGTGAATGCAGAAGAGTCTGTCGGGAAATGCTTATGTGATGTGACAATCGTAGTAGTGGTATACACCCCCTTGACCTAAGGTTGAGGGGGTTTTATGCTGTCTGGAGTCATTTTAATAGTTTGCGTGAGCGTTTCTTGTTGTTTCATATACAATTTAATGAAACTTTTAGCAAGGTCTCTTAGAATGACAACATCATCAATAGCGTCGATTTCTCTACGTACCTTGTCATATTCAAAGTTTTTGCTCATCGTCGAGAGCAGTATGTCGTCGGGATTCATAAGCTTTAGTTTCTAATTCATTAATGAGACTGTGCACACCTTCGTGTGTGATAGGATGGGGTAGAGCTTGCAATGCGCAACGCAATACGGATGCTTGTAAATGTTCCAATCGATAATCTTCATCTGAAGACTCTAGTCCAAAATAGAATTGAAATCGATCGAGTGAAGACATTACTAATTACCTAAAACACATTACTAATTATGGCGTGTAAAAATTGCGGTGGCAATATGTCACTGGATGAACTAGAAAACCAAATGTTTGCTCATCTCTGGACAAAGACTGATGATGGGTGGACAGTTAAGTGTGAAGATGGTACACTAGTTACATTCGCTTCAGTTAGTGAAGCAAAAGAATTTATACTAAGTGGTGAGCACCGCGACAATGGATAGACAAGGAAAGAAAGTCATCAAACACACTGTTGAGTGTGACACAATGATTAGAGAGTATCCTAATCACGTACCACCTGAGTTCTGTGATATGTTGATTAAGTATACTGAAGATCTATACAATGGACACATCAATAATGAACCAACAGGGACAAATACAGAGGCGTCAAAGTTTGAACGTTCAGATTACTTTTATTGGTTGACTGAAGGTACATCACCTAGTGTACGTAATACACTATTGAGTGGATGGGGTAAGTTGGCGCAACGTCAATACCTTGAAGAGTTTAGTCAATTAGCATTGAATGATTTCTGGATGAGTGCTGCTAAAGTGCATCGTACTGAACCAGGACAAGCATTTCATAGTTGGCATTACGATAATGCTGGTTTCTTTGTTGCTGATCGTGAGTTTGTCTTTATCACCTATCTAAATGATGATTTTGAAGGTGGTGAGACTGAATTCTTGTATCAAGGTGTTAGAGTGAAACCTGAAAAGGGAAAGACTGTTATCTTCCCCGCAGGTTATACTCATATGCACCGTGGTAATCCTCCCATCAAAGGTAACAAATACATTGCAACAACGTGGGCATCAAAATTACCAAGAATGGATCGTGAAACTGGTGACGCTGGTGAAATGAAGTTCATTGGTCCTAGTGAACAAATGATCAGTTACTATAAAGGTTGATCACATTTGATTCAACTTCCCATACAAGTGAACTAGAACCTCATCACGAACTTCCATTAGTTCGTGATAACATTTTTGGTTGTGTGCACAAGACCGTAGTTTATCATCTGGTTTATACACAGATTCGATGAATAGACCTAGTGCACGTTTAAGTTTTTCAGTTTTGTTCTCGGGATCGTACATTGAGTTGGATTGCAGTTGCGTCAGGATACGACTTCTGGACGTGTCGCAATATTGTGGTGGGGTAAACGACATCTTCTGTCCAGGTTCGCCATTGTAATTTATCATCGATCTCTGACAATACTGCTACTTCCCAACATTTTTTAGTCTGCATTTCCATCTTCATTGTTCCAGAAGTCTTCCCAGTCTGACGGTGAGTCAGTAACGTCTTTGACATACGATACATTCTTGCGAGTGTGGAGATGCGGCGTGTTCTTGCCACTGAGGTAAGATATGATAGCATTGACTTTGTTGAGTTGACCTTGGAAATAATCTTGCAAACTAAAGAGTTCGTGACGTACGTCTGCGACAAAATCATATGCTGATGTATCCTCTTGTGATACGTACTCTAGAAGCAAATCAGCAATGAGTTGTCGTTGATGATCACGATAGGTTTTCTTGTTGTTCTTGCTCAAATAGTTCTGAATCTGCTCTTCCACGTTCTGCTGCGGCAGTGAGGATGTCGTAGCAGTCTCCAAGTCTGGCGTGATTATTAGATTCGCAGACTGATTGTTGTTGTCGGGAGAGGACTTGGCAGGCATTTCGGAGGACCTCAATTTCATCGGTATTTAAGAAGAGTTTTACAAGCATTATTCAGTTTCCTCGATGATTGTAGCTGAAATTTGGTTAAGAACCTTGGCAGTTTTGTTGATACTAGTGCCTATCTTAGCACCTATATCATTCTCAACCCAGGCACGATAGATGAACTGGGCAGTGGCAACAATGACTGCTGCGATAGTTACCAACCAATACAAGACTTGACGAAGAAACTTGTTATCGGGGATAGATTTGATCATTAGCAATAAACAGGGGAATAGTCATCACCAGTATATGGAGTGAGATTGAAATCAGTAACCTCAGCACCATTAGCGACGTACTGGTTAACGTCGTACACCATATCAGACTTGGTGCGAGTCGAAAACGAGACACAACCTTGGTACTCATTCTCAGTGGGGTGCCAGATGACACGCTTTACGTAGCGCTTGCCAGTGCCAACTGGAAAATAATCGATTTGTGTTGCGGGAGTGAGAAGTTGCATCGTTGTGCCGCGTTGATGAACATATTATAGAATGGACAGGGGACAAAAGAGACTGGTAGTGGACAGTTTGTGAACTGTCCTAGTATGTCTCGCCGTCCCGTGCCTTGGGTGCAGAATGGATCAGGTCAACTATCGTCTGCACTGTCTCAGCTTGAGCGTCTGATGGCATTACACAGACATAGATGAGACCGATGCTGACCAGTGCTGTTGCCAGGGTCCAGGTACTACGCATCAGGCGCTACGCACCTCCCCCTTGACTACAACGTCAGCAGGGACACGTGAGATGGTGTAGCGACGGATCTGCTGAGAGAACGGACGCCAGGCATCGACAGTCTCGTTCACGATACGGTTGTGCTGACGGTCAGCACCCTTAGCAGTGGTGCACTTGCCACACTTGCGGAAGTACACGATAGGGTGCTGAGGAGCATCAACGGTGTCGATCTCAACTTTGTAGAAGCAGTGCTTCACAACTTGAGTGGTCATCGAGTCTCCCTCGTTTGGTATGTACCTATTATAATGCCCCCTGATCGCGAAACCAGGGGGCGTGTGCCAGTTTAGACAGTGGTTGTGACTGTCAGTTTGTTGAGGTAGTCAGCAGTATAGTTCCACCTATGTCCTGTCACTCCCCACCTAATCCACGAGAATGATGCATCCTTGTATGATTGTAGGGGTAACCCAGGTGTGGTGAATACATTCTTCACTAGTTGGAAATCATATTCATTCACCAAGTATCTCATCTGTCCACTGATAGTGTTAGGGTTACACATATTGGTAGTACAGAATGTACCGAGACCCTTGATTCTACCTTCAGATGTCCACTGAATCAATCCAAATCCACCACGTGTGTTCACATAACAATCTTGGTAGTCTCTAGCAACACGTGGTGTGTATTCTTCACACGCTAACGGTTTGAAGTTGGATTCTTGTTTAATGTTACCAAGAATAACAGCAACTGCATTCTTATCTTTGATGCCATAATCCGATAGGACATTGATGACTTCCTTTTCAGCAGGTGTACATAAGGTGCACAATAGTGCGGCGGCAATGATCATTTTAGTTTCTCTCCATACTTTTTGATTGCAGACATACAAATACTATCACCTAGTCGCGGATCTGCAGGTAGTTTCTCCGCAGTCTTCAACTTGTCGTATTTAACCTTGAGACGTGGTTTGAGGTAATTATACACATCCTCACCACTCATACGCCAAATTTCCGCGATTTCCGCACCATCATACCGTACAAAGTAATGGTTCTTGTATTTCAACAACTTCTCTTCGCGCAGATACTTATCTTGTGCTCTCCACGATCCTTTCACACTGATGCCATTGTACGTGGCATTGATAGTTTTACCAATAGTAGACTTATATTCCGCTTCTCCAATATCATCCTCTGCATCACTACCAGAGTAGTGTTGTGCAATCTTATGCTTAAGTTCAATGGCAGTATGGATCTCACGCAGACGATTATATGAACAGGGGTCACCCCATCCTTGGTCTTCACACACATCGTGGAGACCCATAAACAGGAGTCTGAAGCGCTCTTCTGCTGTTGCTTTGGTGTACTTAGGCATAGATGATGTTACAGAGGGGTTACAGGGTCATTCAGAGGGGTCTGAGGTGTTCTCAAAATCCTCAATCATATTCACAGGGACAATATGTTCACCAGCAATCAAATAATGATGCTGAAACTCATCAGTGTCACCTACTCTACGATATCCAAGGTATGCTAGTTCATCATCAGGGAATTCATTCTCCCTCAATGCTGCTTGCAGTTTGTAGTGTAGAAGATCAGAGGTACTTACCATAGTCCTGTGCGCGAACGGTGTCTTTAGCATAACAAGTCTTGCCTGTCAACCAGCGTGGATACTGATCATCTTCGATAGCAAGGAGGAATTGATCTTGATTGTCGAAATAGTATACATCAGACCAGCGCTTGGTATACTCATTCTGCTCTTGCAGACGATAGTCTGGGTTGCCATTCTCTAGGACACCAGACTCAACAAAGCGGAAACCACCGCGTTCTAGAATAGTTTTGGTCATTGTGTTGTGTAGTATAAGGACAGTATAGCAGATCACCTCTTGTAGAGGTAACCACCTGCCCAGTCAGCGTGCTCCAGCAACCACTCACGGTGCTCAATCAAGCGCAGATCATAACGAACGTGCTTAGCAGGTGATTTGAATGATGCTGGTTTGTAGACTTCACCAGTCTTCTTGTCCACAAATGCGTGGACACTCTCAGAGGGAAGACGACCTTCGTTAGGAACAACCATAACGATCTTGAGATACTTGCGACCCTCTTCAATCACGAACTTATAGGAAGGAGCATCGTGACGACCAACCGTACCACGGTTGCGAGACTTGAAGTTGTCCTCCAGAGCATCACACAGCATCAGCGTCCACTTGCGGACGTTGAGTTGGATCTCGTTACGAGCGTCCTGGGTAGCACAGAAGTCAGAAAACGATTGAGTGGTCATTGCCTGTCCCTTGATTACCTTAGTATTATACAGCCGTCAGTGCGGCGCACCATTGTTCTTGTGCCAGTTCTCAAACCGCACAGTGGGGTCAGCATAGACGGTGCGAGGCATCATATTAAATGATAGAGTGTGTCTTGTCGAGTCCTCTGTATTGGTATTGACGAAATGCGCAAGTGTAGATGGGAAGATGAGCATCTTACCCAATGATAGTTTATGTGCGTGCTCGTGCTTATGTGCGTGAGACATATTCATTCTACCATTTGTATCATCATATGGATTCTCACGTACAAATGTAGTATCTCCACTCTCTCCAGTGAGGTAAACGATGCCACTAATTACTGACCACGGGTGCTTATGTAAATGTGTGTACTCACCACGTTTTGTCTGTGTGATCCACATCGATGTCACTGCCATACTATGTGCGTATGGTTTATTGTATATGTCTAAGTATATCTCTTCTACTGATTCTTCTGCCCAATTGGCAAGTGCTAGTGCTGCTGGTGCAGCAGAGCAGTCAGCATAGTTTCTCACATCACCATCATTCTCCCAATTATATGGGATTTGATGGCATAATGCTACCAATGGTGCAAATATATCTTGGGGTACCTCGAACTCATACAGAGTTGTCGGTAGGATTGGTATCTTTTTTACCGAAGATTGTGTCATAGTCGTAGTTTGTTCCATACTCGCGGTTACATCCATCACAAATTTGTTTAAGGGTAGGATCTTCCTTGGGTTTGGGTACAGCACCACGCTCACGCAGTTGACGCCAGGTATATACTGGACCGTGGTCACGTTGTGCACGATAGAATGGTTCTAGTGCAGCAGCGTCCTTCACTGACAGTGTGTGACGTGGTGGGAGTGTTCCTTGCAATACTAGGTTGCGAATGACATTATTATACCATTAAAAAGAGGGGTAGAACCCCTCGTGTGCCACTTTTTCAATTGGCTTTTCGGATCTTTTCTAGTAGTGAATCCGCAATTTGTTGTTGTCGCTGTCGATATTGGTGTCGTTTGGTGTTATCTGTACTCTGATTGAACTTCAGTTGTGTCATCTGTTCAGCAAACATATGCTTGTAAGTGAGAATCATCTCTTTAAGATAACCTCTCTCTTCCAGAGTGGTATTGATATCCCTAAAGACATTACAATCAACGGTGTGTTTTGAAGGTAGAGAGTGAGCGCCCATAATAATGTTCAGGATGTTAGTAGTATATCACGATTGAGTGAACGTTTGCAACTCCTGCGTTACAGCATTGAAGGTACCAAGGTTAGTAATATCGTTGACCTTAACACTTCCTGCAGGAACATTAAGCATTGTAGTAGCATTCACTGCTCCATAGAAGAACCTAGTGCCATCTCTATACGGATCGTTACTTGATCCTGGTTCTGCTTGGTTAATCTCAAGAGCATACATCGACTGACCAGTGATGTTAATTGATGTATCTCTTTCATCCCAAACAACAGACAGAGGACCAACTGTATGATATGCTGCCTGCTTTTTAGACAGATCCATTGGTAACTTAGCAGTCAACAGATGTCTATCATTAGGTGTACCAGAGTTAGCAGCATTCATTGAGAACATCAGCGTGCCATACTGGTGACCCAGCACTGCAACACCTGCAGGTTCAGTGATACCACTGGTGCTCAACTTACCAATCCTGGTGATATTACAACCAGTCACACTCTTATTGTGTGCAGCACTCACGTTACCGTGAACACTCTGCGCAATTACACCAGCAGTGGTGATTTCACAGATGTAGGTGTCAAGTTGGTTGAACTGGTTGGTGATAGATGCGACAGCGTAGAGTTTGTCCTGAGATACCTCGTGGGGATTAAATCTATGGTGTGCATAGGTAGACTGAGATATGCCACCTTGACCAAAACCAGTATCATTGAAATAATAATGCTCAAATTCAGTATTTAATGCAAAATCCTGAATTCCAGGAACTTCATTATGTCCCCAAACTATGTCTTTGATGGTATCTGCACCACTACTATTATTGATAGTGAAACTAGAGAAGGAGTGTGGACGGTTACTAACAGTGTTGGTGAATGAAGGGAATGCATTAGTTGCATCCCACGTATCATTAGCAACGATGATAATACCGTTAGTATCACCTGCTTGAGTTTCAGATCCAGAGACAGCGTAGGTGCAACCACCTTCCGCAGCATTATTTCCTGAACCTCTCATCACATTGCCAATACCCTTACGCCACTTAAACTTATTAAGTTGCAAGTCGTCACCAATAATATATCCACGACCATAACCACCAGCGCTACTACCCATTACGTTGGCACTTGTATCAACTGAGAAGAATCCGTACATACCACGGGTAGTATTACCAGTGGAATCGTAGGTTTTACCAGCGTAACCAACCTTGATAGAGTTAGTACCACCACCGCCAGGACTACGTTCTTCGAGAGCAGTATCAATACCAAAGATACCATCAACAGCATTACCTGCTTGTGAACCACCAAGAGCAAACTGAACATTATTAAGTGTGGTGGCAAGCGGTGTAGCAAGACCAGTATCTGTACCAGCAACTTGTAGTCTGATACCCACAACCTCTGCCATTTGTGTTGATTGCCCACCACTTTCTTGGGTGAAGTGACCACCAACAAACAAGACACCTGCACTAGGTGAGTTCAACTCAACAGAAACACAGTGTGCTTGGAAGTTAGCAGGTGCGCTGCCAATATAAGTGGAGTTACTTTCAGTAATCTCGTAATCCCATTGATAATTCAGATCTTTGTCATAACATACAATATAACCTAAACCATAGTTATTACCACCTGTAGTGTTGGCAGTCCAACCCACACAATAGATGTTACCATATGGATCAACATCAATACCTTTAGGATATGTGTTGTATCCAGTGTGATATGCACGTGCTTCAATACCACCAGTAGGACCGTGCCTGGTGAGAACTTGTGTTCTCAGTCCAGTGTTACCATCCCAATACTGTGATAATGTGAGCAAACCATTAGGCACCTCTTGCTTATCAATTCGTGCAGCATTAGGTTGTCCCGCAACACCGTGAAGTTGGTGATTACTAGGGTTAGCATTGCTATAATCTAATTGTGCATTGTCAGTTGCAACTGACTGATCCACATACAAATGACACGGGCAAGATGCAATTGCTTCAATTCTTGTATCAAATTCGTTCTCAGTCTGCTCAGCATATGACTGTAAGAACATACTTGATGTAGTTCTACGATCAGCACGATCCCATTGTCTATTCTGTGTGCTATCTAACTGCACATTTTGTGTTGGTGCAGACCACAAATACCTATTCTGATAGGTACCAGTGTCAAGTGTGACCAATCTAGAAGGACTAATAGATGTAGTTGCTTGATAGTTATTGATTGTAGTAGGTGCAGCAGTCGAAGAAGGATCAGTCGCAGAGCTGATGTCTGTGTTCCACAGAGTACAAGTGCGGAGAAGTTTATACTTCTCAAGACCACTATTATCATTGTTAGTTGCGTTCAGATCATACACAACTTCATCCCAACAACGTACGATGGTTGCAGGAGTGTAGTCAAAGTTGATATCAATGTATGTTCCTGATGCATCAGTGACTTCAATAGGACCAACTAAATCACCATTATGAGGCAGTTTAAAGATTGTATTTCTAACAAAGTGACCCGAAGATCCAACGTTGTTAGAACTCACATAACGTGCAGTAACAATCATATTGTTAAATGCGTCAAAATTGATGCTGTCTAACAGGACACCACCATCTTGCTCCATTGCATAATAATATCCAGGAGTATTAGGCACTGGATTGAATGCATCTCCAGGTTTTCTACCAGGAGTTCCAGCTCTAATCTCTCTAATATAATCTACAGTGCCATCAAACTCAATCTTAGCAATGAAACCAATGTAATTTGCCTTTGACTCATAGTTATTGCCACTAGTATTGTCATAACCATCAGCATTACGTGCACCAATAACATTACCAATGACGTAAATGCCATTGCTAAACACTTTACTATCAGTGACTTGAATGTCATTACCAGCGAAGTTTACACCTTCGCGATAGTACATATCACTACCAATACCAGTCTCACTGGTGTCATAACCACAGTTATTACCATCCCTAACATACATCTTAGGAATAGTAAAGAATGATCTCACCCAATCGAGAGCATTAGTGGCAATATTCTTTTTCTGTACCTGTACAAAGTTAGTATGTCTACCAATCTTCCAGTGGTGGTTGTCTGCAGTTCTCGAAGAAATAACATTTCCAAGATTAACAGTAGGACCAGGAGTTAGACCAGCAGTTGTCACATACTCATAGGTAGTGCCAGGTGCAGGTTCTTTCTCTACCTTACACACCTTAACAGGTGCTTGATTAATTAAATCATAATATGTGAAATCATAATCAGTAGTATTCCAATCATATCTGATGTATGAAGCAGTGCAATCAGTCTGTGTGTTGCCTGGGTCTCCAGTGTCAAAGAACTGATAGTATACAGGGTTACCTTGAATAGTAGAGACTGACTGATCCCTCATATTGCGAGCTTTGTTGGTCATAGACCAAGGAATCACCAGTTTGCCATTGACATCAATTGCCATTCTGACATTCTGATCCCATCCACCAGGATAAACTAGTTCTCTTGATTGAATAGCAACTCCATCAAACGGAATTCGTAGAAGATGGAATGTAGATCTAGTGTTAGAGAGATCCGTACCACTGGCATTAGCAGCAACCCCAATATAAAATTGTGAATTGCTCTGATCAATAACAATATTACTAGTACATTGCGGACGACCACCAAAATGAGGACCATCAGTTGCTAATGCTTCGTGTACACCAAGAGCTCCAGACTTGTTCACACCAAGAGTCTTAACATTATCACTCTCCGCCAATTCAACAGAGCGGTGTCCACTACCATTTAAGTCTACTGCTACGTGAGCAAGAACTGATGCGTCAGTAAGGCTATTAACACTCGTGAAAGCTGCCAATCTAGGAGCGCTACGAACCATCTTAAGATCACTAGCACCCGTCAGTGATCTCATTTCATATGCTTGGTTTGCTCTGTTCTCAAAAATATTTGAGAACGTAGCACCACTAGAACTCATCGTGTTAATAGAGCTACGATAAGATGCCGTGTTTGTCGTAGTGTATTGATTCTCCCAGATTCGTGTTCCAGATGAACTAAACTTGATAAAGCGATAAACAGCGTCAGTTGTAGTGTCGTTGTAGGCGGAGTTGGAATCATTATTACGTTTATTATTATATGCTGTTCCGTTCGCAAGGTTCGTGGTCTCTACCACACAAATAAAAATGCTATTATCTGACGTGTTACACGCCAACGCACAAGGGAAAACGTTCTTCGCTGTGGAAATAGTATACTGCCACGAGATAGCACCGATTGCACCAAACTTTGCAACGATGACATTATACATCCCCGTCAGATTATTCATCTGACCATTGAGTGTATACACATCACCAGAGGATGACGTAGCAACATCAAACATACCAGATGGTTTTCTATAACTGGTATCGTTTTTAGTTGCTTGACTGTTTTCTAATAGGGTATAGAAATTGCCGCCGCCACCCGACGACATCATCCCTTTCGCTGCAAATAATGGCATTTATCAGAACTCCTGACCAGAAGTGAACCCGTAGTAAATAGTACCGCCGTTAAATGTGGTGAACAAGAAAATATCAGTTGCGTTAGGGTTAGTAGATACTGTAGGTACCACACTACCTGCCCACTTAACAGTACGACCCACAAAGTTACTTAGGTCAACAGTTCTACCGCCAACTCCATCTTGTGTCAACACCAGAATAAAACTAGTTGATGCTGCTGCTTGCTCACCAGTGAGTGTAAAACCAGTGATGTTTTCAGACAATGTAATAGTGAAGATTGTTGCTCCTCTTACATCGAGACTAACAACTCCACTACTAATGCTCTCTGCCATCACTTCCTCAGAATATGCTGGGACGTGCAGTCTAGCAGGACCACTACCTTCTAAGAATTTGAATACATCTGCTTGCTCATCATAGAGCATCTTAGTATTGAGTGCAGTACCACGCTCAATCTCAATACCAGCAGATGCATCAGAGTGCTGAATGCCAGCACCAGTTTCACCACTGTTCAACACAATCGTGTTGTCAGAGATAGTGGTGTTCGTAGTGTTTACAGTCGTCGTCGTCCCTGAGACCGTAAGATCGCCAGTGATAGTAGCGTTTGGAGCAGTAAGAGTGTTACTAGAAGCGTCATAACTAAATCCTGACTCGCCTCCAAATCCAGTGCCTGTTTTATATTGAATTTGTCCGTCTGCATCTCCACCAGAGGCAGACTCAGTTCCTCGTGCTAAGTATTCCCAACTGCTGTGAAGAACATTGTTAGTTGACGGGGCGTTTCCCGTAGTATTGGCAATACAAATATAAGCAGAGGTAGTAGCACCATCATAATGACTAACGGCGTCATCTACTTCATAGGCAGTACCAGCATTGTACGTGCCTCTCCACTTGATTTTAATCTTGCCTACATCGATTGTAAGAGCCATTTAACTCAATTGGGTACTTGTTCTCTTTTGTTATTTAGGGTCTGACAAATGCTATTAGCCCGCCACCACCGCGACCACCATTGGATCCACCACGTCCGACGTTAGATCTCCAATAGGTGTTACCAGTCTGTGGAGCATTGCCTCCATTGCCACCTCTAACCGTGGTGCCATTGTCAACACTTCCAATATATCCAGATCCTCCGCCACCGCCGCCAGGTCCAGAGTTGCTACCACCGCCACCGCCGTAGTAACCTCCTCCACCACCAGCGCCTGATCCAGTGCCATTGCCACCATTGAATGCAGAACCAGTACCAGCACCGCCAGGAGCAGCACCACCACCAGATTGACTACCGCCAGATCCACCACGACCAGTAGCATTACTAGCACTGCCGCCTGAATCACCGCCACCGCCACCACCAGTTGCAGTGTCACCTGATCCACCACCGCCGCCACCAGCAACGATGATAGCAGCACTAGTGTTTGTACTACTGCCTTCATAAATTGCAGTCAAACCACCGCCACCTGCGCCATCAAATTGACTGCTAGTTGTGCCACCAGCGTGACCACCACCAGTATTCTTCGCATTATATCCAGTGTTGTTGCCAGGACTTTGACTACCGCCCTCACCAGCACCACCAACATAAATCTGATACGAGACACCTGCTTGGAAAATGTATGTTCCAGTGGAGTATCCACCTCCACCACCAGTCTGTCCACCAGATCTCTTGGTGCCACCACCACCTGCACCCCACATATGAATTTGGAGCGCAATGTCACGATCAACAGTGAAAGTTATGTTATGCCACCCAGTACCACCATTACCATTCTCTGCATCGAGAATATAATTTAAACCAGGACTGATATTGTATGATGCATTATGCTGACCGCTAAACGAAAGTTGAGCAGACGTAGAAATAGGTGCACCTCCTCCACCAGAGGAAGATGAAGCAATAATACCCTTGGACCAACCAATAGGACTCATTGAAAGTCTGTGCCTCCTACGAAACCAAGCCAATTACTGCCACCATTGAAGGTTGACAGTGTAATAACATCTATTCTACCAGCAGTTGATGTCATTGTGGGAGATGTACCACCTGCCCACGCAGTGTTAGCAGGCCACGCAACGTTGTATGAACCATTTGATGTCATCACAAATGTCAATGACACAGCACGTGCACCTGCTGGCAAAGTAATGTTAAACGCAGTAATAATATCATTACGAGTAACACTAAACACAGATCCTGTCGTAGCATCAATGTTTAGATTGCCGCTGCCATCGATAGCAGCACTAACATTTGCTTCATCAAAACAACCATTGATTCTAAATGGTGTATTGATGGTGGTCATACTTTCAGTGATCTGGAGTTTATTTGCTCCAATAAGATCAAAATCAATACTAGGTGCAGAAGTATGTTTATTGTCAAACGTAACTGCACCACCGTCATTCTCCATAGTGAATGGATCAGTACGGAGAGAATTCTTATGTAAATGAATACCAGACTTCTGTGCAGCAGAAGTGTTGGGCATCACTTCAATATATGTACCATTCGCAGTGGAATGATCAGATCTAAATCGTGCAACAATGTCATCATTGCCTGCACTAGAAGTTGATCTAACATCTAAACGAGTAGCAGGAACTGAAGTACCAATACCTACACGATCAGTTGTGCTATCAAAGACTAAACCATTTGTCTTAACTGCAAGACTAGTGCTAGCAGCAAGATCAGTAACAGAAATTGTTGCTGGCAGTCTAGCATTACTAACAGTACCACTAGTAACTTGCTCAGCAGCAATATTAAAAGTTAGTTGATTAGCACCCTCAAAGAATGCAGTTGCACGAACACTACCAGTGACATCAACATCATATGTGGTAGAAGTACCAGTAACAGCAATAGATGGGACAGTCATCAAATCCGTAGAAGGATCATATGTAAATGCTGTCTCACCACCTAGTGACAATCCATTCTTATACTGAATTTGATTGGATGCTGTGCCCCCAGGTTGCAAACCACCAGCAAGACCACCAGCAGCAAATAGATTCCAATAATTTGTATCTACTGTGCCAGTAACTGAAGGTGGTTGATTGGTGTGTCCCGCGACACAAATGTACGAACTAACAGTGGACCCATCGTCATACCATACTAGGTCATCCACCACATAATCGGTGGAACTTGACCAGTTACCTGTCCAGGTAAGCTTGATCTTACCTACATCGATGAAAAATTGTGACATTGCTTTATCTTACTGTGACGATGAGATGCCCACTACTATCTATAGCAAAAGTCAGACCCGCTGGTGCGAAGAACTGATGAGTGTTAAGATTCGATGAGTAGTCATTGTATGAAATATTTGTCTGTCTACCAGCATAGACAACAGTCAAATTACTAGATCCTGGTTGAGGTTTACGAATGATGTAGTAGTCACCAGCATCACCTGCTTCTTTCCAGTTAGTGCCATTCCAAGTCTTAAATGTATCTTGACTGGTGTTGTAGAAGATCTGACCATTAGCAGGGGTTACAGGATCAGTAGCACCAGTAATGTCAATCTTCTCAGAAGTTGCGGCACCATCAGCTAACTTAGCAGTAGTGATATTATTATTTCTAACAACATCAGTGGTGACTGCCTCACTGCCAGCAAGACTACTGAGTTTTGGTGAAGTCACAGAGTCATTAGCCAGGTTACCTTCGATAATACCTCCTACCGCAATTTTACTTGCGGAGACGGCATTGTCAGCCAGTTTTGGTGTGGTCACACTCAAGTTAATGATCTTGTTTGTGGACACCGACAGGTCATCTAGCGTGTCCGTCTGGACTCGCGTGAAATCTTGCAGGGTACCAGTTGCGGTTGCGGGCGACGTGAAGACGTAGCCTGTAGAATAAGCACTGTAAATGCTGCCGTTATAATAGCGTACTCTAACATAATAGTTTGTTGAGGGGCGAATAGAATCAGTAGGAATCGGGAACGTAGTTTTGTTCGTAGTGTCATCAGTTGCAACAATCACTTTGTTAGTGAATCCTGCATCTGTAGCGACTTCCCAATCACTACTAACGTGTGCTTGTGCTGCAGTAGGAGTAGCAACAAACGTTGAGGACACAACATCCATTCTGTCATAGATGTTGGACTCAGTAATAGAAGTAACTTCAGGACATTGCAACTCAGCAGGTACTGCTGTTGTTGCAAAGTAAATTGGTTCCGACCATTCAGAATACCAGTTTGTGTTCTGTAAGTCAACATACTGATAACGAACCCTAACATAGTAAGTGTTCGCTTCTTCTAAGATGCCAGCACCAATAGTGATAAAAGTTTTGTTGTTAATATCATTAGCAGACTCAAATACCAATCCACTTGTATTAGTAATTTGAGGAGATGCGCTATATGATGTGCCAGGTGCTTGTCCACCGCTACTACCGAATGTGCTACTAGTAGAGATCTGCCACGTAGAAGATACGTGAGTTGCACCATTATATCCAATAAAACCAGATGCTGTAATTGTAGGTGTCAGGGTTGATCCCGTGGCACTATTGACAGGTGCAAGTATATTGGGTCGGTTGATCTTTGGATTGACATTCGTCTGAGTATCAGTATAGAAGGAGGTAGGATCACTCCATTCAGACGCTTGTAAAAGATTATCCTTATATCTTACTCTTACATAATAAAGAGTATCATAGGATAGAGTTTGTGGTGTATATTGTGTCAGACTAGTAGGAGAATCAACTAACTCCTCATAGATTGACGTGAAGTTTAGATCAGTAGAGATCTGCCAATGAGATCTCGTATGAGTATTGACACCCACATACGCAGAAGATGTGATGATAGGAATCAAACCAGTTGGAGAATTAACACTAACAGTTGGAGTGTTAATCGTCAGACCAGTGTTGAAAGTAGCAACTTTCGACCAGTTAGAAATATTACCAAGGTCATCACGATGTCTGACACGAGCGTAATATGTGACGTTAGACGATAACGTAGAACCAGGCAGAGTTACAGACAATAAGTTGACTGTATCATTCTGGTTGTAAGCGTATGTTCCCGTGGTAAAGGTTGCCGTCGTAGAAATTTGCCAATCGGTTGACTGGTGACTACCAACCCCAGTCTCACCACTAAAAGTAGAGGTGAGAAGCGTGGGAGTTAATGATGCTGGCGACGGAATACTCCCCATTGCGGGTGGGTAGATGAGTGCCATTTTACTTTTATCCTATACAGTAATTTATGCGCAAGTGGGGTTACAATCTCCCAAGTAAGAGAAGATAACAGGCCACGGAGCAGGAATCTGGAAGTCCAGTGCTCTAGGCGTGATACCGTCAGTCACTTTAATCTGTGCCACGCCATCCATACCGATGATCGGTTGCTCAGCGTGGTTGCGATCACGCAGAGGTTTGATAAAGTTACAGAAGTAATCATTAGACGGAGTAATGCAAGCACCGTTAGAGGTGTATGCAAAGTCATAGGTGTGATCCTGACAAGGATCAGCAACAGCGACAAGGTTGATCAAATCGACCAGATCAAACGGAGATTCAACCAGTTCCACCCACAGTGTGTAGACCTTTTGGGTACCACGTGCAGGGAAGACAGCAGGTGAAGTATCATTCTTCACTGAGAAGTCGATAGGCATATTGATGCTGGTGTCGCCACGGAATGGGCATTCGCGAAGCAAACCAGTTGCGGTAGCCAACTGACCAGTGAAAGTGTCGAAGTCACCAGTGTTGACAACAGTAGGACCATTAGCGTGTGTTGCATTATTAAGGGTGTAGATTGTTCTTGCTCCATTATTAATTGTCTCCATATAAGGGAACTCATTGATCAAGCGCAATCTCCAGGTAAACTGACCAGCATCGATAGTGTACGAGCAAGTCACATCCTGAGTGCCATTGTTAGTAACAGTCAGGTTTTGCGCACCCTTATAGTAGTCTTGAATCTTCAGGTTATTGATGTCAATGTAAGGCAGAGCGCTCAGTGGTGCAGAACCCACGTCAATAACGAAGGAACGAACCATAACGTTGCCGAAGTAATCACCACAGGTAAGGGAGTTGTCAACAAATCCCTGATCGTGACGAAGATAACCATTAGAAACAGTACCAGTCCAACCATTTGCATACTGATACCACCACATACCCAGTTCGGGAGGGTTAGGAATCAGCGTGATTTCGTTAGAAATACTGGACTGAGTAGGACCATTATCGATCACCACCTGATAAGAGTAAGGTGAATTCACACCAGAGGGAATACCATTACAAGGTAGGTCGGTGTCGCGGATAACGTTACCAGAATTATCCAGAGGGGGTTGCAGTTGGGAGGGAGATTCGATAGGAACTTCGATCAAGTTACCACCCCAGTTAACACGGAGGGGGAACTCTTCATCGAAACTGATGTAGTTATTTTCATAAACACTCACACCATCCAGACTACAGGAAGAAATATAATTGGTTGGATTAGTACCAAAATCTCTTCTAGATCTGAAGTGAGGAGAGTTCAGAGGGATATAAGAACCGTAAGTGTTCTCGTAAGTATCCCAGTTGTAACTCTTAGTACCAGTGCTAGTGTCATAAGTGTACACTTTCTTGTACCAGAGATAGTCGATATTCTGGTCGGTACAAAGCAGTTGCACAGGATAACGACCCGCCTTAGGAGATCTGTTGGAAGACTGATAAGGGAGGGTGTTAGGATAGTGAGTTAATGCACCATACTCAGTGCTAACCGAGAAGGAAGATGCAGTGATAGCAGTTGCACCACTGTTCATCGTCAGGTTAGGTTGAGTAGGAACTGCAGGCAAGTTAGTAGCAGTCAGTTGAACTGTGCTAGTGGTAAGTGCAGTGTAGGTAGAGGTGAAATCTAAGTGCTGAGTAGAGAACGAAGTACCACCTTCCTGACCAAAGTAGATAGAACTACCAGAGAAGTTCTCAGGAATTCTAATGTCAACCCAAGCACCAGCACTACCAGGGGTACCATATCTGGTGATATTTGCAGTCAGGGTACCACTGGTAGCGGCAGATCTGATCTCTAAGTTCTTACCTGCCCATCCAGCATTGCTAACATCAAAGCGATAGGTAGCACCTTTCGCAACTTCAAACACAGTAGAACCACTGTTGTTCACAACCACAGCATAATCATTGCCAGAAGGAACAAGATCAAAAGTAAGTCTCCAACGAACCTTCAAACGGAAGTAGTAGTTGGCGAATGACCAGAAATCCTTAACGATCAATGTAGTCATAGAGACTTCACGATCAGATACATCCTCAAATTTCTCTTGATATGAATAGTACTTGTTACGTGCACTCACGTTGTACTCATACAGATCCAATTCTTCACCGTTACAGGAAGTGCCAGGTCCGAGACTATACTCATTCAGGTTCACCCACTGACTAGTGCCATCTCTAGTAATCCAAACCTGCCAGTAAGGTAAGAATTCAAACTTCTCATTCTCATATGCACTCTGTCTCAGAACTGCTTGGAAAGAACGATTAGCGAATGGACGTGCATACCACTCATTTTCTGCCCATACATCATCATCCTGAGGTTGACCATACTTCTTACCAACAGCAGCATAATCAACCAATCTGTTACCACTTTGAGCAACAATTTCAACGTCTTGAGTAGTTGTGGTGACGTTAGTCAGTTGAATTGTATAGGTCTGAGTTTGCCCAGAAATATTTTCTTCAACTGTAAGTGTCAGGTCAAGCGTTGTGCCATTAGTAAGAACACCAGTAAGAGTACCAAGTTCAGTATCAAATGTCAGACCAGTATTAGCGATAGTATCACCAGTCAAGGTGTAATCTCTATCAATAATAGTCTCGTTAGCAAAGGTTCTTAAGAATGAAACACCCAGTTGCAGGTTGACAGTATCACCAATGTTGTAAGTACCCAAAGAACCTGCAGGTGTATACCACGTGGTCAGCAAGTTAATGTAAGGAGTAACAACACCGCGAACAACACCGCTACCAGCACCATCAACACCCTTGTCAACAGGGAGGTAATCAATTGCAGTACCTTCACCTTGTCCTGCATCTTCCTGTGCTTCAGTCTGGAAGTACAGTTTATTGCCAACAGGGTTCTCATCAATCCAGCGCTGAACACCATCAGATTCTTGACGTGTACCCTTGAGGTTAGCAACCTTGATTAGGTTACCACCAACTTCCGCAACATTTGCGGTGAAGGATGCAGCTGCTGGTTCGATTTGGAATCTGCTATTGACAGAATCAACATCAGTAATGGTATGCCATTGTTTCTGCAGCACGTTGAACTGAATGCCACCGATGTCATAAACATATGAATCAGCAGTGGTAGCAGTTTCACCAGGGAACACAGGGTTTGCTCTGAACTTCTCACCCATAATGTATGGGAATGCAGGTTGAGAGTTTTGATCCTCTGTGATGAAGTAAGCATAGGTTCCATTCGGATAATCAGGTGTCACACAGTAACGACCATTATCCTTATCCAAGTCACCAACAATGATACGCTCACCCATATTAGAGTGGTTGTAGCAGAAGTAGAATAATGCCTGAGGTGCGTTGCTAACAGGAGTAATCTCAATAGATCTCAGAGTGGCAGTATCAAAACCAGCAACATAATCAGCGTAACTAACAACAGCATTTTCCAGTTTGTAAACAACACCATCGTTATAAACAGCGTTAGCATCACCAGTTTGTTGTCCAGAAACGTGCCAACCTTGTGCTTGTGCATCTCCATAAGTGGAGAACAACATAGCGTGACTGGTTAATGAACCATCACTCAAGTTAAAGATATACTTTCTACCCTTACGGAAGTTGAATGCAGGTTTCTCTTCGTTACCTGTCAGTCCACCGCCAGAGATATAGTAACGACCACCAGAACCAGTGGTAGTAGCAGCAGATGCCTGAACAATAAAGGTTTGTTCCAACATATCGTTGGTATTGCCTTGATATTCATAATCCTGAATGAATGATCCATAAGGATAAGTTGCAAGCACAGGACGGTTTGCAAACATATCAGGAATTCTATTCTCCAGTTTCAGCATATATGCTGTCTTCATACGGATGACAGAACTGCTGCTATCCATCTCACTAGAGTATCCATATGGACCATAGATCGGATATCCATCGAAGGACATACCCAGAATCTTAGAGTGACCATTAGGATGACGCTTGTAGTCACCTTGGACATTGCTGTTCACGGAGACGGAGTTACCCATCTTCTCGTGGTTGGTGCACACATAGTAGAACGTGTTGGGTGCATCCAGAGGAACAACGAAAGTAACAGTGCGTTGAGATGCATTATTGAATCCATTTGCATAAGACACGGAGTCAACAGCAGCACCATCTAGACGATAAGTAACACCTGTTTCATAGCGAACACCACCGCCGTGAATACCATCTTCAGTGGTTGAGAAATACAGAGCGTGACCATCATTAGAAGCATCATCTTGATTAAAGATGTAGGTATTACCTCTAGTAAACTCAAGTGCAGGTGCTTCAGTAGGAGTTGAATAAGTGCCACCCTGCAGGATATAACCGTTTGCACTACCTTGGTTGAAGTATACGTGAGCATTGGTCTTACCACCAACGGTCAAAGTATAGTTAATAGTTTGATATCCAAGATCGAAGTAAGTTCCACTCAGATAGTTAGAACCAGTCAGAGTGCCAGAGGTATATGCTGACAGTAACTTGGAGCTGTTATAACCATATACATTGCTAGAGTTGGGGAAACCACCGTAGGCATCTTCACCCACGAGGTTGCCATTAGTTACAGTATTATATGTCCAACCAGGGGTCGGTCCCTCTTCCTTACTGTAGTGATAGAGATAAACACCAGTAGTAGTAATACCAAAGGCATTAGCAGAACGTAAGGGAATATCTACAGGGGTAACTTCCTTGTAGTTTGTGCCACCACGCCAGTTAAAGTTCTGGTTGAATGCGTGGTCATCGATGCTGTTCGGGTTACCAGCAGTAATTGCAATGGTTGCAACAGCAGTTGCTTGAATACCACCACCAACGTTAGGAGCAGCGATATTAACAGTAGGTGCAACACTATATCCAGAACCAGGGTTATCAATAGTCAAACTAGAGACGAAACCATCCAGAACCGAAAGGTTAGAAGTTGCCGCTGCGCCAGTACCACCGCCACCGCTGAACGTAACGTTAGCGTAGGTATAACCAACACCACCACTATCAACCGTGACAGTATCAACCACACCAATTTGTGTACCAATCGTACATCCAGCAGCTGCGGGTTGTTCAAACACAGGGTTGGCAGGTGCAGTATCTGCTTCAGTAACTGCATCTCCATAGTATTCATCACCAAGAATATATGGGAACTCAGGTTGATTGCTGGCATCCATCGTCATAAAGTAGGCATATGTACCTCCAGGGAACTCAGGAGTGATACAGAATCTACCGTTACGACGGTCAAGATGTCCATCATCAACGAATACATAATCTTCCACGAAAGATCCTAATGGATATGCAGTCGTAGAAGGAGCAAAACCAACAGGTTCAGACAGTGTAATCGTACCTGTCATCGCTGCGTGATTTTCGCAGACATAGTAATAAGTACCTGCAGCTGCAGTAGTAGTATTCCACAGAATCGTAGCATTGTGGTTACCGTTGTTAGTAACCTGAGCAACTACTTGAGTTGGGTTGTAAGGTGCAGGAACTTTCTGGATCCAGAAAGGATGGGTAACAGTAGTTGCGCCACCACCACCAGAGGAGTTAACCGTAATGGTTCCAACCATACCACCGTGGAACTCACACTGATAGTAGTAAGTACCAGCAGATCCATTGCCAGGTGTCCAGGAAACCGTACCAGATTGCGTACCATTATTAGTAACACCAGCAATCTGGTTGCCAGTACCAGTACCAGCAGCAGTCTTAAGATGGAATGGGTGACCCGATGCAGACACCGTGAAATTCAAAGTGTCGCCTTCATTAATCTCAATGGCAGGATCAGAACCAGAAATGTTACCTGTTCTATCAGAACCAGAGATGGTGTAATCACTGAAACTAGATGCAGTAACAACCAAGTTATAAGTTTGAGGTGTGCTACCGCCACCACCACCAGTGGTGTAAGAAGCATTGACATTAAACACGAGGTTGTCGCCAATGTTTGCTGCAATGGCAACATCAGTACCAGTAGATTCACCAGTAAAATCGAAATCTAAGTTGTCATCCGCAGTAACACCCCAGGTGTAAGTAGAACCTTGATACTGAGTACCAGTACGTTGAGTGCGGACGTTCCAACTAGACTGCATTCTCGCCAACGTAGTTGGAGATGCAGGGTCATTGTAACCAATAGGACCATAGATGGGGTAACCATCATAGGCAAAACCAATAATAGGAGAGTGGTTAGTGGCATTAGTAACATCACTCGTAGTATGAGAAGGCAGAGCAGTGCTGCTTGCCGAAGTAGTTACAGATGCACCAGAACCATATCCAGTGTAAAGTGAACAGAAGTAGAAAAGGTTGGGGCTATCTGGTTGCAGTTGCAAGTAAGTACCAGTGCCAGTAATACCATCGCCAGGAGTACCCTGATAGCGGATACCAATCGTGTACTCACTACCACCTTGAGTGTGCACACCATCTTGTGCTTCTGAAATTTGTAACGGATATCCAGTGTTACTGGAATCACTTTGATCGAAGAAGTAGGTGTTACCTTCGGTCAGAATGATGTTAGGAGTTTCGGTACCGTTAAGGAAATACTTATTGCCGTTAGCGGTATTCTGTACAGTGATAGTGTAAGTGGTAGAAGATCCTTTCCAAGAATTAAGCAGGAAAGAAGAGTTAGTATAGTAATAAGTACCACTACTATCGACGATGCCACTACCATTGTCAGCACCAAATGTAGTTGAGTTGTAAACCTTATTGAAAGTATATCCATCAGGGCAACCAGTGCCATCAGGAAGGTCTACATTCAGTCCGTGAGAGTAGTGACGTAATTGGATACCGTTGATTGCAATTCCAATAGAATCTTGCGCGGTCGTAGTATCTGCCGTGCCATCCTTGTGGATGTTTCTTCCACCACGGTAGATAAAGGTATGGTTGTAGGTTTGACCGCTGATGGAATAGCTATTATTAGCATTAGGAAAACTACCATACAGCGCAGGTTGAGGAAGGTTGTCAGTAACAACAGTCAACGCTTGAGTCGTCTGATTTAATGATGCAGACGTGGTAGAACCACCACCCGAGACAAACTCACCGTCGGGAGCCAGAGGAGTAGAACCTTGGTTAGGAGGTGCAGGAGTAGCTACAGTAACTGTAGGTGCAGCACTATATCCAGAACCAGGATTATCGATTGTAATGCTGGTAATAATACCATCCTGAACCACTGCGGTTGCACTAGCACCAGATCCACCACCACCAGAGAAGGCGATAATAGGAAGGTTCAGAGGATTATAACCAGAACCACCGTTAGTAACAGTGATTGTTTCAATACCACCACCAGTCAACGCAATCGTGGCAGTAGCAGTTGCTCCAGTACCATCACCATCGATGTTGACCGTAGGAGCAGTAGCGTATCCAGAACCAGGCTGATCAATAGTGATGCTAGTCACAGCACCACCAGTCAGAGTAATGTTCGCAGTTGCTGCTGCACCAGAACCACCACCTCCAGAGAAGGAAACTGTAGGAACTAAGGTGTAACCAGAACCTTGATTCTGGATCTGTAAGTTAGAAACATAACCAGCAGTACCACCAGAGGGGAAGACACCGAAGGAACCAGGAGCAGGATGGTTATCGCTAACAACATTCAGCAAACCACCTGCAATATAATATGCGGCAGTAGGAGATTCACTGCTACTTACCCAAACGTCAGTGATAACATCGGTTGCAGGAATAGAAACAGGAGTACGGAACTGTACTCTGTCGCCAACACTAGGATTGAAACGAGCAAACTCGCTACCAAGAGTAACGTTAATAATGTTTGATTGAGGAGAAGTACTAATGTTGGTATTAACACCATCGAGAGTAATCTCATCGATATCATTAGTAGGATAGGTAGTAACAGAAGGACCGCCATACTCCTGTCCAACAGGAGCAGTTACTGCTCCACTGTATGATCTCTCATAATCCCAATCAATCTCTCTACGAATCCACTCTTTAGCGAGTCTAGGTAGAGTTTTGCCTTCATAAACTGCTTTGTTCTGATACCCTTTCTTACCCATCCACTGAGCAATGATGCCAGCAGTCAAAGGAGTGGAGAAAGAGGTACCTTGAATGCAAGTATAATAGGAACTACCAATAGAGTTGTAGGGACTATTGCTGTTCCAGAAATATTGAGGAATGTAGATAGATTCGCCAGGTGCACTGGTGGTTACACCAGAACCATAGTTACTGAATGTCGAGAAAGTATTAATATATCCAGTAGCACCGACAGAAATCTTGTCGCTGATGCCTTCCATATTATACTGATAGTCTTGTGGACCAGCAGTACGAGGACCAGGGCAGAACTTTGCTTGGAATCCACCATACTTGGTGTTATATCCAAAACCGTTACCTGCAGAGCGAACAAGAGTAATACCTTGTTCAACTACGTAACCTTCATAGTCATCCATTGCAGTGTCTGCCTCATAGGCACCACTGTCAAATCCAGGTTCGTTCTGCGGAACATAACGATAAACCTCAGAAGGAATACCAACACCAACAGATGCGTTGATAATTGCAGGACGACCATTGCCCTTGTAATTGGGGTGGTTGGGATCGTTATGGTTAACAACCGCTAACAATGCATTAACATATGCAGATAAGGTACCAGAGTTACCAGCACCAAAAATCTTCAGAGCATAGAATCTTGCTTTGTGTGCGAGACCGTGCTGCAAACCACCAACACAAATGGCACACTGGGTGCCGTGCCCGTTGTTATCTTCGTTAGAGTTTGTTTCGCCATTAACAGTATACCCAGAATTAAATCCAGGAACCTCATAAACACGATAGTTTGCCTGTTCAGTAGCACCGTTCAGATCAGAAACGTGATCAGGGTGATACAGTTCAGGGTGAAGATTGGCACCAGTTGCACTAGTAGGTCTGGAAGCACCACGAATACCAGTATCTAAAACATATACATCAACACCATCACCATCTTCAGTATAAGAATACAGACCATAATCAAGAGCATTAGTCTGCTGAGTTAGTCTTCCAAGATACCACTTGGAAAACATAGTGATACGACCACAAACGGTAGAGTTAGGAAACTCATCATCTTGTGTACCAACGTTTGAGGTCTCACCAGCGTAAATAAACAACTGCTTCGGAGTTGTTTGCGTAATATCAATCTCAACTTTTGCACCAGAAGTACCAGGAGAACCAGTGCGGGTAACACCAGTAGTATACTCAGTACCACCATTGTGGGTACCATCAGGAGTTGTACTAAATCTAGGGGTATAACCGAAAGTAGTAGAGGAGGATACATCCAAAACCACTTTGTGACCTGGCATCACATAAGTAATTTGCGGGTTTTGGTAGATCCCATTGTAGTAAAACTTAGGACCGTTGGCAGTATTGGTTACAGTGACTGTAAGACTGTAAAGGGTACCAGCACCAACGCTGAAGGGAATAACGTTACCGTAATCAGAGGGTTTGATCTGCTGTTGCAGAAGATTATTGTCATCGCCAGCAACAGATACTGCAGATGCAGCATCAGCACGAGAGGTCTCTAAAAGAGTAGTAGCTCCAACATCTTCAATACCAAGTTCTTCGGCAGTTGGATCTTCACCTTTCAGTTCTCTGTCCCAAATGGCAGAGGTTACCTCAGGAAACTCATCACTTTTTAATACGGTAATGAAGTTATCGTCTTTAGAGGCGAAATCAAGAAAAATAGTCTTGAATGGTGTTAGTTCCGAGGTCGTATCTAACGTCGTAAAGCGTTGTTTCGCTCTTTCGATAACAGCGCTGATCTGAGTTGCGTTAGATACCCTCGCAATAATTCTATTGCTCATTACCCGAATGAATACAGTACTTTCCCTGACCTTATTTATGACATCTCTGATCTATGTCGCATCAAATCCATACCTTGTTCATTGAGAGGTGAGTATAAACAATGATATTCATCCTCATACTCCGTGCAATTAGGATGCTTCTCAATTAGTGCCTCTTTCGCTCGGCAATTTTGATACCAAAGATTCCGATCTATTTGGTCGCGAAACCAAGATTGAGACCACCAAATACATACTTTTCTGCATCCTGAGGTAATTTTATTAACACGATGTCTCGTTCCTGTTGGATAGGAAATTGCCCATCCTTTGGGTAACTTATATTCTAGGGTTTCTGTCCCCATCATCAAACAGAGTTCCCCTCCTTCGTATTCGTCAGGATCGTTTAAAAAGAGGGTTGTACTATAGTCACTACGAATACCATTCATATATGCACTGTCAACGTGTTCCGCATAGTGCATTCCTTCTTCGTACTTAGTAAATAGCGGAGGAGACATATGCCTAACAGACATATAAGATACTACCTCCTTCTTTTCACCTAAACAATCAAAAATTAACTTCCAAGCATCATCTGCAGTATCATCTGTTATCTGCTCATTATCTTTTTGTTTTTTATTTGAAGATCCAGTATGTTTACCATCAATCCAAATACCTGTGTTCAAAATGTCGAGCAGATTTTTGCAGCGAACACCATTCACCAGTTCATAACGAAAAAACATATTTAGGCAACAAAATTAGGGTCGTCGGGACTTACAGGAAAACCTGGCCACGTATCGGGATTGTATGGATCATCTAATAAACTAGGGAAGTCACGTAGTTGTTGTCTATACGATCTCCACTTAGCTTTGTCTTCATCAGACAGTTGACAATCAGGAAGTTGTGTCCAGTCGCATCTTTTAAGTTTTAGTTTACGCTCACTTCTAACTTCAGCAATCGACATCGGAACACCAGCATATTTAAGAGAAAATGCCTCTAAGTCAGCTGTTTCCTGTGCAATTTGTTTTGCGACTGCTTCATCTTCGTCTTCCTTAGCTTTCTGATATTTGTCAACCAGATCACGTGCTACTTTCGCTACCTTCTTCGCTTCAGATAAACTTTCGGGTTTCGATTCGTTGTAATGACGAGGAAGTACACCCGTATAGTCTGTCTTTTCTACAGCGTAAGAATCAGGATTTTCCCAGAAATATAATCGGTTAAGTTGATCTACATCAGGAATATGCCACGAACCTGTGATGGCAGGCATAATAACGCTATTCCATTCCGATTCTTCAATATCGTGCGTGATCACACCATCAGCGTGTCCACGGGCAATTCTTTTCAGATCAACCCACAGGATGACATATGCGTCATTAAAATCTCTTGCCATTGTCTTAAGCGTTTAAGTGATACCAACCTGTCAAAATATATTTATCTCCCTTGAAAAGCAAGTTTCCTCGATGAGTATGTGTAAAACTTGCTGGCCAAATAGTTACAGTTCCTTTTGTAGGATTAATCCTACGTTTTTGATAAAAGAACTCAGTCTCGCCACCATCTTCAGGAGGAATATCATTCAGATAAATTGCCCACACAAGCATTCTATGGCAATGTTGTAAACCACCTGCCTCATAGTGCCATACGTGATAACCACCACCAGCTGGAGTATGCTGAAATTTAACAGCATTGGACATCAAAGACTCGTGAGAAATTTGCCCATACTCGTGCAAATAATGACCCAAACAAGATTGAATGTGTTGGTTACAATGAGATGTCAGATCATTATCATTATGATTTACAAGAATTTGTGTATCTTGACGCCCTGACGAACCGTTAGGAAACTGGTGACGACCATCTCCTAAGTTAGTATATGATGCTGAACTTGGATCTCTCTGACGATTATACCACTCAATGTACTTATCACAAACAGATGCTGACATAAAGTTTGGCCAGACACCAATCCAATCAGAAAAAGATGCCTTGGTGACATTTTCATCCAACATTAATTCCAAAGGTCGGAATGGAATACATTCCGTTTCACTAGTCATTTGCATTAGTTATCAGGGATATATTGAAGTTCCACACTCATCAAAAGTTCCAATTAAACCACCCTTAGCAGCAAATACTGCCAAGGCATTACTAGAATTAAATCCAATACCATTTGCATCATTGGAGATTGCAGTATTCAGATCAGAAAGACTAGTCATAGTTGCGGTATTGATGAACGCATTTACCCATCCATCAAAAGCGGTGTCGTGTGGCAATGTCGATAGTATATTAGCATAAGATGTATGCACTTGTCCAAACACTTGTCCATATGTGATGGAACCCTTAGCAATTTGCGAAGTATAAGCAGTGCTGTAATTACTGGAATCCTCAACAAAATTAAGGGTTTCTTGATCGCCATTTGCAAATGATTGATACCCAGCCTTAGTAGTAGCATAACCATTAGCAGTCGTACCAGTTCCAGGAACACAAACAACAGTCACATTAGCACTAGCGTCATCCTCACCAGCAGCATTTTCAACCGTAATTGTATAATTTGTAGTGGTGGTAGGAGATACTGTTGTACTACCAGAAGTTGTTGTTGCTCCAAAATTAGAACTTTTGACACCAGTTGCTCCAGTAGAACTCCAAGTCAAGGTAGAGGAAGTAACCTGAGGACTTGAACCGCCACCAATATTCAATGTCGTGGGACTAGCAGTCAAAGTAACTGCTGGAGGTTGAAGTACACTAACTGTTACACTATTCGTAGCCGTCACGCCAGAAGCATTAGTTGCAGTTATAGTATAAACTGTAGTGGCAGTAGGGTATACAACAGTAGTACCAGACAGATCTGTCAAGGCATTCCAAGTAGCATCAGTAGGTGCGGAACTGAATGCAACAGTGGAAGCATTAGAAGTAGCCCAAGTAATTGCTGAGTTTGGTGCATCTTCACCCGTTTCACCTGTATTATTGATTGCTGAAGGATCTGCAGAGATAGAAACAGTCGCTGCAGGAGGATCCTGAACAGTTACGGTTACATCTGCAGTGTTTGGTCCCTGAGCATTTGACAACGTAATAGTGTATGTCTTTGTTTCAGTTCCCGTTTGCGTAATATAACCGCTGACAGCATTTCCTGAAGTAGCAATACTATTACCATCATCATCGACAATGGAAACAAATGTGCTGGCATTTTCAGAATACCACGACAATAAGAAACTACCATTATACTCTACGGTAGACGGATTAGCACTAAAATCAATTACAGGTATGGTTGGCGTATTAACCGTAACTGTTTCAGTTGCAGTATTATCACCGTGACTATTTTGTACTGTAATACTATAATTTGTAGTGGTGGTAGGGGTGACGCTGGTGGATCCACTTGCTCCTAAAGATCCATAACTACTAGTCCAACTAGCATCAGTAACTGTATAAGATCCACCAACAGGTCCAGTCCAAGTTAATGTAGAAGATTCCCCACTATCAATTTCATCGGGGGATGCTGATAAAGTAATACCAGGAACAACAGCATACTCCACATTAATATTCACAGTGATTCTAAGAACACCATTCCTCCTAACCTCACACTTATACTTAACTACATCGCCTCCAACTGTACCACCCTGTAGAGACATCGAAACGATATCATTAACTCTATATCCAGACTTAGCAGTGGTACCTGTTCCACCAACGTTGATCGGATCAGAAGAAGCAACCGTTGCACCATCAACTCTAGTAACTTCCACATCGAATTGATATCCATTATCGCATTCATCAAGTTCAAACTGTGCTGTTGCAAATGCATCAGATGACGTGGTATTAACCGTCATCGATGTAATAGTCGTACCTCCTGGTATCGATTTCGCTACTGGGAGATCATCTCCCGCCTGAACATATTGAATAGGAGAAGTAAGTGCTTCCACTGCAGTACCGCAGTAGATCATAAACTTGCAAGATTGATACTCAGGACTAATATCAGGATCAGTATCTAATCCAATATTCGCAGATACTTTAGGGGTAATTTGGGTACCATCAAATGCCGCCGCGGCCATATTGGCAGAACACTTGGAGGAAGTTGGTTGAATAGTACATCTGCCATTATTAATCTCAATATTGCCTTCATTAACATTATTGGCATTCACGCAATAGGCACTATACCATTGTTCGGCACCAGGAAGAATTGATGCATCTTGGTGAGCATTCTGCGCTCTGTTACCAATAGAATCTCCCCATCCTCTATGATAAGAAGTTGTGTTGACAATACCACCCTTAAAAGAAATCCAATGTGAATGCGGATAAGGAGTGTCAAAACCAGTATCACCCTGTAAAGTGTATTCGGTAGTGAAATTAGAGGATCCCTTAACTCTACCGTGCTGACCACCAGGAGAACATCTATCAAGTTGATTGACAGTAGGACCAAGAGTTGTAGTATAAGGTTTATCACCGTGCCTACCTTGCAAGATACCTGTATTCTTTACATTATGTGAGTGAGGAGGATATGATGGGGTACTGTATTCCGATAAATGACCAGACTGTAAAGTTAAACTACCTGAAGATTGAGAAAAACTAAAACTAGCATTACCCGTTCTAGTAGTGTTGTAGGTAATTTGAGTTGTACCTGCGGTGACACTGATAATCGTTCTTAAATCATCTACCTTAACAGTATTCTTACCACCTGTACTTCCAATTTGCAAAATACTTCCATCACTATCAAATTGCTCAAGTGACGGCGCAGTAGAAGTTCCAGGTCTTAAAGATCCCGATCCAACAACTCTTCTATCTCTTAAGTCTGGAAGATTAAAATTGCCACTTAGACTCGGATAATCACCAGTTGTGGTACCACCATACGTATTTCCAATAATTTGATATAAAGCAAAGTATTGATTTGGATCTAAACTATCTCCTTCACATTGCCTCCATCCAGTAGGAGCATAATAATCTCCACTACTATCCTTCGGCATCACACAAATAGTGCCGATCTGTACGCCAGACCAAGAAGGAGAAGTTTCGGAATAATACTTTGCCATTTTAGTACTTGATGATATACTCCATCACGATGAATGGAGAAGATAATTCGTTAATAGACGCTGCTTCATTATCAGTAATGCTACAGGTTACTCCTGTTCCTGTCATATCAATATCGAAAGAAGACATATTGAAGTTCAGTGATGCAGACACAGAATAAGAAGACAAACTATGGTTGTGAGTAATATTACCCTGTGGGGCGATACCAACAACATTAACTTCACACGGTTGCGTAACAACTTCACCGACCGAGGTTACCACACCATCCCCTTGAATAGAGGAGTCGAATTGCATCGTCTTAGTGTTTGTAACCCTGAATTCAAGTCCGTGATCGTGCTCAGCAGTACCACCAATATCAATAGTTTCCGTAGAAACTACAACCCCGCTACCAGAAGATTGAACAGTATTAACTATTTCTTTCTCTAAGACTATTTTATATATTCCGTAAACATCACCTGAGTTTGGGTGCGCCGCCTTAAAGGCACTTATATAATTAGGATCCTCATATCCACCATCATCAGATGCAATAGTCATAGGATTTTTAATCCTAATTGCGCCATCACCAGTGCTCTTGATATTGTAAGGAGATGGAAATGTTACCTTATCATTATTACCATACCCTTGACCACCGTACACAACCTCTTTAACGTTAATACGAGTGTTTTTGTTTGGGTTTCCACCAGAACCAGGAAGAGGAGTTATTTTTGCTTTAATTCGCAGACCAGATCCATTTCCAGTTACATTCACCATATCAAATGTCTGGTAACTACTAACTGGCGATGTGCCATCATCCCAATCAGGTGGGGTGTTACCACCAGCAGTATTATCAAAATTTTCACCTGGCTGACATCTAGACCAGTTCGTGGTAGCTCCATTGCCCTCAGATGCACGACCGTTGGCATATGGTAAACTAACCCCAGCATTTTGATATACGGAATCATCCATATAAAGATCCGCATTCACTTCAATCCAGTTTGAATTGCCATCTCTTTGGAAGTCTCTACGCACAACACCAGCGACAGATTGACCAGGCGCACCGATATTCATCGCATTGAGGTAACTTCTGTTGACTTCGACTACATCACCTCTAGATTTAAATCTAATCTTCTTATTATTTTTACGTTGGTCAGGAGGAACATCAAAAGAAAATGCATCCCATAGTCCGTGGTCTTGATTATATTTCTGTCTATCTGGGTGTTGTGGGTGATTTCCGAAAGCAGGTATACAAGTAACCCAATCTCCGCCACCAACTCTAATTTGCAAATCTTCGTTGGTATCATTCGGTCTTTCACCACCGTTCATATCTGTGCCCGCCATTGCATACACAGTTACTCTCAAAACATCTCTTAAATCAACATCGACTTCTGCAGATCGTTCATTAACAAGAGAACCCTGCAAAGTACCTAAAGACAAGTATTGCAAATTAGGATGATCCGTTGGAACAGTAAATCCAGACATCTCATCAATTGAGGTATCCCCCCTTGCAGCTCCGTAACTGTCAGGGTCTGGTTGAAATCCATCGTGACTATTTCTATACGACCAACCCTGACCGCCTGTATAGGAGGAAGAATTTTTACCATTACGAATTGCAGCACCATTCATAGAAGAAACGGTAGAATTCGTCATATAAATTGTTTGACCACTAGTAGATACGCTTTCTGTATCACCCGCATCACCCGCTGATGCACCAGTAACGGTGACTTTGGGATTTCCTCTCATAGTGCCATTAGACACCGCAGGAACTTTAGCGCTTCCGTTAAGACTAGCGGTGGCAGTAGTCTGAATTGTATGTTGATATCCAACACCAGCTCTCTCAACTACAGATCCACTAACCAGATCCCCCATAAACTGCTGACCAGCAGTTTGTCCTGGTTTTAGAGTTTTAGATCCTAAATTAGGAACACAAAACGTTCCACCAGTAAAATTGCCCGCTGCATCAAATGTCGGATCTAATAAACTCGCTCCAGCATTTGCTGGAGAAAATCTACATCCAGGTACGTTAGTAGTTACTCCATCAACAGTAACGCTTCCTCCGTTAGGTCCAACACCAATAATTCTTGCTAGCGCAGGATAGAGATTTGCTTGCAGAATTGTACCGTCACAACGAATATATCCTGCTGGTACTTTATTTCTTTTATCAGTATCATTCTGAACTGCCGAACTAAACGGCATAATCATACCAGGAGCAACACCCTGAGCACCTTTAATTGCTGAATATGACTTTGCCATTAGAATGCCTTGATGATATAAACTGCAGTCTGATATGGAACCGTGGTAGTAAACGCAGCGTTACCAAGGTTTGGATTATTATTTATCGTCACATTACTAGTACTTGGCGAGAATTCTAAAGTTTGAGATCCCGATTTCAAATTGTGAGGCATAACCTGATACGTAATAGCGTCGTGTTTATGCGATCCAGGTTCTCTCTGCATTCTATTAGATTCATCAGAGTTTGAAGTGCCCGCAAGGTTTACACGTGAAGTTCCAGATAGTCCTTGAGAGATTCTAAGAGTAGGACCAGGACCGCCTTGTTCAGCGTCATCATTACCATTATATGCAATACTATTAGCGTTTTGAACTTTCCACCGAGCGCCTTGGAATAAGTGGTTATGCTTAGGCAAGTTTTCAAAGGACATCACACGAGGTTGAACCTTTGCTTGCTTTTGGTAAATAGATCCACCTGCTGCAGAACCTGATACAGCTGATGAAGCAACCGTAACAGTTCTGTTGGGATACGAAACAATATTCCAATCTGCATTAACAATAGTGGTAACTGAAGTTCCTCCACCAGTAGCAGAGGAATATGCACTACCCTTACCATAAAGAACTTTGCCAGTATTATTAAGATTGGGTAGTTGAAACGTTCCACTAGCCTCAGATCCACCATAAGTGTATCCAATAGCTTCTTTCAATGCAGGATAATCGTCTTCATCCTGCGTGGATCCATCACACGCTAACCATCCTATAGGACATTCATTGGCAGCACCAGTCCACGCCATAATTGTGCCGATAGCGGCATTTTTGAATCCACGAATTTCGTGTAGTGTTTTCATCAGAGTTCAATTAAACGCCAACCCATTGCCGAGTTAATAAACACAAGTCCTAATCCTGCGCCAGGAGTTTGAATAACCATCTTACCTTCATCGTCACCTTGAATAGGAACGATATCAGCAGCACTTTGATTAGTTTGAATTAGAACCGCTTTATTATATGTCAAGGTATCTGTAGTATCTATAATTCTAATCTGATCTCCTTTTTGAGCAGATGGTAAAGTTAACGCAAGTTGCGCACCACTGAATGAAGTCACATAATAATTAGTGTTCGCAGCCAAAGTAGTTGCAGTACTCACTTCTTCCCACTTAGCGCCACCAGTTGCGGTAAAGTATCCAGTAATAGGTCCAACATCAATAGATCCAGCACTATTAACCTTAAATCTGTTAGTGCCACCATCATTAACATCTAAGGTACCGCCTTCAAATTCGGCGTTACCATCCATCACAATGTTACCAGTGCCGTAGATGTTACCACTAATACCAGCACCACCATCAACAATCAAAGCACCAGTAGTAGCGCTAGAAGCATTAGTAGTACTGTGAACTCTCAGAGTGCCAGTATTGTCAGTATTATTACCAACAACAGTATTGCCATTAGAAGAATCAATGCTGAAGACGGTATCATCATTGATGTGAGTCTTCTTAACGCTAAAGTTATTGCCAAGTGTAGTTTCTCCATCAGATGCAATTCTGATGCGAGGATTAGTATCACTACCATCTAAGATGAAGGAAGTTTCACCAGTACCAATGATCTTGATTCTCTCAGTAGTCTGATTAGTAATTCTAAATTGTTGAGACGCAGAAATCTCAACTCTAGTAGATCCATTAACAGAGAGGGCATATCCAGTTTCAGGAGTTGCCAGACCAATAGAAGTATTACCGCTAGCATCTTGCTGTAAACCGCCACTAGAGTTACCAAGACGGAAAGATCCATCAGATTTAACAACTAACTTTGCGGTAGAAGTATCTGAGAAGTGATCATTAGAGTAGTTTGCATCACCAACAACAAAGTTTTGACCTTGATAGGTAACATAGTTGGCTGATGCAGCATCATCATTCTGACTAATGTCAGCACGAAGGTTGCCAGAACCAGTACCATCATCTTTCTGGAACATCTTAATGTTACCACCACGGACGTACAGATCCTTAGTAACAGTTAAATCACCAACCAGTTCGTGAGAACCATTGCTCAAAGCAGTCAGAGTGCCGTCAATAGTCAGGTCACCGCTAGATTGACCACCACCAACAGATTCAACAGGAGCACTACCAATAGTACCGCCTCTAACAACAACGTCGCCACCAACCCAAAGACCATTAGTGTTCTGAACTGCAGTGACATCACCTGTGTTGATAGAAACTCTACCCAGACCATCACCATCATCGTCATAAACACGGAATGTGTGCTGACCAGCAGGGTTAGTATTGTCACCACCAACCCACAGAGACTTATGGAAAATACCAGAACCCTCAACGTCCAGAGTCTGCTGAGGAATTACACTAGCGTTAGTAGTACGGGTATTCTTCAGGTTAATACCCAGACGCATATCAGATCCACCAGTAGAGTTGGAAGATCCAGTACCAGTAGTGTAGGTGGTCAGTGCATCAGCACCAATTACACCCCATTCTCTCCATCCATAATCTGGAGTTTCACCTGATTGGAATCCACCAATCTGACACCAGATCCAACCAACAGCAGTGTTGTAGTTGATGCTAGAAATTCTATGTGCTTCACCAACAGTCTCAGTACCACGCAGAGTAATAGTACCCTCACGCTTAAATGTTTCACTACTAGGAACATTCTTGCCCTTAGTAGACTTAATCTCATAAGTAAGACCACTAGTGCTTCTAGGATTAACCTCCCAAACAGCAAACTGAATAGTGTTTGGTTTCAGCGGGGGGTGAATATTGATATCAGTGTCAACTAGACCCGAATCAACGCTAGAACTAGTAACGTTACCAACTGACTTGATTGTAATAGATGCGGGATCATTCAGATCATTTGAATATTCATCATCCACCTCAACCGTAATAGGGGTGGAGAAGAATGTACCGTCAGGAGCAGAAACTTCAAAACTGGTATTCAGATCAAATTTGACTTTGTTCTGTACAGTCAGAGTATCGATTGTGAGGTCAGTGGTATTTTCCTCTTCATCAACGTTCTCACCAGCAACACGCAGGATAGAATCATCGATCTTAGTCTCTTCACCAGAGATAGCGTTGATACGCTGGTTACCCACGAACAGGTCACCGTTAGCGTTCAGACCAGAGTAGAAGACCACACCGCCGTCTTGACGCTTCGCCTGAGAGAACAGGACTTCATCGTCAGAGAGCACATACTCCTGTCTAGAGGGGAATGCGGTGGAGTAGTTACCAGGACCGAAACCAGTGTATTCAAAGGTGTGGTTACCAGATCGTGCCTGAGAAGGACGACGAAGTTCCACATAAAGTCTGCGGTCAGCAACAGCATTACTGCTACCTTCAACGCCAATCAAACGATCTTCACGTGAAGCAACTGCCTTACCATCCATTGCTGCCAGAGTAACAGTAGAATCTCTGCCAACATTTGACATAAGATTTTCAACTGCTTCTCTAGTAACGCTATTCTTATTGTCATTGGTCTCCACAAGACCGTGGACATAGTTGTCAGCAACAGAGATAGTTGCAGGAGCATCTAGAATTGTACTGCCATCTCCATCAGGGTCAAACCACAGAGGATCATCAGCAAACAGTTCAGGATACAGTTTTTCAGTTGGGTGACCAAACTTAAAGGTGTTGAATTCAGTAACCGATGGAGAGAAGTCACCACGCAAGCAAGTCAGATAGTAGATACCATCCTGCTGGTTATAGATTCTACGACGCAAAGTCTTAGATCTATACACATAATAGGTATTATCAATCTCCTCAACATCCTCAACACTAACAATCTTATAGTCTTTCTGGTTGCCATCTGCCTCATCACGGACAAAATCACCAGGAGTTAGGGTGTAGACAGGAGCATTACGAATGACATACTGTTTACCCAAATCTTGCGCATAGTCTTTAAAGTTGTCACGACCACCGTTAGGTTCCTCGTCAAGAATACCAGTAGAACCACCGCTAGCAAGAATAGTTTGATTATTAGCATCATACTTCAAATACTGCAGCAGAGAGAAATCACCCTTAAGAATCAAACGAGTAATACCACCCTCAACATATGCCTTATGTACAACAGGCAGACTAGAACTAATAGCAGTGCTCTCAGAATGACCAGACCAAGCAACAGTCAGACCCTCTTGGAATGCACCACCAGTGACACTATTCAGTTTAACTTCTGTCAGAATAGTACCAGAGGGAATTGCAGTACCAGAAGCAATATCAGTATTAATTGTATGGTTAAAGCAAGTTAACTCAACACGGTTGATAGCATTTACTTGCTTCTCTCTAGCAGACTCAATGGTAAATCTAATACCAGAATCAGTAACCAGAGATTTAAGGTTGCCAGTAATATATGGATCATAATTGAAATCATTCTGGATCTCAAGTTTATTGCTATTCTGATCAACAGTAGCACTTGAACCATAGAAGACAGGCATATCAGTAGTGCCGTCTACTGCCTCAAGAATGATCTTCTGAGGTCTTAGTCTTCTATTCTCGTCAGTACGCTGCTTAATGACATAACCGAGCAGCGGCTCTCTGACGTTGTTAATTTCCTTTGGAATGACGTATCTGAGACGATAGATACGATCATCTTCCCTACGTCTATCGTTGATTCGCTTGAGGTAGGTGTTTGCTGTTGTGATTGTTTCTTCATTGACATAAACATCCAGGTTAGAAACGCGATCATAGATCTGGTTTGGTTTTTGAGTGGTGTTGATAACATTCAAGTACCACAGACCATTACGACCAGGAGATGTAGTCATCTCAGGATCATATCTCAGCGGGTGTCTGGTATTACAGGAATACACATAAACTTCATCTTGTCCTGCTTGTCCAACAGTACCAGAAGAAGTAATACTATGAGGAACACCACCGCCAGAAGTTGCTAATGCAGCAGTTGTTGCAACTTTGAATTTGTTGATATTGCCACCTGTATTGTCATAGATGACATAATACATTTTATTGGCGTCTAAACCGCCAGGAATCGCAGAACCTGTTTTGGCACGGAAGAAAACAGCGGTTGCAGTTTTAGTAGCAAAACCTTTGTCAAAACCGTGAGGTGCTTCCAGAGTAAACTCATTGGTAGCAGGATCTGCAGCAGTAATCTTATACTTAAATGGTGTCGGATTAACATCGAAGATGTACTGAACCATCTCGATCTCAACACCACTATTAAGTGCTTCTGGCACGTAAATAGCGTTACCAGCAGCGGCATCATCGACGGATGCTGCTAACAGGAACGTAGACAGATCTTCAGTTGCAAAAGTAACTGAAGGAGGAACTGGTGCAGTATGACGACCAGGAGCAATAATATAATAAACTGTATTCGGACTTAAACCCTTAGGCAGACGAATCAATTCATTAGAGACAGCACTATTTGTCTTCTTCGGAACCAATCGAACTGGGGTTCCTGTATAGAGACCGTGTGCCTCATTACAGGTAAAGATTGTAGAACGATAAGTAATTGTCTCATTCTGAGCATTTTGCACAGACTGAGTTGCAGGAGTGATTGTAGTAACTCGGAAAGTATCAAAACCTGAAGGGAAAAGACTTGCACTCTGCTCTTGAGGACCAGATTCACCTGCTTGGAGATTAGCTTCCAATTTGGCGAAGATTTTATCTTCACGCTTACCACCGACCTTATAGTCTTGAATAATATAAGTCGGAGTGTTGTCAGGATCGGAAACCTCTTCAGGTTCGCCAGCAAGATAGATTTTATTTTGACCAGAAGGTTCTTTAGTTGCAAGAACGTCAATACCGTAATACGGAGGTTGAGTATTATCTTCTAAATCAATTTTCTGAGGAGGAATAATGTCGGTGACATATCCTTGCTTATCTTGGAAGAAAGCAAATCCCTTAAATCCGATAGCATCCAGAGCGGTGTTACCGAAGTTGGAGTTAGAGTTGGTGATAGAGATGTCAGCACCAGACTCAATCAGGAAGTGATCTGCGAAACCCACAGCGAAGATCGACACCGCCTGAATGAATGCATCATTCGACAGACGGACGTGAGCATTACGCCAGGTGTTCTTAAAGTATGCTCTACCATCAGTGTGGTAGGGAGTAGTTGCAAACGAACCAGATGCCAGTTCTTCTGGATCAGTAACAGTGTTACCATCCCACGCAGAGTCAAACTGAGCAGTCTCTTCGTTGAATTTAGTAAATGCACGGTCATCCTTCTGCAGTGACACACCCGTATACTGGGCGCACACCATAGATTTAAAACCAGTAACCTTAGATCCATCAGCGTGCATACCGCTGAGACCCCACACAGAGCGGATCGACAGGTTAAACATATACGGTGACGCAGAGTCAACCGTATCAATTTCTGCCTGAACAACAGCGTTTTCGTTCAGTCTGTTTGGTGGCAGAGATGCAGTAGTATAAGTAGTACCCGAGATTAATGAAGTGATATTCTCGTTTACTCTATAGAAGAATAATGTATTATCTGCAGGGTCAAGACGTGTAATCAAGAACGAACCGTGCAGATCACTGGTTAAACCAGTCTCGTCAATAGTGACGAATTGCCCCACAAAGTAACCGTGAGGTGCTTTAGTCTTAACACGAATCTCAGTAGCGTTTCCACCCAGTGTCTGAGGTGTGATAGACTCAATAATCTTTTTATCCGACAGAGGACCCACAATCCTGTTTTCCAGGTCAGTCTCTGTAATTGCACCGTCTACGTTGATGTCGGTAACAACGTTTTCGTATGCATCACCGATCTTGTCGTAATAGAGCTCAAGATCTTCAGCATCAGCGAACTCAAAGTTCGTGATTTTGTGGTGAGAGAAAGTGGGATTCGCTTTATTACCAGTGCTGTCAAAATATACTTTCTGCTTACCATCAAACAGAGAGAATTGCCAGAAATAGCAACCACCAGTAACGTTAAAGATAGAAGTGGTAGGAACACTGCTATCAGTAGGGTTAGGCACATACAAAGGACGAACTTTCGTCTTTCTGAGGTCCATACCCACCAAGGAGGTACCTCTAGGGACGATAACACCACCAGTTGTAGAGTTAAACTTGTAAAGATCGTTCTGAGAGTTACCCAGATCGAAGTTTACATTAGTGCTGAAGTCAGTAATCTCACCGACAGTAGCAACACCAGGACGGTTATCCACATAGTGATCACCAGGAGACAGAACCACCGTGAATTCATCAAAGCGGTCATTGTCAGGACCAGACTTATAAGAGAATCGCGAAACTTCCAAGAAAGCACGCTGAATCGTCTTAAAAGGTCTAGTTGGGGAGTTACCCCTATTGTTTACATCATCTGATGCATTAAAATCATCAGGAGAAACATAGACAAAACGTCCAGTTTTACTGGAAATTAAATTCTCTAGTCTAGTGAGTGCCATTACTCAAATATTATGTGGTGGATATCCCTTTCGGTATTTATGCTATATCATTTGCCTGGTGGTCAAACTCAATCACGATTTTCCTGTGTTGAGATTTTTTGTCGCAACAGGTGATATATTGTACTTCAGCATCTAACAACTCACCAACCTTCTCTAGGAGATTTTTGGCGATATTCATATTAGTCACGCTGACGCCAGTCGTCGGGTTTGTCTCGTCCGAACCATTCGTTGATGTCATCTGCTCCGTCAAATCCTGTTTTATAATTAGATGGATCAGGATCACCTAATCCCATTTTATTCAAAAAATCGTCAGTACTGCCCTCTTGAATATCTTGTGCAGCAGCACGACGTGCTTTATTTAACCAATCACGGGCGGTAGTATGTCTCTTAGCGAGTTTCTCTGCCCAAATCATATCCTCCAAGGGGACTTCTTCTTTTTGCGCAATACAGGCACAAATTGATTCTAATCGGAGTCGATAAGCAGTAGAGAGCATACTAGTCTCGGAGTTTTTCTTGTAGTTCGGTAACTCTGGTATATTCTGCTAAAGCACTTTCAGATCGATTTTGCAAAATACTGTCAATATCGTCTAAAATGACTTCAGGGGCAACGTAGTCATCTAGGTATTTATCGATTGCTTCTTTAAGATACCTGTATCTATGCCACTCTTGCGAATATGGTTTGTACATTACAAAGTAGTCATTGTCGTAATTATATCACTTTAGCAGATTTATGTCAATTCCCATAAATGGCGGAATAAGACCTATAGCACGGAAAAATCCGTCCATAAAAAGTGCTAAAAAGACGATGCCGAGCGCCATACTGATCATAGAGGCATTTCTGTTATGACGTGCCATCGCCTGGGCGATCGAATAATCGATCATTTCTTGAATTTCGTCCTTGGACATCTCAGTAGCGGTATTCTTGTAAAATGTCAAGAATTTTGTTAAGCGCGTGATGAGCGCCTTCGTGCCAGTCTCCATTTTGCTCTTGGTGAGTGCCGTCGTAGAGTTCAGTTTTTAACTTCAAAACTCGGCATTTAATCTCATCGTGATTAACCATATTCCGAGGCATAAGACATTACTTGTTCAATTATGTATCATACTCAGTGATTTGTCATCCCTTTATTGCGAGATGAAAACAAAAAAAGAGGGGAAAACCCCCTCTTTGGTATAAATTAGAACCAATCCGAAGACCACTCGTCCTGAGCGGAAGGACCGCCTTGTCCTTCGGGAGGACCACCAGGAGCACCACCATTGTTGATCGCCATATTGGGGTTGCCAGGAGCAGCACCAGGACCAGGACCAGCAGTAGTGTCACCCAATTTCTCTTGTGCTTCTCGCTCACTAACAAGTTCAACGTTAAAAGAGAACGACAAACGCAGTTTACCTTCAGTATTGACGGTAATATTAGGTTGTCTCTGAACCATATGTTCCATCTGAGAAGGGAAGATCAGAACATCGCCTTCTTCAGCGGTAAGAGTCATTTCTTCCTTATAGCACCCATAACCACACATATCAGGGTCATAGTAGTGCTTGTTAAAACGAGGAGATTCACAATAAGCCTTAAGAGGATTCATAAAGGTAGTTCCCTTATGAACTGCAGGATCATACTGCAGATAATAAATGCCCGAAAGCGTTGAAGGCACGTGATTGTGAGGTTCTTGGTTTTGACCAGGACCGTATGCGTTAAACCATTGCTGCGCAATCAAGAAAGCGTGTGGATAAAATTCTGCTTGCTTAATAGCTTCTTGGATATTTTGAGACAAATCAGCGAGAAGTGCCTGAATATCAATTTCAGTCTCCTTCGTATGATCGAGCATAGACTCTTCAAAGAAGGTAGTAAAACAATCACAGTTCCAGCAAGCAGGACCATCCTCTACATTGCTGTTAGAACCGCTCTCAGCTCGATAACGCTCTTCGAGAATTGGTGCAAGAGTGGACTTCCACTTTTCGTGTGTTTGAAGTCTTCCACGATACACAAAAGTGGGGAAAACAGAAAATAGTCCGTATTGATCTTGCTTATTGGTTGGTTGTGCCATAACGACGTGTATAACGAAGCGTAGTATTTATTATAACAGTATATGGCGGTTTTTACAACTGCCAATAGGAGTGGGGGGACTTGAACCCCCACGACCTTAACGGTCAACAGATTTTAAGTCTGGTGTGTCTACCGATTCCACCACACTCCCGTGTCGCTGCAATTCTCGCCAACGATAGTATTTGAGAATTTCTTTGTACATTTTGTCTGGATAATGTATCATAAAAAACCTAAAGGGGCGAAAATTACGGCGAATTTTTTTCCGACTTATTTGGGAACTGAAAGTCGATTTTCAGTGGTATTCTTCTTTAATTTCTGAGTCGATGGACAAAAAGTCTGATGGTGGTACGTACTTCATCATCTGGGACGCTGTTGGTTCGTTGCGGATGAATTCTAGCACACCACAGAAGGCATCATAATCATCTCCACAATCTACTGTCTTGACTTCACCTTCGTCATCCCAGACGTGGAATGAACGAGTCTGGACATCTACGATAACCTTGGACACAAAAGACATTGAGGGGTGACCTGCTGACTTATATATTATAGCACGGTGTCAACCCCTAGTTCAAGAAGACGGTCGCTCCAGCAATTGTCACATTGGCAGTGGCAGTCATAGTAGCGTTTACGCCAGCAGCAATCGTAACAGTACCTGCTGCTGCAGTCATCACATTGTTACCTGCTGCAACATTTGTGATCTTATTTCCTGCCACCACAGTGCACACATCGTTACCTGTCATAATCTTTTCTACCCTACCAAGACCAGCAGAGGCACCGATGATTGACAGTTTAACAGGACCACCAACAGGGATGCTAGGCAGTGGAGGGACTGGTGGAACACCAAGAATTTTCTCAGACTCACGACCAGTAACAATCTTTTCGTGATCACCCTTAATGATCGTTGCCATATGTCCAGCGCTGAGTAAAGTAAATACTCCTCTAGGATCAGTCATAGCAATGGTTCTTTCACCAAAGATAGTATCATACTGAGGACCAGTAATATTTTCTTTCTTAATATCAGTATTGATGCTTGCTTCGGGAGAATCTATAGCAACTTTCGATGCACCGACCATACCAATTGCCTGCGAAGCATTCATATTGATATTTTTTCCTGCGTTGATGTTTACATCACTATCACTCTTAAGATTTAAATCACCTGTAGTGTGAAGATCAGTCTGCCCATCAACTCTCAAGGACGCATTGCCACCTACTTCCATAATACAATCCTCATTAACCTTAATCTGTGCATTGCCTTCACAATGAACGATTAACTTGCCAGAGTTTGTATTGTTAGCAGGAAATTTAACTGCTTTAATATCAATAGACCCATCTTGACGCAACCATAAGTGATGCCCTGCGTGGTGAGCAATAATAATATATGGTTTGTTTGGAGCGTCACAAACTTGCCAGACGTGTCCAGATCTGGACACTGTTGACTGAGTATCTGGTATCTTTGTTTCTTTTTTATCAGACATTACGGGCAATCAACATAGTTAGCAGGATCTCTCGCAAGACCTTGCAGAATAAGATTGGAACTTTCGATGGGAACACATTGCAGATCTGCTTTCGCTTGAGCACCAAACCCACCGCCACCTGTAATTATAACAGTAGGTGGTACCTCAAAGTTTTGATCACTCTTCAGGAGTTCAATGCCATCAACAAATCCTTGCTCAGAGATAGTTGCTTTAGCAATACTACTATCTCCGTTAACATATACTGTTGGTGGTCTATCATACAAACCACCAACATTAGTAATAGCAAATCCAACTAGCTGACAAACCACATCAGACTTTTTCTTCTGCCCTGTGTATCCTTGACCAGGATAGATCACTTTAACACGTGTCAAGTATCCACCACTGTTAATAACAGGTTCAACGTAACCACCAAACCCTGTATTACTTTCGAGCGAGATAAATGGTTTGCCTGTAAACCTGCGACCAGATCTTCTCACAGTAATGTCAATGATACCACCGTTGTCATCAACAATAGGATCATCAAAGTCAGGAGTGCCAGGGTCATCGTCATCATCGTCATCATCAGGAGGAACAACAGGTGTATCAGAATCTGCCAAGATAATCACAGTTGCCTGAGCACTGTATGCATTAATAGAGAATGTCATATTCTCCTGCACCTCAGTCTCTGTATCCTCTTTTACTTTAACAGAAAACTCTGCCTTATTATCCTCAATGTATACTGTACCTTCCAAGTCCTGAACAATATCTGACTGTTCAATACCAGGACCAAAGATCTTATAGTTAAGAAGATCTCCAGTGGTCATATTAGTGGTGACGATGCTGAACTTAACAGTCTCACCCTCTCTCATTGTGACTTTATCCGCAGTGATCTTAACTGTCTTCGCGGTAACGTCTCCACCTCCACCATCTCTTGCAAGAGGATCTAACACTGCGACACCCTGTGCAATACCAAGATTATTCAGGGTAACGAAAAGTTGTTCTGCTACTTCATTAGTATCTTCTACAACTTTATCATCTAAAACCTTGATAGTGACTGTATCCGTCCCATCTCTGACAGTAAACCTAATACCCAAATCAGAAGCACTGTCAGGGTAAGTCTTATTGCCACCTTTCTCGATGTACTCGATGTCTTTGAAGGTAATTCCTGTGTCTTCTCTTCCGATTGTTGCGTTGATTTCTGTTCCATCCTCAACATTAATTGTCGTAAGAGTGAATGTAACTTCTTCTCCTTCATACACAACTGCCTTGTCAGACGACAAGAAATAAACTGGACTGGTAGTATCAATAGTTGGTGGGACTGGTCCACCTGGGGTTGGCGGAACCACTAGCGGTGGTGGTTCATCACCGCCAGGATTATCTGGAGGATCAATAATCTCTACAACACCAGTACATTTTTTACAAGTACCACAACCATCTTCGATCTTCACTTTCACATAGAATCTCTCTGGTCCTTCTTTCACATCATCAGACAGAGTTTGGACTGGGATTTGAATTTCATCCATACCAACACCAAACCCTGTATACCCATTAACAGGACAGTAATCTACGTTTGCTTTAGCAGTACCATCAACTGTGTAGTATGACAGAGCAGTGGTTGTACTTAAGTCACCAAGTCTCTTGACAGTAACGTATGCAATGTCACCCTCTCTAACTCCACCGCCACCGCCAACGGTAATATCTTTGACGACAATCTTTCTACTCTTACAGATAGATCTTATCGGAAGATCGCCAGGCAATCCACCAGGAGTTCGACCAGGGGGTCGTCCAGGACCACCACCAGGAGGTGTACCAGGACCGCCACCGCCAGGACCATCGCCAGGTTCGCCTACATCAACTCCATCACTGTCACCAAGAGGTACATCATCTAGTTCGCTATCAAAAATCTGCGGACCATAGATGTTTACCTCAGTCTTAGGTGCAGGAGGTAACAATGCTTCATCACAATAAGCAGAGATGGGTAAGTGATTGCCGCCGCGAAGATTCTCTAAGATCTCATCGAGATCATTGAATCCACCTTTGAGTCCTTCAAATGCACCAACCTTATTGCTAACTTTCTTGACGCTTCTGCAGGAAGAGTTACCACTGCAAGAGATGCCAAGGATCTTCATAATGGAAGCGATGCCACCGCCAACGATGTCAACTGCACTACCAATAGCACCAAGAATACTAGAAAGACCACCGAAGAGTGAGTTTAATGCTCCACTGAGTTCACCCAACAGTCTATCGAAAATACCATCAGTAAAGATCTTAACTTGACACGCTGCCCAATTAACAACGTTGCCAAGGTAATCCATAAGAATACCCTCAGCAAAAGATGCAATACGCTCATAGATATTACCCATTGTACATCCCAGTCTCTCTAGGATGTTTTGGAACCATTCAACAACAGGTTTAAGGACGCCAGGGAGAGGAGCAAGTAATGATTTAATTAGATCTTGGATACCTTTCCTCAAGAGCGCCATCAACTCACCGAATGCTCTACTAACAGCAGCGCCGATGATACCCTTGATACGTTTGATGTATCCTTGAGCAATGTTATTAAGATCAAAAAGTTGACCAGTATATTTGCTAACAAAGAATGATCCAACCTGACCGTTGCTTGATTGAACTGCAGCAAACAATTCACTTAGGATGTTTTCAACTTCCGAGGTAGGACTAGCAGGACATTTGCCATCAGCAACACGTACTTCAGCGTTACCACCAGAGTTGCCACCAGGAGAATAACTTTCATTCTTACCCTCCATCAGTCTTGCCTGTCCCTCATCTCCCATTGCTTGGAGAGCTGAAGCACCTAGGTTCTTGTTAGTTTCTGGTTGGTCACTCCTAACGTGAGCAGTTGGGTTCGGAAGATTACCCTCTTCAGGATCTACAGTAATTGCCCGCGTTAAAGGAGCGGGTGTATCTGCTGGTTTATTTTTGCTAGAATTTGCTACTGCATTAGTAGATGCAATGACAACTCGCTTTTGTTCATCGCCATTGATGAAGAAACCATAAACAAAATCTCCTGTCTTCAGGTTATGCGAAGACGCAGAAGTACCACTACCACCTGCAGCATTGACAGGCATCGCTACAGTTGCCCAAGGCAACTGATTAGTAGCTGGTTCAGGGATTGTTTCTCCACCCTCACCTACTCTAAACTCACGGTCTAAGACACGTACACGCACACGTCCAGACTGTTTGGGATCAGCAGTAGATTCAATCTGCCCTTCCCAAACGTTTGAGTTATCTGCATTAGCAACGTAATTACTAGCCATTAATCCTCATAAATCCTGCATTCATCTGACTCAGGGAAGTCTTCACAGTACAGTTCAAAGTCTGTCGGGTCGTGATGATCCTCTGGGTGTTCTTTTTTGTAGCGTTCCAATTGCTCTAGTTGTCCCTCAATATGCCTACGCATTTGAGGATTCGTCGTGGGATCTTGAAGGATTTCTTTATCCTTTTCGATATGTTGTTCGATGCTATCCATTGACTTGTTTAGGGAACAGTAGGGGTGCTGTCATAGTTATCTAGGTCCATTTTCAATCGCTCTAGACACAATGCAAGTTGTCCGAAGAGTTTGGATCTCATTTGTTCATCCTCTTCAGTATTAAGTTTTTCAATGATTTTATAAGCACCCTGAGTAAGCTCAGGGGGGTACATTGCTAGAAAATCGGTGTCCATATTAACAGTTTTTGTTGGAAGTATCTCGTACAAGGGTCATAGCAGAGTAAGATTCATTAGCTACCCTATTATATCTATGCGCGATACGAAAGATTAAATAATTTCCGCTGCGCATTAGGTCTTTATCATCATCTGATTTCTCAGCGTCTGGTTTAGATGACTTGATTAACAAGTCAACTTTCTGCCCTGCACATAAGTTGTGGTTACCTGGGACCACAAGATTACTTACGTTCATTGCCATTGTAGCACGGCGAGCATTGTATTGGCAAACGGTATACCGTCCCCAATCCTGAACATCTGCTGGGTCTTCAGATCCCTCTTCGTTATCCATAGAAGCAGGTTCTTCACCATCGTGTGTAGCTTCTTGTGATACACGAATAGAAAATGTTTTAGAACCTTCTTCCTGATCCAAAAACTCTTGCCACTGTTGTGACTGCCACGAAGAGTGGTCTCTATTGTTAGCGATGTGTCCCCACTTGTCCCAGTGGTCTTTCAATCGCCACTTGATCTCTACATTTTCTTTGGTGTCAACGTTGTGCTCTCTTATTGTAGCAGCAAAAACTCCAGCGTCAGCCATTACTTTGAGATCACCATCAGAATCTGTGTAGAAGTCTTGCATCACTAACTGTTCAGGTATTCCACCAGTTCTAGCAGGTGCATTGTAATATGAATAGATTGCTTTCTGACCCTGATACTTATCATCTCCCTCTCCTAATGACAGCAGGTGGTCGATGCTAGCAAAGTAATATCCATCTTTAGTGCCATACAAAAAGTACCCACAAGTATTAGAATCTTTATCGCCATCAGGAATAGAAGACACACAAATTTGGTGAGCAACGTGAGTCACATTTCTACCAGACCCAGCAACTCTCATCTTATTGAATGGTGCTGGTCCCTTAGCACTAATCGTACCACTGAACCCTGCATCCTCCATCATTGTACGGATGATTGAATCACCTGTACCATCATACACTTTCTTTGTCTTATGTTTAGAAACAACTTCCGATTCTGCTTTAATACAATCAGCAGAATATAACTTGCCACCTTCTTCCGCAGCAACTGATTTTATATTCTTCAATACAAATTCGTGTTCAACTGATTCCGTGGCGTGCATAGGATTAGCAACCACAATCGTCAGTTTCTCTCCACCTTGGACTGCCAGATCTGCTGCCTTCAAATCAAAGAAAGAGACTCTTGCTGTAGGAAAAAAGCATTCAAGATCTTCGTAGTATGTAAATTCTACTAGAGAGTTGAGTAAATCATATGCGTTGCCTGTATTAGTTATCAGCAGAGCTTTAGTAAGATCAAACTGTAAAGGATTAGTTGCTTCTTCCATTAGATTGCAAAGATACGACCGCCATCACTGACTGGTGAGAGTGTTTGAATAACTGTTACGCCTCCAACAGCAGTAACACCAGCGTTACCACCATTAGCGCTACTTGCAACGCCAGGGAGACTACCAAGAACAGATTGCATAGTCTGTGTAAGACCTGCCATCGCTTGAGCAAAATTAAATCCTCCATCCTGGGAAGATTCAGATCCCATCATCTGTCCACTCATACTGTTGAAAGAACCGCTAATTCTATCAGTTAAATTACCAGCAGCATTTAATCCAGCCGCTGTAGCATCCAATAAGGGAACACTATTTCCAGATCTGTTTTCATATTGAACGTTTGTACTACCAGACATACCAGTAGAACTAAAGGGAGACTGTAAAGTATACCCAAACCTACGAGGATCTTTAAGACTACTACCCGCACGACCCACGTCACCTTCAACAGTTCCTGTTTCCCAATGCAAGTGAGGTGCAGTGCTGTTACCAGTGCTACCCAAGCGACCAACCAAGGTACCTTTCTTATATTGTTTACCGATCTGGAGACCAGTGGGTCGCTGCATATGTGCATACAGATGAGTGATACCATCATCAGTGGTGAAGTAAATTGAGTTGCCATATCCAGCATCACCTCTTCCCCAGGTACGTTTGTCTACGACGACAGCATTTTTAGGTAGGTACATTTTCTGCCCACCCCTATCACCATTGAATCCGATGTCGATGCCCTGGTGCATCTTACCCCAACGCCATCCACGACCTGATGTCAAGACGGGTCCACCACTACCAATACCAGTGGGTTTTCTATTCATACCAAGCATAGAAGGTCCACCTTGACCTGTTGCATCACCTTGGTTACCAAGACCATCAACAAAACTACTAACGTTACCGATAACATCACCCGACATTGAAGATTCAAGACCATCAACTAATTCAGCGAACCCTGAAGGCAGCAGTCTTTTCACAATAGGATTATTAATGAGGTTCTTAAAGATTCCATATGCCCCTTTGAATATACCAACGATACCCTGAATTACTCCAGTAACAAGATCAATCGCCTTACCAAGAGCCCAACCAACACCCTGCATCACTGGTGCGATGCCTTTCATTAAAAGTTTGGCAACAACACCAATGATTCTACCAATATTCTTCAGCACTTCAATAAATCCACCACCTTCACCAGACTCTCCACCGACACCGAAGACACCAGCGAGTGCATCCAGTGCTCCCATAATTTTCCCGCCAAGTTCTTTGAACTGATCCATCACAGGACCAAAAGTCGCACCCCAATCAAATGATTTAAATGTGTTTGCGAATCCTTCTCCGAGGAACTTACCAACGTTCTCACCTAACCAGGCACCAGCTGCAGCACCAAGAGCAGTACCGATAGGACCAAGAGCACTACCCAGGATACCACCAACCACAGTACCGACACCTGCACCTGCACCTGCACCAGCAGATCTACCAATGATCTTCGCTTTGTCTTTCTTCAGAGTGCCATCAGCAAGACCAGCATTCACCTCCTCTCGTGTCATATTATTCTCTTCCATCAGGCGTGCCATCTCTTCGTCGTTCGCTTCCATAGCACCGAAACCAGCAGAGATTAAGGAACCAAGAACAGGAATGCGTTTGACAATAGATCCAGTACCCCTTACAGCAGCACCAGCACCACCTTTGAGCATACTACCAGTTTTACCTAGCATTCCTGGCGGTGGTGCTGGACCAATCGCTGGAGCTCTCAAGTTCCTGAGTCCAGTAGCAGCTCTCTGAGCAGCACCAGGAGTAGCACGGACAACACCAGCAGCACCTCTAGCAAGACCCTGAGCACCACGCGATCCAACTTTACTTACTTGGAGGGCAGCTTTACCCAGATCAAAGTTCGCAACAGCAGACTTAACACTACCACCAAAAGTTTTTAATGACTTACCTAGGTTTGCAAACTGTCCAGGCAATGCTTTCAATGCACTACCCAAAGAAGTAATAGTTTTTACCTTAAGGTTCTTAAGATTCTTAACGATGTCATCAAAGACACCCATCATTGCAGCTTGAGGACCACCAATTTTCGAGGCAGCTATAAACTGCTTGACCCCCTGCGGAGTTGCTGCAGAGACTGCTTGCCTAGTAGCACTGACAGCATTCTGAGCACCTGTTCTGATGCCTCTACCAGCACGGAAGACACCTCCCGCTTCCATCCCAACGTCACCAACACCACGTGCAATGTTCGGGAAAGGACGATTTGCAGTGCGGAGAACAGATACATCATCGGCACCAGTGATGCCCTGCATAAACAGCTTACGCTGTTGGTTGATATTGCCAGGAAGATTTTTTAGATTGCTAGGGAGATTTCTTATTGTGGTTGCACCTCTTGATGCTCCCTGTCTTGCGCTACTGATAAAGTCAGCAGCTCTTCCTCTAGTATTTTGTGCAGCGGAAGAAACAAAATCTTTTAAAGTCTTAGGAGTAATACCAGTTGCTAGAGTCGTACTACGTGCACGTGCACCCTGTCTAATAGCAATGTCATCTAATCGATTAGCTAATCCACCAGTATTAGTACGACCAACTCTGTTTAAACCAGCTTCAACACCATCGAGTGCTAAGTTACCAGTAGCTTTAATACCTCTACCAGCTAAACCAGCAGTTCCCTTTGCTCCCTTTACTATTCCTCTACCAACAGCACCACGAACTTTACCACCAGTCGTAGCATACCTACCAGATTTAGCAGCATTAACGCCCATTGCGGCGTGCTGCATACTAAACATACTGAACCCAGCAATGGGCGTCAGGAAGTCTCCTAACTGAGAAGAGAATTCTCTGACTCTATCCCCAGCATTTCTTAGTCTATCTCCAAGATCCTCAAAGCTACCAGACAGAGCACCAACTGCTGCAGCAAGTCCTGCAAGTCCTGCAACTGTAAGTAGTCCTTTGGGTGTGAGAACCTGCCTCATCATCCCACCAAGGAGATCCTGCAGGAAGTTCTTACCTCCCTTCTTAGGTACTACCTTATCCTTGACTTGGATCCTCTTAGACCTTGCTTCAATCGCAGCTTCTTGTGCAGCAAATGCTCTCCTAGATGCTTGCTTCTGCGTTAGAGTAAAGGTCTTTTGTTGTAATATTAATTGCTTGCTCTGCAAGTTGACTAGATCACTCAGCAAAGCATTAGTTACCATCTGTTGCTTCACAGATTGAGCAACCAGTTTAGCGGTGGTCTTATCAGCACCACTAAACGGAGAGGTAGTATACTTCGAGGGATCTAATGCCATTACTTGTTAGCGTTGTATTGCTGTTGCTTTAACTTCTCTTCTTCTAGGTGTGCGAGAAGGAGAGCAAGATATACTTCCCTTTCCCAAGGGATCATATTTTCCAACTCTGATAACGAGTATTTGTGATGTTGCATCAACGCAAAGTTTGTCCTGAAATAATTCTCTAGAGAATTATAGGACATCACTACCCGAAAAAACTTGCCAAACCCTCAAGCGTGTATTCAGATTCAACTTTTGTGTTGGGATTCAATACCTTAAAGCTATGCTTTAATTTAGGCATCGTTTGGAAGAACGTTTGAACGCTCTCAAATTGTTTTGAGGTTAGACTCTCAAGGAAATGAACCAATTCCTTTTTGCTGGCAGCAGAAGCTTCATAAACTTCATCACCATCAATGATCTGTTCGATACAATCAGCAATCAAATCAAATACTTCTTCAGCAGTTTGTTCTGTCGAAAAGTTTGACTTAATAAATTGATCGATCGATGGATAATTCATTAAGATAGTAACGCTGTCATTAATATAGACTTGCTTGGTGTGGTCATCTGGTTTAGTAACGTTGACATCATTGAGGTCAATTTTTACATCAACTTCAGTGGTCTCGTCATCATTACAGATAACTTTGAGTTCCAGTTCCTCACTAACAGACTTGGCACGGATCTGCAAAAACAGATACTCCAAATCAAACATCGCAAGTTTCTCTAGACGAATTCTACTAGTGATACAAGACTTTAACAGTGATAACACTGCATCTTGAATCTGCTTTTCATCCTCTGATTCAATTGCCGTGAGAAGAACCTTCTCTTCTTTGACTAAGAAAGGACGGTACTTGATAGTCTGTCCAGTGGATGGAAGCTCAGTAGTATAAGTCGGTACCTCAAGTTTTGGTAAAGGCATAATGATCGCTACAATTCAGTATTATTATTTAGAGTGTTACGAAAAGATTTTTCCTAGATCAGTGGTTAATGATTTGAATGAATCACCTACATTTCTAATAGCATCTGACATCCTACGAGGGTTACTTATGATACCTCTGTTAGGATTTTCCAGATGAGTTCTGGTGTCAGCAAACTGGACTTCAAATCTTTCGTAGTATATATTGACGCTACATTGTAATAGAGTGGATGCTCCAGCGTCAAGAGGAACAGCATCAATAGAATATGGATACGCTTTGGTAAACCAATAGCGCATACTTCTACCTTGCTTAGGGTGTGTGGGTCCAGGTTCAAACTTATCTACAACTACAGTCCTACAATATTCATCAGGGTATCTAAGTCTGGTATATCTATTCCTAACTCTCGTAGGGAAAGGTAAGATAGATGTATCTATCTGTTCTGGATTACCTGACTTGTCATAGTCTGAAAAGATATTATCAAACCAAGCGTTAAAGAACTTGTACGCTGTCATATTAGCATCACAGATGAACTGCAACGACAAATCGTTGTACATTTTCATCGTCGGATACTTAAACGAGTGTCCTGTATAGTATCCATTCACTTGTCCAGTGCTCGCTTGGATACTAGGTAAGGATACGTTGCTACAGAAGACCGAGAGTGATTCCTGATCAAAGTCAGGAATGTCTGCAAAGAACGATCCTGTTACATCGGGAATCGTAACCTCAAATTGATTAGACTTAGCGATACCACCGCCTTTTCTAATCTCCTTCCGTACTCTATCGTAGAGGTTCGCCATCTAAATAGGCAATATGGTTACATTATATTTATGGCGTACTCAGGGCAGTACAAACCAGTGAACATCAAAAAGTATAAGGGCGACCCAAGAAAGATATTTTACCGCTCATCTTGGGAACTCAAGTTTATGAAATACTGTGATATAAATGCTGCTATTTTAGAGTGGGGTAGTGAAGAGATCATCGTACCATATCGCTGTCCCACTGATGGAAGAGTACACCGTTACTACCCAGATTTTTATATCAAAGTCAGAGATAAACAAGGTTACCTGAAGAAGTATATAATTGAGATCAAACCTAAGAAGCAGACCAAACCACCTGATGTTCCGAAAAGAAAAACTAAAAAGTATTTGACTGAGGTAAATACCTTTATGAAGAACGCTGCTAAGTGGAAGGCAGCGAGAAATTTTTGTGATGATCGTGGTATGGACTTCCTTATCCTAACGGAGGATCATCTTGGACTCAGTTTTTGAGAAACTAGAAGCAGCACAAGACGGACAAGATCGTAGTCCTGCCTGGTGGAAGAAGGCAGGAAAAATTGCTGTGCGTTCTACTATATCAGAGGCAACAAAAGAAGAGATCATTCAGCGAGAGAAATCTAATACAGATGATCCTAATGGTGTAAGAATGAAACCTAGGACAGGAACTCTAGTTCTATTTGAATACGATGCTAAGACAACTAAGCAGAGTATGAAGTATTATGATCGTCTTCCACTTCTACTAGTGTTAGATGTAAAACAGCAGCATTTTATTGGAGCGAACTTACATTACATCAGTCCGAAGAAAAGATTAAAAACAATTGAGGCATTACTTAATGGGAAGATAGATGTACCCCGTAAAGTAATCCATAAATATAAGCGAAGTGATGTAGAAGGTAGTCTCTTTATTGAGATTGCGGAAAGCGATTGGGACTCAGCAATGTATATGCCAATCGAACAATTCGTTAGCGCTATCGGAAAGATAGAAATACCCGTCCCATCTCTGAAGGTATGGGTTGAGTATGATCCTCAAACAAAATATCGTTTCAGAGCTAAACGCAAAATTCAATGAGCAATTCCGATCAAACATTGAGGTTCCCATATGACAAGATGGATGAACACGATGATTATATCCTTTTTAAAATTTTTAAATACCAACCACCTTTCAAAGGAGCGAAGTGCTTAGGACAAGGTGCTGGTGGTATTGATTACGGTGGTACTTTTGCAGGGTATGACATCACTGGTTTCGGTGCAGAAGAAAGAACCGAATACAAACCAATGGTGTTGTTTATGCCTGAGGATATTAGGGATGCACACACCCGTGACTGGGGAACTAAAGCTATTAGTAATGTAGCACGCGAAGGTCTGAAGATGACCAGTAAAGTTCTCGATCAGATAGGAACCCCCAGTACTCAACAGGGGTTGCAAGGATTTGCTGACAGAATGAAAGCAGTTGCTCCTAATCAATTGAAGACACAAGCAGGTGCTCTTGCTAAGTCTATGCTAGGTCAAGGTGTCTCTGGTGCTTTAGGTGTAGAAGCAAACGTTGGTTTTGGTGGTGTGCTTGGTGAAGTTCTCAATCCTAACCTAGAAGTTATGTTCTCGGGTCCTGGGATGAGAGAGTTTCAATTCCAATGGACTATGGTTCCTAGGAATGCCAAGGAAGCAATCATTATTAAAGAAATCATCTGGCAATTTAAGAGAGCATCAGCACCAACTATCAAGAAAGATGGTTGGTTCTTAAGCGTTCCTAACATTTTCAAAATTCAATATAAGACTGGAAGTAAAGACAACCATTGGTTAAATAAAATGAAAGGTTGTGCTTTAACTGCAGTTGATGTGGACTACACCGCTGCTGGTTCTTGGTCTACCTTGAAAGATGGTTCGCCAACAGCAACCACTCTAACGTTAAACTTCAAAGAACTCAAGATGATTCTTGGGAATGATCTTGGCGACAAATACGAAGCAGGGAGACAGTACTACTGATGCCATATTTTTCTTACCTACCAAACATCAAACTTGCTTCTCGACCCATTAGATTTCCGTGGTCGGAACAGCAATATAAGACTGCGAAAAATATCTTCAGAAGATTTACTCTTTCTGATGCTGCTATAGAGACGACAACATATTTTAAAAAATATACTGTCAGTGATAAAGATCGTCCTGATCTGATCTCCCAAAGTGTTTATGGTAGACCAGATTATGATTGGATTGTGATGATGAGTAACAACGTTGTCAATCCATACTTTGATTGGCCAATGACTACTGATGTGCTAGCACAGTACATCAACCAAAAATATGATGAACCATATGATATCAAACACTATGTCACTAGAGAAGTAAAGAACTCACAAGGTGATGTAGTATTACCAGCTGGTCAAATTGTAGACGAAGGATTCTATCGTGCACCATACTGGTTAGAGTATGACAATAACCTTGACGATTTCCCAGAGGTAAAGAATACTGCAGAACTAGTTCTTCAAAGAAGAATTGTTGTTGAGACTATTCAGGTTGATCACTCGTATACTTTCCCACAAGTGGGTGTAGAAATTGCTCCAACCATTGTGGTCGAAGCACCAGATGCTCCTAATGGTAGTCTGTCTCCTGTCAGAGCAACTGGTACCGTTAACCTCTCCAGTACTGGTACCTTCAGGAGAGTTAAGATGACTAATGGTGGTAATAGTTACACCGTACCTCCTACAGTAACCTTCACTGGTGGTATGGCAGGTGTAGGTGCTACTGCCCTCCTCAGTCAGACTGGTAACGTTACTGGTGTCCAATTAGATGGTCAAGTATTCGATACCACAGATGCAAATAATTTCTATGAACTTGGCAATGGTGCTACGATCGTTGGAAATGGTAGTGGCACAGGCACAAGTGGTGGTTTCAATATCAGTCCTGGTGGCACACACTTAAGATTTGGAGAGAGTTCTGGAACACGTTATGCAACGTTTGTAAAACAAGACTCTCGTTCTTTCCAGACTGTTCGTGTGTATGCTATCCGTGGTAATGGAAGTAACGGTGGCGAAACACCTGACATTAATGGTGTAGAAGATTTGATGATCCGTTATCAGATCAATGAAACTGAACCAGATGAAGCAGAGTGGATCAATCTTGGTATTGTTATCGACGCTGTTCCTAATGGTAGTGGTTCTGGTGTATTGGAGAACTACGATTTCTTACTACCACCCGAAGCACAATCAGAGCACGCTTGGTTCCAACTGTATCAACCTGGCAACAGTGGTCCAGGGTATGATCACTATGGCATCCTGAGTTTAACATTCATCGATGCATCAATTGAATACGCTGACAGTGGTGTCATCTTTACTCCTAATGAAACAGACACAACTGGTGTTGGTGCTACGGGTATTGTGTATCTGAATAAAAGAGTTGAGAGTGTTACTGTAACCAATGAAGGTTCCTACGATGAGATAGGTAGAGATCTTTTAATCACAATGACAAACAGTGGTTACGATGATGGACCAGGAAATGCTAATTCACAGAGTGGTTTAGTGTATCGTACTGGTAGAGAAGTCTTACCAGTTTTCTCTGCTACAACTGTGCAAGATGGAAGTACTATCAATCCTAATGCAGAGATACATTTTTCCAATGGTACCATCGGTATTATGGAGAGTGTAACTATGACAGCAGAGCAAATGAATATGACTCTGAACTTACAGAATCCTGATCCCAATAATCCTCTCAGTGTTGATATGAAATGGGAACACTACAACCCTAATGGATTTGCACCTGGGTCTGGTAATGGTAGTGATGGAATCATTAAAGAAATTCTCTCTACCGAACTGACCGAACCAACATATGTTGACAAAGACAATAACAAGTTTAGATACAAGACTGTACGTGAAGTCTCAAAGACTTCTGGATGGGAGAAACTTGTTCGCGATAGTTTCAGGTTCTTAGATCCTTCAGGAACAACCATCACTATTACTGGTGACTCTGTTGCTAGAGCAGTAACTAACTTTGATTACGAGACAGAATTAAACGACAAAAAGCGTGAGATTTACGTCCTTAAAGAACGATTCGTCTCACGCTTCGTTGAGGATATGAAGAGGCAATTGCCTTACAAAACCTCTAGTGATTATATCAGCGGATCACTGAAGAGATCTGCAGATTAGTCTTCTTCTGCCAGACGGGCAAAGTACGAGAGTTGATCATCATCTTCTGTTTCCTTGACTGCAGGAGCTGCAGCGGGAGCAGAAGTTTGACGTGACGAGAACGAAGGTGCTCCCATAATGTCAGCGTCATTGAAACCACCACGACCTTCAGATTCGTCTTCGTAGGTTTCAGGATCAACACGACGTGCGGGTTGTTTGTTGATACCAAGCACCTCATTCAAGCGTGCTTGTAGTTCTTCAAACGATTTGAATTGATCTGCAGCAGTGAATGCTGACAGACTGTATTCAGACTTCCAGATCTTCTCCAGTTCATCATCATCAGAACTGAGAGCACTGGGAGAATCAAACTCAGACTTGTCATAGTTCCAGAAACCTGCAACCTTACAGATCTTGAGTTTGAAGTTAGCACCTTCCCAGAGGTCAAAGGGATTCACAGGAGTCTCATCTTCAAACTCGGGTTGCATTGCTGCAGTGATCTTATCGTAGATCTTCTTACCGAACTTGTAGAGAAATACCTTGCCCTCATTCTCAGGGTGTGCAGGGTCACGAACCACTTGGATGTTGGTGTAGTACGTGAGTTTACGCTTCTGCTTACGTGCAGTTTCTTTGTCTGCATCGATGCCAGAGTTCCAGAGTTTACGGTTGACTTCACCGACAGGATCCTTACCACCAATGGTAGTAAGAGAGTTCTCGATGTACCAACCACCAGGACCTTGGAAAGCGTGTGAGTAGACTTTCGCCCACGGCAGATCCTCACCATCAGGTGCGGGGAGGAATCGGATCACAGCGTAACCGTTACCAGACTTATCAAGTTCAGGTTTCCAGAACCGTTCATCGGCACCAGCACCACCTTTGTTGATCTTCTCCACTTCCTGTACCAGATTGGACAGAGTGGACTTGGAACGACGCTTCAGATCGCTGAAAGACATTTGGATTACCTCGGATTGAATAGGATTTGGTTTGGTACCTATGCATTATAGCATAGATTTTTGAAAATATCCTCTGCTCGTCAGCAGAGGAGGCTCAAGAGGGGTCCCACCTCTCTCCCGCGTGGGTTGGATTTCCGATTCTTTTTTCTCTCGGAGACGCGAGCCAGGATGCATTCCAGTCCCTTAACTGAGGTGGCAGGGATCGAACCTGCGACCAATCGATTAACAGTCGATAGCTCTACCGCTGAGCTACACCTCATTGTGTGGACTTACGTCCTCTAGTTTACCATCGATGAACCCTCTTCGATACTCCCAGGTTTGACCCCCAGGCGTGCCTCTAACAGGGTTGATACACTTAGTGTAATCTGGATCTTCTTTGGTTATATTATTGCAGACTAAACCTGCCAGGTCTAGTTCATTTCCTTGGGCACCTGTTGCCCAATAGTGTTGACCATTCAACCAAACAGCACCGCACTTGGTGCATTCCAGTCTAGACAGATTCATTTCTTCCACAATAACGGTGGCGTGAGAACCTATTTATGTTACCGCAGGAACTATCATTTGTCAATCTGTGTCCTCTATACTTTTCTTAAGAGACTCTACCATCTGATCCATTTGACCAAACACATTGCTAACACTGACATCTTTAGGGATACCTACAGCATCCATAACCTTTCGGACATCAGATGCCATCAGCGCTGCAGTTTCATCATATTCTTTTGACAGTTCAACACGTGCCCATAAGATCTTTTGCTTATTCAGAAGTGTCTCGACCATCTCGACATACTCTTCTCTTTCGTCAGCATCAAGTTGCGGAAATGAAAGCGTCATCTCCGCTAACTTATCCTGCAACTCATTGATAACACGTATCTCGCTCTTGACAAATTCTGAATCTCTAAACATTAGAACATTAACTTAGCACGACTAGTCTTTTTAATAAAGTTCAACCTTTGAGCATCGAACTTCAGTTTTTCCTTGAGTGGTTTGCTGATTAGTTTACCAACAGTTTCAATCTCGATGCTGTTTAATTCACAAAAGTGTACAACTGCATCGATGTAATTCATATCGCTGTTATCCACAACGAGTTTTTCAATTTCACCTGCAAATTTTGTAGAAGTCATAAACTTGGTTTCTATTCCATCATTTTGTTGTGGCATTGTATTCCTTGATAGCGGATAGGAGCTTCTTGTAATGCGGTTCCTTAAGGGAAGTTTTAACCACTTGGCACTCGCCGTCTTCGCAGGCAACGATTGCAACAAACTGTTCTACTTCCAACTTATACCGTTCGTAAAACATATACCCATAAGCACACATCTGTGTGAAGTAATCCTCCACAATGTACTGCTTCTTTGGGGACTTAGAAGTCTTGAAGTCAATAACCGATAGGACACCATCGAACTCAGCAATGAGGTCAACTTGTCCAGCGATCTTAAGCTTGTCAGACCACAGCATACTCTCAATGAGTCGTGGTCTGTCTATCCTATCTAGGCTAGTTTTAGAAGTAAGAAACATCTGCACAGGCAGAGGAGAATCTTTATGATCTTCTAGATTTAAAACATTTTTAATGTATCGTTCGGTGATACCGTGGTAATTTGTACCACGTGTGGTTGCACGTTTGGTAGTACGATCTGCTTCATCTTTTCCTACACGAGCACGCCACTTATGAATAGCTGCTTTCTTTTCCTTACGGTTTGATAGCACCGTAGTAACAGAGGGGTAGTGACCACCCTCAACGGAGTAAAGTCGCCGCCCCTCAATTAGTTCTCGTTTTAGAGTGACCGAATCAATAAGTTGTGAGTGGTCAAATTTTTTCATTGTAACCTTGGTTGATCTTGGAGACCAGATACGATCTAACAAGACCAGACCTAACGATATCCTCAAGACCAAATTCTACTTTAGAGAACTCAGGCATACCCTCAAGGATTTGCATAAAATCTAGAATGCCAGTGCGTTCTGTGACCTTTTGGAGGTCGGTTTGAGTGGCGTCTCCAGCAAACATAATCTTGCTGTTCTCGCCAACCCTAGTCATTATACTATCAAGTTCGTGAAAATTCAAGTTCTGAAATTCATCAACGATCACAATAGCATTATCAAGAGTCGTACCCCTAAGAAAAGAAGTAGACCAAAAGCTGATAGTTTCTTGACGTTGTAGGTCTTCATAAAGAGTTTCAAATTCTTTATCACTATACATCGAGAACATATGCTTTACCATATTCCTATAAGGAATTTGATAAAGGAATGATTTATCCTCGTGAGTACCAGGGAGGAATCCAATCTCCCGTGTTGCGACTAGTGATCTTACAAGATAGACTTTTTCGTATGGAGTATCTTCTGTCAGCACTTCTTTCAGTGCATTGTATAAAAGACAGAAAGTTTTACCAGTACCAGCACAACCATATGAGACTAAGTTTTTACCCTCGGCATATTTTTCCCAAAGTAACTCTTGATTCTCTGTCAGAGGTTCGATGTTCCTCATAAGAGATGTGTTGATCGGTTTAGATCTTTTCATCTGCTTAGCGGATAACGTGCTAGTGGATTTCCTTCTGGGCATACGTTTACTTGTAGGGTTTTACATTGGATCCAGGAACTTGACTTACTTTTTGTAAGACTTCATTCCATCCGCCGTCGGTTTTATTTCTCCAGTCCCCTACCTCTGCCATCCCAGCTACTCCAGCGGACCAGTCCTTATCCCAATCAGGATTTTCTTCTCTCCACTTTTCGTAGTTAGCAAGGGAGAGGTTTAGAGATTTTGTCTCACCTGTTTTATTATTTTTAACTGGATAGATCGGCATAGCTATTTAGTCCTGAGCGTCATCTTTGTGAGTGATTTCCCACTCGCGTTTCTTGTCACGGTTGATTCGTTCTTGATCTGCTTTCATCTCTTTCTTGAGGTCAGAATACTTATCCTTATTAGCTTCGGTAAATCCCGATTCCCAAGGCATAATTTCCTGACTGTCAAGACCTAAGTTGATTGCTTCCTGAGAAGTCCAACCTTTTTGACGGAGACGATCACGTTCGTAGGTTCCTTGTCTGTCCTTCGACTCTTGCATAGCGTTCATTTGATCTTCTTCCTGAATGTTCAGGGGTTCAGAAGAATCAATCTTCTTCCATTCAAAGTCGTGGTCAGAGTCTCCCATCATTCTGGGAGTCCCTACAATTTTACCATATTTTTTAATGTCCTCATCAAAGTGACTGATTTTATTTTTACGTTTATCAGTTACCTTATACTTAGTATAGTTCTCTAGAGGATCCTTAGTATCATTCCAAGAAGCAGGTTGTGCTGGTTTCCAGTTGGCAGTCTTCTCTTCTTGACACCTAGTCTCGTGATCGATGTCAGGATAACTAGGGAATCCTTCGTCCGATTTAAACTTAAGGTATCTGAGTTTGCCAGGGGCAACACAGAGATTAGGATTCATCTTGAGAAAATCTTCCAACCCCTCTAAAGACAAAAACAATTCGCCAGCGGGTTCCCCCGTTTCTTTATTATTAAATTCGTATTGAGGCATTAGAATTTCATCACCGTAATATATCTAGGTTGATAAGCAGTGGTCATAGGTGCTCTAGCAGCGTGGGGAATCCGACCATCAAATGATACAACACGTCCTGGCTTAGGTAAAACAGACTTGATAATCTCTTTCTTAAAATTATAGAAGACTGTCTCACCACCCCAGTTATAGTCCCACTCATCATTCATATAGAACATCACAGTTCTATTCCTAGGATCTACGTTGTCAAAATGTGCTTTGGGTTTGTCCATAAACCTCAGCATATTCGTGTACACGTTGCCTAGATGCTCATAAGGAGGAAGAGTATCGATGATGGTAGACAAAGAGTCATACAGCGCCTTACAGAAGGTCTCATCATCGTGTGTGCACTCAGGTGCACCCTTATGGATACGTGTCCAATACTTATCGTCGATCGCCATCGACTCTTCGCAAGTATAGTTAGCGATCTCTCGCATCATTCGTTGCTTAAACTCTTCCACCTCTTCGGGTGTTCGTTTCTGACTAAGAAACTTACGAGTCTGTTCAAACTGCTTCTCGCTATTGGAACGAGCGAGAACATAAAAACTACCACGGAGCCATTGGTACATAGTCTCCGTGGTCTTTTCGTCTAGGACATCATCGTAGACTTTAATGTCGTTCAGGAAATCCATTCTAATGCTTTAGCTACTGTCGGGAATTGTTCACAGAAGATAGACTTACATTCCTCAGCGATATCCATATGTTCTTTCTGAGTTCCATTAGCAGATCTCAGATTGATATAATGGCACCACGAGCGAACTGAGCCTGTCATATACAATTTAGTCCCTACGGATAGGGGCAAAACAAAACGAGCACATTCCTTTGCCACGCCAACATCTAGCAATGAATTGTACAGATACATCGCATCATCAAAGTGTTTGCGAATCTTCTTCTGGTAATCTTCGATGATACCAGGAGGAAGATCTGCCGTAGAGTTCTGACGATTCTTAAGATCTTGCCTACGAAGGTCAGGAACTTCAATACTTTCACCTAGAAGACTTGCATCTGCATACCGCTGGGAAAACTCTTGATATGTGAAGCTACGATGACGCAAAATTTGAGCTGCTACTCCCCTGGTAGTTGAAATTTCCAGAGTCATAAACGCTTGTTCAAACACACTCCAGTGACCGTGTTTGATGCAGTACTTAAGAAGACCAGAATAATTTTCGTTGTTCTGGTTAGAAGGGTTGCTGACTCTGGCGACATACGCCATCGTCTTCTCAGCATCAGGGGTGACGGAAACAAGTTTGACGTTCATCGGGAAATTTTCATACGGTAAATGCCAGTGTCCAACTCAGTCGGAACAAAATTCATAGAGATCGATACCCGACGGGCATCACGATCTTGAATCTGGGTTTCGTGAGTCAAGTTACTGGGCCACAGAAACAGTATACACTCTTCAGGCATCATAGTCAAGGACTCGGAGTTGTATCTGCTCTGCTCGGTAGGGTTGACAGAGAAATAAGGGGAAGTCTTTTCAATCGTGTTGCTACTAAAAGTAATACCTGTACTTCCATAAGGGAAATTCAAATAGTATGTACCTGACACAAAGCAGTTAGCGTGACTATGCTTATACTGCCATCCCCCTTTCTTAGTGACATTCACCCAACAGTTAGGAATGATATGTCCAGGGATATCTAATTTTTGTACCTCTTTTGTGTAGTCTACAAAAGATTCATCCAGGAATTTATTAAACTCTTTGATGATAGGATAATCCTCATCCAAAAAGTTTTCGCCAGACACATTATAAAAATGTGTGATGTCCTGGGTCATCGGGTTAGGCATCATTGTTCTAGACTTAATAAGTTCTCGAACAAGTTCCTTCAGTTCTTTATTCTTTTCTCTATCCCACTGATAGATTCCCAGTGCGGTAGGAAATAGATCTACTACTTCAGCTCTCATCAGATCTAACCACAGAAAAATCATATGCACCTGCAGTAAACTTAGCAGGCATAAAGTTCATCGAGATAGAAGTACGAGTAGCACCCTTCTCTGTTGGTGCTGTAAGATGAGCGATGTTACCTGGCCATAAGATAAGTCTCATCTCTTCGCAGTTACCATACCACTGAGTACAGTTAAACTGTGTCGTCTTCAGGGTATCAAACCCAATGTAAGGTCTCTCTGGTTGAGCACCAGGATTCATAAAGATGATAGGTCCAGCACCATCTTCCATATGAAGATAGTAAGTGCCAGACACAAAAGCATTAGCGTGAGTATGGATCACTTGATTGCCACCATCTTTAGTGACATTAACCCAGCAGTCAGTGATAAAGGAATCGTATGTTGTATTCCATCCACACAATTCCAACACATAATCCGCATAACATTCTTTCAACCAGTCGTGAAAGTACTGGAAGATAGGTTCGTCATTATCATATAGCAGGTGCTCTCCAGCGTGCTGATAGAAGTGATACATCGCATCAGACCATTGCGATGGTCCTTCTTTCACTTTCTTTACAGCACTACGAACAGCACGTTTAAGTTCCCAGTGTTTATCATCAGGAAATTTATAATATGCTATGGGAGTAGAGAAGATAGGTTCTACCTGCTCCCGATCAATACTAATCCTGGGCAAATCCTTTTTCCCTCCGACGGTCTTTACGTTTTCTTTCCAACCCGTCCTTTGCTAGTCTAAGTTGGATGTGCATATACTGCAACTCACTTTCAGTGTAGAGTTGAGGGTTCTTCTTCGCTTGTTTCAGCGCAAGTTTCGCCATCTTTATCGTGTCTTTGTAACGCATTTTTTGCCTGTTTGTATTCGTAAAATCTGTCCCGCAGGTCGAGAAGATAATCTTTATCTGGGAGTGAATATCCCTGACTTAAACAGGTATCACAGAACTCATAGACATCTCTATCAAGTTCGTAACCCATCTCAATGAATGCGCTAAGTACAAATTTTCTTTGTTGGAATCTTTCCGAATTGAATCTCCAGTCAGTCTGGATATCCATCGTCGTCATCTCCTTGGTCATATTTAAATCCAAATTGTGGTCCCCCCTGTTGTAGTTGAATGTACGAATCGGGGTCGGAATAAATTTCGCTTTCCAATGCGCTTACTAAAGACTTGAGATTCTTTAGTATGAGTTTAAGTCTGTCTCTATCCATAGAAAGGACAATGCTACTACTAATTATAACACAAAAAAATGAGGGTCGCTAGACCCTCAGTCATTGATCTTCCAGTTTTTATTGCCTCGTGACTTAAGATTAACCCACTTGGCGTAGTGTACACCACGGTACGTTAAGAGCGCGAACGTTCTTGCTGGATCGTGTTTGTTTGGATCAAATTCTGGAAGGTCATATTCTAAACTGACCTTCAGCATTGTCCAATCCCCCTACAGTTTATGGAGAAGGAGGATCTCACCGTAAAGTAATGCGATGAATGCTGCACAACTAAGGGACGTGAGTCCAACTAATTGAAGTGCTTCCATAGCAATCACTTGGTGTACTTCTGACCGCGATAGCAGAAAGTGCCGTGAGTCTCTTTAGACTCTACACAACGGGTGTCATACTCAACACCACGATATGCAGTGTGAGAGATCTGAGCGTCGTGCAGGCGTGCTGCTTTCTCGATCTTATTCTTGATGAGTGTAAGTGTGTTCATTTGTTTTCTCCTGAAGTGGGTGGTTTTTCTCCTTTAACCCCGAAGGGTGATCCGAGTTTCCCGTTCCTTCAGTCGTTTGCGTCCCAGTAGTATTCACATTCAGGTAAGGCTTCTCTCACAGTCTCAATCAATTCTACCTGAAGTACAGGTTCAAGATTTCGATCTGCTTTGATCTTGAGCATCAACGTATCCGCATCAGCGCAAGCCATACTCGAATATAGTAGAAATTCAAACATAGGATGAACGCTCCGTTCCGCGACTTACTTGCGTCCTAGATTAACATACTGTCACACGGACCTTCTACTTTAGTCTTAAGATAACCGATAAGGTTATACTTAGTACGACGATCTAAGTTGTCATCCATAAGGATTTCAACTCTTCTTTGTAGAAACCTTTCACACGACATATGCCACCCATAAGGTGAACCGTCTTGATGATGGGCTAAGGTCAGTGCCAACAGTAAGGTAACCATTGGATGAACGTATGGGTATTGTAAACCCTATACTCTATTTAGTCAAGAGTTTTGTATCACAAATAACAGTTTTACTTACGGTTTCCCCACTGCACTGCAGGGAATGCTTCCTTGACTACGTTCTCAGTGATTCTATATTTTTTCTTAAGGTCCTTATCTTTAACCAAGCAGATTACTTGTGCCTCATCTGCGTGCAAACCCTCTAAAAGTCCCACAAACATTGATTCTCTCTTGAGAGCAGGAGTGCCATCAGAACCACCCTTAACGAAGTAGTGCAAGATTCTATGCTCCTGGGACAGTCTGGTGTGTTCGGTCCCAGCAGGTGCTTCGTTAGGTTTGTACGGAACAGAACCCTCAGGAAGAGCACTCTGGATGCTGGGATCGAAATTCATAATCAAAACCTTTCTGAGAGCATCACTATTATGCTCTTTCAGAAGTTTGATCTTCTCCGCTTTGGTCTTAGCGTTGCTTACTTTTTGAAGCACTTCAGAAATTAATAATTCAGTCATAACAGTTTAAAAGATTAGTCTTCCTCGTCGTATTCCTCTTCAAAGTGAAGAGTTAGTAACTCCCCAGTGTACGGTGTACCTCTTGAATCATACATCTCTGGATGATCAAACGGTGCTGGTTCATCTGGTGAGGAAATGGAGTAAACAACATCATTACCTACCCATCCAATAATGCCTCCCATAATAAAGAAGATTACGCACGAGATTGCAGAATAAAATAGCGTAACAGATAGTGGCATTGTCCTTGCTCCTTAAGTGTTAGTCTCCCACTCTAATTCTAATTTAAAATAGAATTTTTTACGGAAGATTTTAATTGTGGGATTAAAAGCGAACCCCTTTCGCTTTGGTGTGGGTTTAGTGCTTCTCCTGAGCATTAATTCTACACCTTTATTTATCTTAAGGGTCATACAAAACCATTGTCTTGGAAGTATTTTGCTGTATCAATCAGACCACCTAGATGTTCTCCCTTGTAATAAACTTGAGGGAAGGTAAGGTTTTCAACACCGAGTTTAGCACGAACATCTTCCTTAGTCAAATGCTGCCCCACCTTATACTCAGTGTATGGGATATTAGCACGTTGGAATAACTCTACTGCCATACGACAATAACCACATCCAGAAGTTGAGTACATAACAATGTCGCGTTCCTTGTAGAGTCCAGCAAGGACTCGTTCGTCTGGATCCAACTTGTTTCTAGTCATAGTTGAGGGGTGTGAATGTATAGTTTACCATAAAAAAATAGGGGACGCAACTGGATTTTGCCAGTTGTCCCCTAGCGGCGACGATATTCAATTTTATTTATCTTGTTTGGTCTTATTGTAAACAATGATTTTCTCGCCATCGTGAGTGAAGACAAGTTCATCATCGTGACCCCAGAGAAGTTCTTCAAAGAGGTCGTTCAACTTTTCCATATCTTCATACAAAGCATTTGGGTTAGTCATTATATCAAACAGATATGAGGTATTTAGAGAGCGTTACCTCTAGGGAGAACTTCTTCAGGGAAGATAAAGTTTTCGTGTGGTTGATCAACTGGTGCCAACCAAGCACGCAGACCTTCGTTGAGAAGAATGTTCTTAGTGTAGAAGGTTTCAAACTCAGGATCTTCTGCCGCTCTAATCTCTTGACTCACAAAATCATAAGCACGTAGATTAAGAGCAAGGCCAATAATCCCGATACTACTGGTCCAAAGACCCATAACAGGAACAAATAGCATAAAGAAATGAAGCCACCTCTTGTTGCTAAAGGCGATACCGAAGATCTGCGACCAGAAACGGTTCGCGGTGACCATTGAGTAGGTCTCCTCTTCCTGCGTGGGTTCAAATGCCTTAAATGTATTGGATTGTTGTCCGTCTTCATAAAGGGTGTTCTCCACCGTGGCACCGTGAATAGCACAGAGTAGTGCTCCTCCCAGTATACCAGCAACTCCCATCATATGGAAGGGGTTGAGTGTCCAGTTATGAAATCCTTGTAGAAAAAGTA